GGTTTCCTGTTTCTTATATAATATATATTATTATACTTATAACTGGTTCTGTCTCTGGTCTCTTGCCTGATATTTATTATAGTGTATATATAGTAATAAATTACTACAGAAGATCTTGTATAATTTCTATATACTTCTTATCTGTACTTATTCTTATTATGCTTTGTAACAAATATTTATTTAGATGATGAGGGATAGATCTGTGAAAAGAGAAATTTAAAATAGTTTTAGCAGTGTTATAATTAGATATATGAGTATGACCTGTCTTAAATGGTTTATTTGTATTATGTACTATATATCCATTACCTACTTTATAAATATTGTAATTCTTTTTTCTATATATCACGTTCATAGAAAATCATTCCTTTACAAATTTTACTGGAATGTGAAAGAAATACAGGATACCTAAAAAGGTATCCTGTTTAATTATTCTTCTGGAATATTATATTGCAGTGCTGTTATTGTAATCATAGTTTCATTCTCGAGAACAAGATTATCTATATTCATCCAGTTTGCAGTTAGTTTAATATCCATAGTAGGATCAAGTTCTACTATATATACTTGAGATGAATATGTATTTTTGATAACTTTGCCTTCATCGTCTTGTCCTTCTGGATTAGATTTAAGATAACTACTGATTCTCATTTCTTTAATTTGAGAACTTCCAATATATACATTAAGATCTAATCTAGTTTCTCCTTGAATTAGATAAAATCCATTCTTTAGTTGTAATGCATATATACCATGCTTCTGCACTCTAAATACTTTATTAACAGGATCCAAAGTTACAATACGATCTAATACTGGTCCTATGATAGTAGTACCTTGAACAGTTTCTTCTGTTCTAGCTCTTCTCGGCTCATATGTAGGATTATATTGCACTGTATTCTGATGAAATTGATGAGGTTCGAATTTTGTTTTCTCCTCAAGCTTATCTAATCTAGAATCGTTATAAGCATTCTTATCTGTAGATTCTATAATAAGTCTATCTTTAAGAAGTTTCTCTACGTTTATAAGATTTACATCGGCTTCTTTGTTGATATTGCTAATGTATTCTACAGTATAAGAGGATGGGAAATGCTCTGCGTTTACTGGTACGCTATTAGCAGATATAGATTTATCTACCCCTACCATAAGATATGTCATAGAAGATATATCTACCCATAATCCTACTCCATATTTTGTTTTGTTTTCACTGTCAAGATAAGTATCTTCTGTAACTAATACTTTAGGTATCATATCTTTATTATTGAGATAATCTAAACTATTACAGTTATCTACAACACATTTAACACTATCTTTATGAACCCTTCCTGCTTGACCATCAGCTTCAAAATGAATTTTAAAGTTTTTCATTTTTCCTGCATTGGTTTTATCTGTAACTGAAGTTATTGTCATAATGTCAAGAGTTTCATTCATATAAGCTACAATAGAATTATCTCCAACATCGTTGAATGTATAAAATGCCACTCTTGCATAGTTATGTTTATCGGTATTTTTTAATATATAATCAGGATGAGCTAATCCTAGAACAGAATTCTTTCCGCAGTAATAGAAGAACATGTTAGCATTATCATCTTCCCAAAATGAATTGAATATTTGCACAGCTTCTTTTCTATTATATTCAGCTGATAATTTATGAATTGCATCGTTCATTATACTGTCTCCTTTCTACTAATTTCCTTTAATGGAATTACTATGATGTAAAAATACAAAAAATAAAAGCGTGTAGATTTTCTCTACACGCTTTATATTAGTTTTTAGTATCTATAACTTTAACATTATCAGAACACAGTTTATACCCATCATTGTTTCTCAAAATAAGTTCAGTCACCTTATCATTTTCTCTTATGACTGTTATGGTTGCTAATTCTTGAAGCCCCAATCCCATCATACCCATTGGTCCTGGAGGTCCCTGAAGACCTCTACGTTTTTCCACATCACTATGCTCTACAATAAAGTTACATATCTTTGTCAATAATGACATTATACTATCCCCTTTCTAATTGCTCCTGTTATAGTTATATCTTTTCCAAATATAAGTTCTTTTACACATTCATTATCCATAGGATATACATTATCTGTTGCGCATTGAATATCTTCATACACATAAAGATTTCTAATATCAATACTTTGATCAGTTTGCGGTGCAATACAAGTGCAATAATAATGTTTATTATTGACTGTAACTTTGAATATGTAGGTGTTATTAACCTCTAAAAGGTTTTTAATAACACCAAGTAATTTTTCATCTAAAGTCCCCTTAATAGGATTGATGATAGTAAGCATCTTTTTATCTTCAGATCCAACTGAAAGTTTTCCGTTTTTATTTATCCTAGCTTCAGTTTTATTCAACTTCATTGTTTGTTGATCCTCCTGAGATATATACAAAAATTTTATCGAAATCAAAATACCATTTTCTTCCTTCTTTATATCCTGGAAGGTTTCCAGATCTAGCTGCATCCTGAATATCTTTAATAGGTATTTTAGTAATGATAGATAATTGGGTTGTTGATAATTTATGAATATCCACTCTATCATCTTCGAAATATTTTTTAACAATATTTGATTTGATTTCCTCTGCAAAATCAAGTACTTTGTTAAAATTAATGATACGATCATCAAGAACTCTGTTTAATAGAAAGCTAATTTCGCTAAATTGACGTATTGAAACTTCATGTTTAGATTGGTTAAGACTTACAATATCAGCTTTCTTGCAGAAATCTCTTATAAATACTGTAGCCACATAACCGAGTATATCATTAATTTTGTCATCCGCAAACCGTACAAGATGCACTTCTTCGGAATTCATACCAAATACAAATTTACAGCCTACAAACGGAAAATGATCAATTGCTTCGGTATTTCCGTTTACCATTGCAATGATATTACCCATATCGTTTAGATTAGCATCTAAGCAACAACCTAAACCATTACTTACTTTATAATTCATATTGTCATATATTCTTTCGATATATTCTGATAATTTAATAATTTCATTTTGAAATACTAAAGATACATTATCGATATAATCTAATTCTTCTTCGAAATTTACTAAACTCCATACGTTATGTTTTATGTTCATATTAAATCCTCCGTAATTTTTTAACTTTATTCAAAATCAATTTCATACCAACCTGTTGGTTTATATTTTCCGTCTCTTTTATCTAATGCATAATACCCGTCTGGACCTGAAACCCAGTTTCCTTTTCCGTATATTGCATCCATATGGATAGCAAACTCAGCATTATCACATAAGACTATCTCTTCGTTTGTAAAACCTTTAGATACAGGCCTGCCGCAACTTTCGCAGAATACTACATGATTCATAAATGCTTGTCTGATTTCTTTATCAAATTGATCTACAATATCTTGTATCGGTATACATTTATGATCAAATACATATTCTCCAGATTCAAGATCACAAATCTCGATTTTGTCTTCAACAGGATTGTTGAAAAACTTAAAATTATGTGTACTTGCGCTACCGTGACGTTCAATATAATTTAAACTTTGAGCGTCTATTGTTTTGCACGTACGAGATGCCATCATTGATTCTAATTTAAAATCCAAAGAATCTTTCAATTCTTTACTTAAAGAATTATCATTAGATACTGAGTTTTTAATCACTTTCAATTCTGGTACTGATAGATCATTGCTTACAAGATCATTTTTGACCTCAAAAGGTTTAATCATCGTTTTGTCTATCATATTTATTCCTCCTTATAAATTAATACTAAGAAGTTAATCTTAGTATATTATTTTATCATAAATATAATATATAATCAAAATAAAATATACCCTACAGGATTTCCTGTAGGGTATTGAAAATATTATATTAAGCTTTCTTTTTTACGGCTTGAAAAACCAATGCACCTGCTGGAGCTTTTGCAGGCAACTGCCCATCTTCAGCCCAAATGATATTTGCTTTTGCATTCCATTTAGCTTTTTCTGTATCAGATACAAATCTATGAGTTGTATCTTCTGTGATCATAGTTGCTGCATGATTTGAAGGGTGAGCATATACCTGAGTCTCAACTCCATTGATCTTAACGTTACCGTTAGTATCGGATTTCTCAGTTTTAGTTGCATCTACTCTAGCATGAGCTGCTTGAGAGTGATCGTATGCAATCTTACCCCTATCTCCTCGATATGCAGTGCTTTCTGTTTCTCCTAACGCAAGGGAGCTTCCTACTGGAGAGTATACTGTACCTGACCATCTGTAAGTTACATTCTTACCTCCTGTCAAGTCAATATAAATCTTAGCAGATTCTCCTGTAATCTGAGTCGTATGTCCCTCTTCTTTATAGAATTTACCATCCGTATGAAGATAACCTTCGATAACATCGTCTACATATGATGGTAACTGAGCAGCCAAGATCTTTCCATCTTCACCAAGTTCAGCTACACCATTAGCTGCACCTTTTTCAGATGCAGGAATAGCCTGTACATCTGTAGCTACGAGAGTTACATTTGCGCTTAATGGTTTTCCGTTAATTGTAGTAGTTTTATCTACTTTCTTTGCAAGATTTCCATCAAGAGCTTCAATTTTTGAAAAATGAGCACTTGACATAAGACCGTTACCGCTTGCGCTTGCTAACGTTTTGTCAGCTTTAGCATTCCAAGTAGTTCTTTCGGCATCTGTAATAAATCTATGTGTAGCATCTTCTGTGATCATAGTCGCAGGGTGAGTAGATGGATGCACATATGCTGCACCTTTACTTAACTCTTGCCATTCTGATCCTGTATAAACATAAGATGTTTTATTATCTTTCTGAAATACACGTAAACCTGCACTAGCTGCTTTAAGAGTTACAAGCTCTTCACGTTCAGCTTGGTTTTCGACACAACCTCTAGCATCTAAGAGAGCGTCAGCTTGAAGCTTAAAGCCGGCGGTTACGGTAATACCTTTTTTATCAGCGAATCCCATACTTATTCTCTCCTTTCTTAATAATTAAAGTTCATGCCGAAACCTGTTACGGTGGATGGACTATTAGTATATACATAGTATGTTTGAGGTGTCTTATCTAACCCTGTGATAGTAACCTCAGTGCGATTAAATGTTCCTGTAACATCAAAGTTATTCTGGTCTTTGATGCTAGCAAGAGCACCGTAAGATTTAGGGTAAGCAAAACAAATTCTCTGATTAGTTGCTGTAAATTTATTGGATTTATTTCCTTTTGTTACAATCTGTTTTGCAAGGCCTTTTACAGTAGCTTCATTTACTGTAGCCCCTGCATCAATAACTCCCCAATAGTATGGGTATACAAAAGTAAATGTTCCTGTGTTTGCTGTTGTGACTTTATCAGCAGCATCTGTTACTTTTGCTTGATAGCTTTTATTTGCGGATACTTGTCTATTAACTGCGAATGTAAAAGAACCACCATTAATAACTTCTCCACCTGTTTTTGATCCTAAAGATTCCTCTCCATCAAATATTTCTACTTTTGTAATGTTTGATGATTTCTTAGTAACTGTAACACCTATAGAAGTTACATTCTGAATATCACCAAATTCTTTAACCCCACCATTTCCAGGAACTTTGATCTGAGCTGAAACTGCAGGAGCAACCCATGGATAAAGAATCATATTTAATACTTCGTTTACAGGTACATTGTTAAATGTTTTACCTACAGGCACACCTCCGTGAGCTTGTACTGTAGGAGTATTATTAGTAAACAGTGCATTATTGCTAGCTGCCTGTAATTTTTCTTTTTCGTCATTAGAATAATCATTAGTACTAAGATTTTTACCTGGTACTTTATCAACTTTATTATTCAAAGCTTCATTAAGCCCTTGAATAGTGGCACCATTAGATTTGATCCAATCATTGATATCTTTAATTGTTTTTTGTGTAAGTGTACCTTGGTCTGCACCTAAGATTTTAGCTAATTCTGTCTTGATGTAATCAACGATAGATGTTTCGCTTCCATCATCGGACATCAATACTGCTTCAGCCAAAGTGTACGCAAACCATTTTTCCCACACCGGTTTTTCTTCGGTACCGGCATTACGCACAAGATAAGTTCTTTCTTTATCTGCCATAATTATGTTCATCCTTTCTAATTTATTTTTATACTTAAGATAAAGTATTAATAATATGTTTATCTCGGAGACTTGATTTTTATAAGAAAAAATAAACCAGAGATGCTCAATTAGCATCTCTGGTATTTTCTATTTTATTATTTTCTAATTCTTTTGCTTTTATGCAAATATCATATCGATAACACGCCTCGCATTCTTCTGGGTAAGGAGAATATTCATCATATTTTTCTTCATTAAAATACACACAATCTTCGTATATTTTCATTCTATACCTCCTCGATATCTCTTCCAGCTTTTACTTCTAATATGATAGATTGTAGTGTTGATGGATTGATAGGGAAAGTTGTTACCTTATTCATAACTTCTAATATTTGAGAATCTGTTAGCTCAAATCCCTTGCACATACATAAAGCTGCTTCTTTATGAATATCATTTAATTCCACCATAAGATCGAATCTTCCTTTCCGTAAAGCTGCTTTATCTAATCTATCTATATAGTTTGTTGTAGCTACAAAAATTACATCCGTAGGAGAATTAGGGGAATCTAAAAATGTAAGTAGTTTAGAGGTTCTCTCTTTCATACTCATTTTAATATCATCCCTATCTACAAATATACTATCTATTTCATCTAATAGAACTACATATTGACAATTATCTGCATTTATAGAAGCGGTTAATTGTCCAATATCTATATTATGAAATTCTGTACAATCTATAGATAGTATTGGACATTTAAGATAATCTGCTATCGCCATTGCTAACGTACTTTTACCAGTCCCAGCAGTCCCATATAGAAGAATTCCTGTTTTGTATATAATACCTCTACTCTTATATATACTTTCATTCTTTCTCCAATTATTGAGATGAGTAATAATTTTTTCTTTAGTGTTATTATCGAAATATAGAGTATCTATATTTCTAGGAGTTTCACGTGTAACTATAACACCGAACTCTCCATTTGTAGAAGATGATATATGATATGTTCTAAAAGGAGCTTTATCATCTTTAGATAAATATTTTATCAGTATCTTAAAATATTTATATGATTTTTTACCAAAGAAAAATAATCGCATTTTATTATATACATAATTTTCATCATCATGTCGATTGAAACGATTACAATATAAAAAAGTATCATTTCTTAATTTTACAATGAACGGTTTTTCTATAATTTCTGGAAACCTACTAACTGCAGTATTTTCGAACATAGGATTTTGTAAATGATTTTTATAATTCCGATCGTATTTTTTAAGAAATTCATTTACCATATCAAAACTAGCACAATCTGCTATATATTCTATGCCAAATTTATTTTTTATTTTATCTCCAACCATTTGTACAGTAGATTTAACCATTTTATTTTTATATTCATTTACTATGCTATTTATCATTATATTTTTATTCTCCTTGTTATTCTTGTACTTATTTTTATTATCTGTAGAGAGAGTTTCTATCGGGTAATAGTCATCACCACTACCACAATAAGGTATCCTAGATATTGGTATATGAGCTTCCATTGCATAATCTTCTATATCCATATGGTGATTAGATAAAATTATGCTTCTCGGTAAACGAGATCTTCCACCTTCCAAATACTTCAATGAAGTTAAATGTTGCGTGCGTGCTATATTTTTTAATATATAACCTGGTTGAGATGTAGCTCTATTGTGTATATCTTTTGAAAAAGGGGATATCATATTAGATATCCCGTTACGTTTTAGTTTCATTTCTAATTTACCCTTTCTATTACTTCTATTATTCTGCCAGACGAAACTCCAAAATCTTTTTCTCCTGGACTTATATTTCTATGAATATAAAATGGATAATTAAATGGTTTGAGAAATGTAGATATATCAATCATTGTATATCTGCTTTGATCATTATCTGGATATACATGTATTTCCAAGTTAGGTATTTTTAATAGATGGATAAAAAAGTTTATCAGTCCCTTGTACCCAGACCCACCAACTGCACTATATATGCACCTATCAAAAGTTTTTCGCACATTAAGTGCAATACTTAGTATATCAAATGAACCTTCTGCGATATGAAGCTGTAAAGGCCGTTTATCTGCTAAGTCTATTTGAGTTGGAATAGAATAAAATCTACATGTATTGTCATATTGATTTACAAGATTATAATTGATATATCTTTTGTTTATCGTCTCATTAATATTATTTACTATATCCAAATTTCTCATATTCAAAAATGCATTGTCATGAGACAAAAATCCAATAAAACCAGAGTCTAATTGTTCTATTATTCTAGGATCTCTAGTATATGGCAATTTGTTTCTTTCTAGAATATCATTTAAATTTAATACTATTTTTAAATCCAAACAATCCTTGAATGATAGATTTGTCCCTAATCGTTTATTTATATATCTTAGTTTAAATTCGCTTAATGGATCGGCTGATATATGATCATTGATTATTTTATAATACACACCTTTAGTATACGTCCTGAGATTTTGTGGATTTGAAAATACTGTTTTATTATGAGATGACAATCCTAAAGACACATTTGTATCGAATATATTCCATTCTATAAGTTTTTGAGGAGTCACAACTCCTTTTGCTTTACATTTTTGGCAATAATATACTGAAGGTTCATATTCGCTTTGTGGTATCTTTATATAGAAATGCCCATGACTCATATTTTTAGAATCTTGGCAGTAGAAACATCTACAGTTTACTACTCTTCCCCCAGATGCAGGTCTGCAGAATGGTTTGATATTATTCTGTAAAAATAAAGAATAATCTTCTTTAAACATATTAAAATTATTCATTGATATCACTCCTATTCGAAGAAACTAATTTTTACTCTTGATCCTTTATGTCTATATCTTTGCTTTGACGTTAGAGTTTTTACTTTAATATCTATAGATATAAAGTCTGGACCAGTGTGATTTACCATGTCCATAATTTTTTCAAGTTGACTTCTTATCTCTAAGGTTTTTGCATTGATACCATATATACCATGAATATCTTCATTTTTTGATATCTTTTTCTTATTATATTCTATATTATTTTCATCTTCATCTGAAAATATAGTATCATAAACTCCATCGCAGATTCCTTTATCTACAGCTGCAGCAAATTTACTTTCTAAATCTACATCTAAACCTTTTTTAATTTCTTCTGTTAAACCCATTGTTTAATCCTCCTTATTTTGTATTATTATTATATAAAAGACAAAATAAAAACGTACACCTAGATGAAAGGTGTACGTTTTATGTATTAATTTTTAACTTTGATAATCCCTTTAATTCTTTCGGTTTTGTTATCATTGTTATTGAACAGAGAATATTCAATAACAGATTTAACAGGCTCCTCCTGTTTAGATAAAATCAAACCTACAAGATCATCCAGTTCTTTAAGAACTTTCCAATCCTTTTTACCAATATTTTCTTCTCCTACTTTGATAAATTCTAATTCTCTTTTCTTAGAAGCAGGTTTACTTACATTCTTTTTACCTCTATCATTAATAAAATCCGGTATTTTCAAAACATCCATCTCCTCTTCCTGTCTTTCGTTTTCTGTAGTCATTTATATTCCTCCTCAAATTTAATCTTATGTATAAAATAACACTAACGCCTATGCAGGACGTTAGTGGTATATGAATAAAATCTATAAAAAATACTCTTGAACTACTGTTCCTATCATATGTAGTAAGATTCCAGCACCGATAGCTAAAATTTTATACACATGAAAAAACATTATCAAGAACAATGAGAATGGAATTCCGTCTGGATCCCACAATTCAATCGCTCCTGGAATCAAAAAGACAATCCCGAGTACGGTAAGGACTATCCCAGATAATTTTAATCCGATAACAATTCTTCTAATTTTCTTCTTGTCATAAACTTTCTTCTGATGTCTTTCTTTTTTCATTTTCTCTTTCACTCTCCATATAGTTAATCATAGCTTCTAAAGCATCGCTTCTTGGCATAAAATATAAATGTCTGCAAGTTTCTACTTTTATTATATCGTTTTTAAGTAAATAATGTATTCGCTTTATATGAAACCAAACCGCTTTCAATAAATGAAATACTATGTACGATACTATACTAAACGTTGCTATTCCTAACCACACGATTAACAGCTTTACATTGTCATTTAAAATATCCTGTATCATAAACATTATGATTTTCGGAATATCTAAAACAAATAACAATGCAGCCGCTACGAATGACATTCCTAAAATATAAACAACAGAGCTTACTAAAATTGCAATTCTATCTATAAAATCTAACTCTCTAACATCTTTCATTTTATTTTCTCCTTATACTAATCTAATTACAAATTCTTTTCTAAAAATACTATTTCCAGTAGATAAATTAAATATGGTTTCGATATTACCGTATTTATTATATCTTTTGCTTACATTGATATCAAACTTTCTATTTACTTTGATACCAAACCATTTGTAAATAAGTTTGAAAAACTTATTCTTATTCATCCATTTCTTCGCAAGTAATAACACTACTTTATCATCGGTGTATCTTTTGATCTTATCATAAGTTGCTCTACTACTCATTTTAATCTCTCCTTATATCTGATAATAAAACACTTGTTTTATAAAATTCGATATCTCCTTTACATAGAATATTTCTGTGATCAGAATCTTGTAGATATGCAGGAATATTACAATGCAAATGTATCATTTTTGTTGCTAAATCTGCCACAGATATTTTTAATTCTTTTATCATAGTTTTAATTAAATAATCTGCGACTTTAGAATCTTCTGTCGCTATCAGCGAACTATCATTTATTGTATTAGTTACAGGATCAGTAATAATACAATGAATAACATAGATTCTCTTTAAATGTGTTTTGGGATTCATAGAACTTTATCCTCCTTATCTGTATAATGTATCACTATTATAATATACAATTATATTATTACAAATTATCATTTATGATACTTAAAGATACCTATTCCGTTCTTGTGTTCTAATGTGACTTTCATATACCATCTATGCATATTTTTTCGTAGTATGCGTTTGGAACAACAGCTTAGACTATCATAGAATTTATCTTTACTTATGGCAGTATCATCATATATTTTCATAATAGTGCAATAAGTTTTATAATCAATAAATCCTGTTTTATCAAGACCATAATCTTTCTGTATCATCTTAACCCAATGCCTAGATGATAAAGTAAAGTATTGATCTATATCATGAAGTTTTATAAATATATTATGTTTAGTGCTTACATAATAGTGATGATGTTCAATCCAAACATCATCACCATTAACAAAATCAGCATCATTATGACACATTGATAGAAAATGCACATTAAAATATTGCCTTTTTGTTAGATATAAATCTAATCTATTTAATATAGCCATACTACTTCTCCTTATCTTTGTTTAGCATACTTGATAAAGTTTCTTTCATATAATACTTATGCATTTTTGTCCTGAGGTCTTTTTCTTGTATAAATCCAAAAGATCTATAGTATTCATTGATTTCTAATACTTCATCCCCATAGACGTGCATAATGGCATTATAGGTATACCTATCCATTTCTCCGGTAATTTCCATACCGTAATCTTTTTGAATCATCTTTATCCAATGTTTAGAAAATAGTGTCAGATATTGTTGAGGATAATTTAATCGTCTAAACTCTCCGTGCATTATATTTACAAAGAAAGTTTTTGATACCATTTTACCATATCTATTTTTATGATAGATATTAAATATATCTCCATCTACATCTAATCCTTTTTTACATGAAGTATCATCTGTAAAGTATTTCTTTCTATCTAATAAAAATCCTAATCTAAATATACACATTACATTTTCTCCTTTCAAAAAGCCCTAGAGTTATTACACTCTAGGACATACTCTTTGTTAAATAAGCATTACATACATTGCAATCTCATCGTATAACATATCCGAAGTAAATTCTTGAATAGTTCCATCCAGTTCAGGATCTTCGAAATCAATAATCTGGAATTTAGAAGCTACAATAGTAGCCATAATTTCCACTAGATACGCTTCGATCTTTTCAGATCTATATTTATCTCGTATCTGTTGGAAATATGCTGTACTTTCTAATTTCAATTGTTCTTTCTTATTGATATTCTTCTTATGCTGCAATCTGATTATTTTACTGGATACAATATACGGCATAATGATAAGATTATTAGCTTTAAGTAATCTAGAGGCAGCGATTACTAATTTAGCATAACCTATCTTATTGATATTATTGATTGACACTGGATCTCCAAAATATTTATAGAATAAGTTAAAGATCAATGTCTTCTGGAATTCATTAATTATATTTCCATTTCCGCTATCTAATCGATTCATATAAAACTCCACTTCCTCGTCAGAGAAAGGTCCGAACATTAACTCGATCTTCTGTAAAGTATCTTCACAGCATCTCTTGTTTAAAAGGAACAGACCTTCATTAGTCTTGGATGTGAATGATTCGTATTTCCCATTCTTCACATAGGTCGCTACTCTATGCAGTTCTCTTATGAACTTCTCTAGGGCTTTACCTAGATGGGGAGACTATACCACTACCATATAACTATATGGCACTCACCGTTTCGATTTAAAGGGTCTTATCGTGTGCATTGCCCTACCACAATCGCTTTGGCTCTACTCTACTCTCTTCGTGTATTATACTTATAATACCTTATTTTCAACCCTGCTACTCTTATATTATTTTATAAGAGTAGCTCTTATGGATATATAGATTTCGACAGTCGTTGGACATTTACATTGAAATTCTTCAATGATTTAGTTACTGATTGAACATTGTCGTTGGTACTTAGGACCTATTATATGAATAGGCTTTTATTTCACCATATACCGTCTTATAGATTCTTTCTATCTTTCGATCGCATATCACGTATACTCTTTCAAGTTCCGTTGTAGCTCTATAAGCATTAGCTCTTCCCAGTATTAGATGAGTTTTTCCTCACAGAATCACTTCTATAAGGCGACTATTTTGTTAATCGAACACACTGTTATTATCGCTATCTCTAATGGAACTAGATAGACTAATATAATCATACTCGTCAAACTCTTCACATAGATCGCTACTCTATGCAGTTCTCTTATGAACTTCTCTAGGACTTTACCTAGACTGTTGAGACTATATCATTACCCACCCAAGAATATTCCCTGAGTGGGTACCTTCCACTTCGTTTAAAGGACTTATTGGAATCAATGCCTACCACCAATAGCTTGTGGCCTAGAATAGTCGTTGAACTTCCTACATTTCTATTTAATTGAATCTTCTAACCTTTTCATATATGCGATCAATGCCCTATCTTTCTTATCAGGATTTTCATATCCAGCTTTTAATAGTGCATCTATATACATATCCCTCTTATTGCTATAAGATGATATATTGGATTTTATAAAATCTATAGCAATTTCTTTTTGTTCATCTGTCAACCTATTTGTGTTTCTTGGCTTTGCAAGTTCATATAATTTATATTCCATGTACTTATCGTAATAAGTTGTTCCATTTAATATATGACTCACTATCTGGGGAGTACATCCTATTTCCAACGCTATATCTTTACATTGTTTATGGTCTCTTAACATATTGCAAATCTTATTCACATCTTCTTCGGTAAGATTTGTTTTATAGTGATCCACTCCTTTAGGTTGTTCTCTTTGTCCGTTTCTATGACAGAATAGATTGTTTTCTGATCTTGTTGTCCATGATAAGTTCCATATCCAATTATGATCTTTATTACCATCATTATGGTTTACGTCTAACTTTTCATATCCTGGAACTGGAGCAAAAGCTATCATAACCGCCCTACTAAGCATTATAGATGTATATTTGTATCTACCTTCTTTATCAGGCAGATGCACCGGTATAGTGCAATATAAATCTTTGTTTTTAGAAAACTTAGTTATCAGTTCACCTGTTGTTTCTGACCAGGCTCTGCCAAAATTACTCACCCAGCAAGGCCCATCTGCTCCTGGATAGATTGTAGCATCTACTCGTTTCCATTCTTCCTGTATAAATGGTTTATTATATACAGGAGATCGGTTTGCGTAAATAAACGGTTTCATTATTATTCCTCCTTTATAAATTAATTAAATAGAAATATAGTTTAGCTGCTGATAGAACATTATTCAGTACTTAGGACCTTATATATCCGTATGATTAGAGATATATAGGCTTTTATTTCACCATATACCGTCTTATAGATTTTTTCTATCTTTCGATCGCATTCGCACCTATCATTTTCAGATTATGCTGTAGCTCTATAAGCACTAGCTCATCCCAGCAATTAAAAAGGTTATCAGCACAACATTACTGTTATACTGGAGCACGTAATCGGACTCGATTCCAGTAATCTGGAAATATATATTCTTATTGATTGAAGTATAGTTAAATGAGATAATGTTTTTCTCATAACTGTACTTCGGCATAATATTAAGAATAATATTCTGTACGCTCTCTAACGAATGTGTAACAGGATCTTTGCCTCTGATATCCTGTCTGTTCCATAAACGTTCATGCTTCTTGCTGGAACGATTTACATTAGAAGAGCTTGTTTCATAGAATTTATTATAGATATCCACATCTGTCAGATTTAAGATAGAGTTGAATATCCATAATAAGAACTCATTTGCATTTGGAATCTTGTTGATATAAATAAAATGAGTTGCTAATGGAATTACCATATTCATCAACAAGGACATCCATAAAATGATTTTTGCATGACGATCAGAATATATAAGAGAAGGATTCTTCTCATTCTTATATTTCTTCTCATCAAGATGCAGAGCATAGTTATCGTTGTTCATCAATACTGCTTTCATACAGATAGAATCAGACAGTATCAGTCTTTCGATATCATATTTAAACTGCTCTTTAGTATAACCAGGAATAAGATCAATATTACATTTGATCTTAGAAACAGCCATTGCTAATTCTAAATCCTGGTCATAATACTTCTCGAAATAATTAAGATATTTCGAGATGTGCTCTCTCATGATATCACCATTGTAACATCGTTTTGTCGAGAGAACGAATAAGTTAAGATTATCTTTGGTGGGATCATTAATACCAAAGAATTGTGTTACGGGTAACCATACTGCCCCCTTACAAGGCTTAAAGATCTGATCCATAGGATCAGACGGTTCCCATCGATCTACTGGGACGAACCAAGTAGATCTATCTCTTGGTTGTTGTTGACCTTCTACTGTGAAAGGTCTAATCATGTGATTCATTAAGTATATATCCTCCTTGTCACTATAGTATCACTTTTATAATATATCATTCTAAGTGCTATTAAATAGTGATAAGAAAAAAGTATGTACCAAGTCCACTATATACCACCTCCTCGAACTTTTATATCAGGAATATCCCCGATATACATTAATATAGTGTGACGAGTGATATAAAAAATTAATAGCTACGGTATATTACTACCGTAGCTATATTTTATCGTTTCTTTATAGTCTTGACTCCGCCTATTTTTCCTATACCTTTATTATTTCCAATGGTACCAACTTTACCTATCTTTATTGGATTAGATCTAGGTTGTATTGGAATGTCTGGATTTTGTGTATTAGTAGGAGAAGTTATCTTTTTAACTTTCTCTCGTTCTTTTCTTTTATTAGTAGATATCTTTTTAGCTTCTTCTTCTCTAGCTTCTATTTTCTTATCTGCATGCATAATTTCTCTATCTAGCTTAGATTTACTATATTTATCTACATATCTTGTCTTGGAAAATAACCCCCTTCTAGACATAATGAGATATGCAAAATATAAACTCTTTACATAACCAACCTGATTGTGAGGGTTCTTTTCTACTGCTCTATTCTTTACAGCTTTTTTTGACATCTTATTCTCAAAGTCTTTAATAAACATATCATTCTTTATAAATGCGTGAGCGAATGTGTATACAAATGAAGGATCGTTGGAATAAAATCTCACTGTATAATCTTTTAGATTAGCACCTAAAGCTGTAGCTTTATCTTTCGTAGCAGAGAATTCTACCAATACGTCGTAATAGAAATTAGGAACTACTTCGCTAGGAATCTTTAAATAGCAGATATATTTCTTTCCTACATGATAAGCTTCATAGTCCACTTTACCTGCTTCTCTTACCAGTATCTTATCTAATTTTTCTGTATATAGATTTCTATACATTGTCCTATTAGATATTACTGCATTCTCTCTACCCATAGGATTCTGTATATATTCATCGAATGTCATTTTCATAATATCACTCTCCTATAAAAAATATTTAGATAGTGGTGTTTATTCACCACTATCTAAATATTTATTTCTGCTGCTGTTTCTGATCAGCCTTCTGGTTGTTTTGTTTCTGCTGATTGGTCTGAGGTTTCTGTGCCTGAGCAGTTGCCTGTTTAGGTTCCTCTTCTATGTCTTCTGCGTTAGACACGGTAGCTACTAGTTCTTCTTCATCTCTTGGTTTAGATACTTCTCCTCCAGGCAAAGTAGCAGTAACATCTTTACCATCTTTGTTATCTTTGTTGAAGTTATCTAATGTAAGAAGAACATGTTTTCCGTCTACCATCTCGAAGCAGTTAGCAAAACTTAAACAACGTCTAAGTTCATGCTCTGATAATGGCAACTCCGCTGGCAACTCTATTCTTTTCTGTTTTTCAAGAATTCCAGAAATATACTGCATGTTATTTCTTGGATATACTTTACATCTTTTTGGAAATAAATTAGCCATGATTAATAGCTCCTTTCTATATTTATAAAATTACTTAAATGTTTAGATTTTAGTAAAAATGGGGGTATAAGGTGAACGTCTCCACCTTATACCCTATTTTATATTTAATACTTTATACAGACACTTATAATCTATTTCAGCCCATAATCTAATCTCTGTTATCACATAAGCATTTCCATTGGGGGGTGTATTGTGGAATAATGTGTTTGGAAAAGACTATGGTCTTACTCCTATAGACTAACTTGGACTATATTTCAGTATTACAATTATGTTTAGTCGTTTGTTTCAATGTACGCATTCTGCATTGGATCTACAAGGAATGCCTGATTAGATGTATACATAATTGTGATTATTCTTGAGATACCTTCAAGGACCGAGATATCAGTTTCAATAGAACATAATACCTCATTTCCGTTGAAAGATTTTTCTCTTAAGTTATATGCCTTATGTTTTTCAACAGACTGATTTACTTTATCTTCAGCTTCATCTACAGTCAATCCTGACTTGTAAAGATTAGTTACAAGCGTCTTGTATGCATTGTAGATGATTACTGCAATTTCTCCAAAAAGACTATTTGTTTCTTCAGGAATAAGTTCTTTAGATGCACAAAGTCCTTCTATACCTGCACCTTGCCCAACTCCATTCACTGCAGCTGATCTACAGTTAAGAACAGCATCTTCGACAAGGTCACGTACATTATCTCTATCTGCTGCAGAAATACCGCCTACGTTGTACTCTACAAAGTTTGCTGTAAGAGAATGTAATCTGCGTTTAAGTTCAATGATTGCATTGAGATTGTTTTTATCCTGAGACTCAATCTCAATCTGTTTTTCTAAGAAAGAGATTAAAGAATTGTATGTAGCAGAGAATGGCCTTGATCCATCTTCTGCAATTTCTGCATCTTTATCAAACATCTCTTTCGGATTTACGATAGTCATTTTATCAATATCAATAGTAACTTCATCTGCATACCCTGCAAAGTTAGTTACTGTTTCTACTGATGGAGCAACTCCGTTTTCGATATCCTGTAATCTTGTATCAGGATTGATATATTTCTTGATAAACGGACATCCGCATAAAGTAATAATATCACCAATATTGTCTACACGATCATTGATACCTGTAATGATACAGAATGGCGGTTTGTTTTCTTTCTGACCAGCTTTATCAAATGCATAGAAGATTTTTTCCATATCCATCAATGCAGATGAAATATCTTGAGATAAAGATGGAGCTAAGATAACTGTAGGTTTGTATTTACCAGTACCTTCCTGATATGGCATATAGATATTCTCTGTAAATATCTGCATAAACAGTTGAATCATTTCCGGAGTATCTACTGGATCAGGGAAGTAATAGATATTTGCCTGAGGAATCTTAACTGTATTTTCATTTGTGTTGATAAATGACGGAGAAGAGAATCCCTTATTAAGGATAATACCATCATATGTTTTTAAGATGGAACTTTCTGTATTTGAAGTTCCAATCTGGATAAATGTATCTTTACCGAACTTCTTATAGATATAAGCAATATCTTCAGATACCATTTCATTTCCATTTGTAGAGATGAGGCAGATTTGTTTGATATCGTCGAGAGTTAATTCTCTTCTGCTGCTTCTGATCTTCTCAGTAATTTTTCCTACTACTTTCTGGAATTCAGAAATGATTGCATATGGAGGGAATCCTGCTTTTTCCCATCTCTCTGTTCTCTCGCATAATTCTTTGTAGATAAGGTATGATAACTGTACTGCTGTAGTAGTACCATCACCAACCTTTTTAATTACATGCTCTGTGATTCCAAGCAGCTCATCATGAACTGCCTTTTCAAGAGGCTTAAAGAATTTAAAGTTAGATAAAACTTTATGACCATCTTTACTGTATTCTGTAAGTCTATCTGGATGCATAATCATTGAATATGATCCGAACGGCCCTGCTGTTTTACTGATAACTGAACTTGTTTTTTCAAGTACTGATAACTGAACTCTTCTAAGAGCATCAGTTTCTACTAAGTTTGATAAAATTGTTCCATTATTATTCGTCATAATAAATTTCCTCCTATATATTATATAACTTATTGTAGTGTGCTAATAGTATTTTTATACTATTGAACCTCTATGCTGCACATAATACTCTAAAGTAGTACTAAGATCAGCATCTTTAAATGTGCTGTATGGATCGATAGGAAGATCCATTTGAACCCATGCCATTCTAGCATAATCAAAACAGCATCTAGTTACTGTGCAATTAGAGAATACTGCGTTTGTAAGATCTGCTGAGTTGAAATTACACATATCGAATATACAGTTCTCGAATTTACAAGTATTTAAATCACATTTGCTGAAATTTGCTCCACTAAAATCACAGTCTTTTATTTCAGTATCTTTAAATGATGATAATGAGAAGTCAGAAAATTGAAATACTGAATGCTCAATAATCATTCCAGAGAATAATCTATTTATATAAGATTCTCCAGAATAATTTCCAAAACTTATATTTCCTCTAACTCCCATGTTATTATCAAGCATAAATGCTTTGTGAGAATTAAAGATGATATCGCTAATCATAATTATTTCCTCCTTACCATTTTGTATCTATACTTAATTCGTCTTTGATAAAGTTTTCATAGTAGTATTTTTCCCCTTTTTGTGTAATGTATTTTTGTTATCCTAGAGGAATCTTTCTAGGATCAAAAGTATATATTGAAAAAATTTCAAACTCATTTTCTTTTCCGTATTTTTTCAATATATCTTCTGGCAATAATGGTTGTGACATTTCTGGATCTATTGTAATATTAAATCCATAATTTGGCACATATATATTTAGACCTGTTACATTTCTATATTTATCTAGGTCATAAATATTCTTTACAAATAGAACTTGATAGTCTGATAGATTTATTTTATTTAAATCTTTCTCTACTATTGTTCTAAATGATTTGATATGTCTTTCTTCGACTTCTTGTAAATCTTGCTCAGATCTACACAGAATTGTTATTCTAACAATTTGATCTATAGTAGTAATAAGTAACTCCGAGAGATCTCTCACTGCAGTATTACAAGATAATTTGAGAATCTGATTATATTCTTTTTCCATAAACTGGGAATATAAATTTTCCGCAAGCTCATCATCTTCATACTGAAGTATCGCACTTAACGGATTTACTTTAGTTCTAGTAACCATAGTATATTGCTGATTAAGTTCAGATGTATGAAGTATGCCTTGTAAAAAATATAAATTGTTATCATAATCAAATTCTAATAACTTTAATAATCCCATATCGATATCTACAAGTATATCGAAAGGAACTAATACGTCAGTTATATACATTTATTTCACCTCCTTGAAAAAGAATTGGGATAAGTATTATACTTATCCCAATAATAGTCTTAGTCCATCTCGCTACCAAGTTCATCTAATGTTGTGCTTCTCATTCCACCAGATGGAATATTATTACCAGCATCTCTTCCCTGGTTTGAACTGAAGAATGATTTGCCGCTGTTTCTTGTTCCTCCGCTGTATTCTGCGGATGTATCAATACCAAGTTTTTCCATGATGAGATTCATCTTAGTATTGGAACGGTTTGTATCATATTTCTGAGCATTCATTACTGAATATGCCATAGCTCCTCCGATTGATGAGCTGTAATCATCAAGTAATGTAAGCAGCTCATCAATTTCTAGATTTGGATAATTGATATGGTCATACTCTGTAATATTGTTCTGATCAAAGTTTCTCACTGCAGCATAGCTTCTATCTTTAAATTGATAAGCGTATGATGAAGTGATTCCAGTTTCATTGAGTCTTCTAATGATAAGACATGGTCCAGAAGCACCGAGTTCTTTACCATTACTGAAGCTGATAAATCCTTGAGAGTCCCCTTTACCAGTATATACTCCTCCGTTGTTTACTTCATCTGGATGAGCAAGTACATTTCTGATTTCCTCTGCAAGAATTCTTGCTTTTGCATGAGTGAGCCAAATTGTTACTGCATTTTCATGATCCCATTTCTGGATATCATCAGGTCTAGCCCCTGCTTTCATCGGAGAAATGCTAATTTTAAGCATTCCGTTATAAAATTGATAAGAAATTGCTGATGGATCCACTCCATCAGTATTAGAAGTCCCAAACGGGCTATACACAATTGGTTCATAATATTTCTTCTTATTATTATCTCCGTTATTGTAGTCACCTAATGCCATAGTTAAGTTTCCTCCTTATACTGTTTTCAATTATTTTACTATAATGTATGTGTATAAATTAAAGTAAATTCCTCCTTTCTCTATTAAATACATACATTAGATTACATTTTAATAATATATCATTGTAGATATAAATAGAGAGAAAGGATGGAAATATATTATGAAAATTTCAGAGATTATTCATATGATGAAGCAACCTGTTGAAAATATTATGGATAAGTTTAACAAAAATGAACTTGCTCCGGATTTTGCTTCGAGAGCTATAGCATATGCTATTTATAGTTATCAGAATAAACAAACTAAAGATACTGATATCAAAGATAAAAACAATGTATATGGTTTTGTAAATCCTTCAACTGGACAAACATTACCGTTTACTACTATCGATGAATGTATACTTCATTTTATTGAAGATAAATTTGAAAATCCAGATTTTGAACAGGTGTATCCTAGTTTATATAAAACTTTCAATCTTAATAGATTTGATAAAAAATTTATTCGAGAGAAAGATGGGAATGTTGTAGATATTCCAGAAGATAAATGTAAGCCTGCTGTTGATATGTATACAGTAAAAACTCCAGATGGAAAAGAAATCAACAAAACTACAAATCTGGAAGATGCTAAAAATGAAAAAATAAAAGTAGCAGGTTCAGTTATTTACAATTCAAGGGGAGCAATTGTGGATGGAATTGCTAAATCTAAAGAATCAGAAAATATTGTATCTACACTTCTTATTGCTGGTTCTAAGGTATTGGCAAATAACCTTAATATGTATTATAAATTGCATGATACAAGACCTGGAAGAACTATAAGCGGCGAATATTATTTGTTCGATGGCAAAGAAGTAAATGGAAGATTTGCATTGTGTTTGAAACCAGAATTTGCTGGAAAAGAACCAAATACTGTCATTGGATTTGTAAATGCAAAAGATCTTAAAAAATAAAAGAAAGAGGAGTAAGCATCGTTATGATGCTTACTCAATTTTATTCGGTTATATTATAATACATTTTAAGTATTGTTCTTGTCCACTCATCTTGTTTAACTCCAAGATCTTTTTCTTTCTTATTTTCAAGATACCAATGATATGCATCTCCTCCAAATTTCATGCTCATCGCTATCCAGTCGCAGCACATCTCTACAACAAAAGCAAATGGCATACTATCTTGTTTTTTATTAATACTCCACCAATCTGGATGATGTAAGTTTACAGTGTAATGATGAATCCAAGCTTTATCATAATCAGCTTTATTATCTTCTATCTCTTGATCATCAACAGGAAAATGATTTATACGATAAGCTTCCCATTCTTCCAAATCATATTTAGACATGTCATGACATTGCACTTGACTATCTAATTGCATTCTGAAAAATTCAATACTTCCAGTTTCTTGTTTTACATAGTCCATTATTTTTTTATTATTTTTAATATTCTCCCAAGCTTTCTTTACATTTGCTCTATGTTCGTCTACATATTTTTTGTAAGCTTTTTCTTGCTTTCTTTGTTCTTCTGAAATATTTGGATCACAAGCCATAGCTAAAGATATTAAAGACATATTATATTTTCTCCTTTCATAAAAAATTTATCTCTACTATCTTGTTAGATAGTAGAGATATGATATATAGTGTTGATCAAACTTTTTGGGATACATACTTTACTATAGTGTTGCAAAACATATATTTTTTAATCATGTCAAAATGGCAAAATTCGACTTTTTTGGGTTTATTTATTATTTATTTTTCTGTATCTTCAGCGGTCTGACCTTCAACTTCCGGTCGTGATCGGGATCGTTTAATACCTTGCTGAATATCCTTAAACTTATCAAACAGGATAGTAGCAAGAACGGCACACACGATACCCTGCACCAGAACGGTAAGCAACTTTTCTTGAGGGTTAAATGGTACTTGCATCAATACAGATAATACAATACCGATAACTCCTAACCAAATCGGAATAGTTGCATTGTCAAGTTTCTTGACATAGTGTTTTAATGCATAACCAATAAACATCAGCACGATTATAAGTGGAATATTCACTTGTGCCAATGAAAGATCAAGTATCTGTTGAACTACACTTTCAATGATTTCTGTCATATCAGTTTTCTCCTTTCTATTGATTTAATATATAGTTCTGATAATATATTTATACCCTCATTGTACTTTTAGGCAAAACATCCATAGTAAAAGAATAATAAATCCACATACTTTAACTTATTCTTTTTAAACTATTAGAAAGGAGAAATAATATGCTTAAGAAAATAAAGAAAAGTAAAATTAATAGATTGGTTTCTATTATACTACTTACATTAGCATCATTTATAATTATTCTAGCGGTATGTGATAATGCTATTCTAAGTATTAAGAATTCTAGAGCAGCTGCTATAGAAGATGTAAAGAAAAGAGATTTTGCCACTGTATGGATGAGTATATTAAATTATATGGAAGATGCAGAGAAGCAAACGTCAGGTGTTGCCACAAACATCGAAAATGATATTAGAGCTAATTTTGATCTCAAAGACCTCCAGACAAAACTTGATAATGGTGATGTAGAGGCTAGAGAGAAATTAAGTGAAATATTCAGAGAAAATATCGACGGAGTATATATCGGAGAAGTGAATAATAATAGAAACTCTATTATTATTTTAGAAGGATATGATTCTATCGTAGAAGATCTATTTGTAGATCCAGAATCAAGAGAAGAAGGTGCAGTTATAGAAAACCCTTCTTCTCCTACTTTATCGCAATATCAAAATACTACGTATAATAAAGAATTATTTACAAGTGCCGTTAGAAAAATCAGAACTCATACTGATAAGATAATTGCAATAGAACCATATAATTATATTAAAGGAGAACATGAAAAAATTCCTGAAATGAATTATCATAACTTGGAAAGAGTTTATATCAATGAAGGGGTTCAAGGTCTTCGTAATTATCAGTTCTTAGTTCCAGTATATATAACAGATTCTGGTGATATCTTTGGGCAAAAAGATATTGAGAATGGAGTTCCTCAGGAGAACCATAAATTTATAGTAATACAGACTTTCAATATATATGACCAGATTATGTTTAACAGCCCAGAATTTGGTGATGATGATTATATTGGAAGAATTAATGCTAGATATGACAGAATTTTAAATTCCTTATATATAATGGGAATTATAATCTGCACTCTTATAGTATTTCTTATAGTATACTTCTTTTCGTTGTATAATATTTTAATTACAAAAGAGTATGAGAATATCTATAACAGTAAAACAAAAGATAAGAATACTTAAAATCCAAAGTTAGGAGGGAGAGCATTGGATCAGTTAACATTTACCTTGCTTTTGGATTATATTTATAATAGATTTGCAGTTACACTTGTACTGTGCAGTGTAGGTGTAGTTATCAAAAATATTATAAATGATATAAGTTACAAAAGAAAAGTTAGTATAGGTAAAACTGTTGCATCATCTATGTTTTCTACCGTTCTAATGTGTGCTGTTAAAGATTACATTGACATTGCATTTAGTGTATATGTACTTACTTGTGTAATAGTTGGTATGTGGAGTACAAAAATTATATCACTTGTCGCAGACAGTAAGTTTATGGGTAAAGTTACTAAGAGATTGCTCAAAAGTATAGCTAGCCCAGTTGCAGAAGCAGTGTCCGATGTTTTGGACGAAGAAGAAAACAAAAATAACGATGGTATTGACAATAAACCTACTACTGTAGACGATAATGACAATTTGTCAAAAAAATACAAGGAGGAAGGGTAAACCCCTTCCTCCTCTTAATTTGTTATTTTACTCTGATTGTAGTGCCAGCGTAAATCACATTTGGATTTGAAATTCCATTCCATGAACATAATTGAGATACTGTAGTGCCAAATTTAGCAGCAATACCTGAAAGACTATCGCCAGATTTAATCTTATAATATTTCTTTGCAGCTGGAGCCGGAGCTGATCCGCTTCCGCTGATTTTTAATACCTGACCAGCGTAAATCACATTCGGATTTGAAATTCCATTCAATGAACATAATTGAGATACCGTAGTACCAAATTTAGCTGCAATACCTGATAATGTATCACCTGATTGAACTTCGTATGTTCTTGTAGAACTTCCTTCAGATGCATTAATTTTATCCTGGACTTCTTTATATCTTGGTCCGAGAGCTGCTTCTCTGTCAGACCCATTCCCATAGCGTCCTTGTTTTGTTTCTGCTACCAATGTGTCTACAGAAGCTTGAAGCCTGTGATTAACCTCGTTTTGAACTTCTTGGAATTTAGATCCGAGAGCTGCTTCTCTTGCTGCACCATCTCCATATTTTCCTTGTAATACTCCAGTAGCAAGATCCATAATAGATCCAGATGGAGTGTTATCTGCAGGAGGTGTAGGAGTTACTGGTGGTTTAGTTGCATTTCCTTTACCTGCATATTTATTCCAACCTTCTCTATCCATATATGCAATATTGATATCAAGATTTCCATTATATCCTGATAATCTTCCTGATGAGCTGTATTGGAAAATAGCCGGTCCAGACCAAGCACCATATCCTTTACTGTCAGTCCATGGATTCGACTGATATCCAGTAGGATTATTGTTAGCATACTGAGCAACCCATAGTCCATGATTAGCTGCAATTGCGCTCCAATCATATGCATTGCATACAGACTTACTCATGTATACTAATGCTCTTACGCCAGTTTTTTCATAGATTCTATCTAAGAATTGTTTAGCGTAAGCAGGGCCTTGATCATATGCACTGTTCTGATATCCTTCCCAATCAAGAACAATGATAGCTTCTCCAATATATCCTTGGATATTTTTTAAGAAGAAATCTGCTTCTGCTACAGCTCCGCCGCCGCCAGCATAGTGATAAACACCCAAGCATTTACCTGCTGCTTTAGCTTGCTGATATGCACGATCACAATCTGGGTTAATATAACTTGTTCCCTGGGTAGCTTTTGTAATTACAAAATCACAAGGAACTACACTTAAGTTAATACCGTTCTGATGATTACTTACATCAATACCATTCATACTCATAAAAATTCCCTCCTTTTATGAATATACTATAAGTTACTTATAATAGGATATATATCCTATTATAAGTAAGTTGGGAAGTTAAATCACATACAAGTAATTTAAATAAAGGAGGTACTATTATGGCAAATATAGTGTTTGATGATATTGAAGGTGATGATAATATAATACCTTTATATTCGGATGGACAGTGGAATCATACGTCTGGTGTAATATATACCAGAATGTATTTTTTTGCGTCTTTAGGTTTTACATGTAGAACTAATAATAGATTGATAAAATCTTATTCAGACGGTAGTTTTAAAACTACTGAGTATGCTAATGAACTGATAAGCAACTCTATTTTGACATTTATATTTGTATTTAATCACGAAGAAACATATGTAAATTTTTCTGATGTTAGAGCTATTACAAATATTGATGGAGGTCTACAATTATCTCAGATATATGGGTCTCAAAGTGATAGTATAGATATAGGTGGAACTGTAGTGAATTTAGCCGGAAACTCTATAATGAATCCAAAATTTACAATAAAAAGAGGAATTGTAATAAATAAAAAATTTACAGGATTAGGTATAGTATTAAATGGCCAGAATTTGAGCAATTCATATGAAACTTCTATTACTGGAGGAACTTTAGGAGGTTTTAATTCTATAGATAGATCGCATGCATGCTTAATACCGCAATACTTATAATAGGAGGTGATATACATATGTCTTTATTTTTTTCTAATGTAGAAGGTGATGATAATGTGTTTATACTTGTTTCTGGTAATTGGTCATACACTTCGGAAGTATATTCTAGAATGCTATATGAACACACTATCGGATTTTTGAGTAATGGAAATATAGAAAGCAGATTATTGACAGAAGAAAATGGAATAGTAAAAACCACACCATATGCAAATAATCTTATAGATGATAAGTTATTAAGATTTAGAGCTAAAGTATCCCCATATATGAGATGGTCATCTAATGGTGGATATGTTCAACCGGATTTTTATCTTAATGGTAGTAGTATAAAATATATATCAAGAGATAGTGGAGATTTATCCGTAGGCCTTTGCTATATTGATACTAAAATAACAGAAACAATATATCTAGTTATAAGTGGAACAAACAATACTCCATATACTATAAACTTTTCTCCATATGGAAACAGTGATAATTATGGATTAGTATTGATACCAGAATATGGATATTATGGTTCTTAGGAGGTGATATTAATGAAACCAGTTAATTTTATAGACGCTGAGGGTGACGATGATATTATACCATTATCATTTTATATTGGTAGTGTATATTTGCAGTCTGATCAACTTACTAATTATATTGGAGGATATGATGTAATTAGAACTATTGATAAAAATAATAAACTTATAACTGGGTCAGGCGGATTATCGGAATACGCAAAGGAATGTATAAAAAGCAAAATTTTAAAATTTCAATTTGTGTTATGCGGTATCATGCTAGATTTGCCAGAATGGGGAGAAATTAATTTAGGATGGATGGGTGGAATAACAAAAACTATGCCAGCTTATAATAATCCTGGAAGCTGGGGTGGAGATCTAGGTTATGTTGATTTAGCTGATGTGAATTCTGGACAAGCTTCTAGTATAACTTATTTTGATATAACGGAGCCATTCGATCACTTATATTTTTTCGTTAAAAAATATAGATCTGGAGAAACTACTCAATATCCATTACTTATACACCCTAAAATGTTTAAATCTGGATATACTGCAATTTTAATTCCTCGGTGGGGTGATTGGTATTAAAAATATAATAAAGCTACGGAATATTCCGTAGCTTTTTCTTTTCAGCACATTTTAATAATATTTAAGAAAGAGGTGTTAACGGTATGATATTTGAAGCCATATCATCTAAAGTTATAGATGACTACAGTTCAAAAAGAGATATGTATTTATCTCATTTTCAAAAAATTAAATTAACAGATGCAATTTTACAAATTTATAAATCCCAATATAGTCAATTATCTCATGTAAGGATAACTAAAGATACGAAAGGATATGTATGGTTAGATGATCAAGATATAGTAGGTCTTATTAATGTAGAAGAAAAAGATGATGATTATAAATGGATAATATCATTTGAAATATTTGGGAAATATAAAGGTCATGGATTATCTAAGCAGATTTTAAAAGTTGCCGTAAATGATTTGGGAACAACTCATTTATCTGTAAACAAATCAAATCAGATAGCATATAAACTATATAAATCTTATGGATTTAAAACTTACAAAGAAACAGAAAAAATGTATTTTATGAGTATACGTAAAGTAGATGATATAGATGAATCTGTTACTATAAATGAAGAAGCTATTTTCTCCAAATCTCAAAAGAATCCTGTATATATAGTATTAATGCATAGCGGAACTCCTTTAGCGAACGCTATTAAAAAAGTTACAGGTGATGAATTCTCACATGCTTGTATTTCTTTTAATTCTAAATTAGATCCGTTATATTCATTTGGAACTAAAGGAAAAGGAGAAAAAGGTATAGGATTTACTATAAATGATCCTAAAGATAAATTCTTTACAAAATTTAATTCTAAATATAATGTATATGTAATGTACGTTACGGATAACGCATATAAGTCTATGAAAAATAGACTATCTTATTTTACAAACCATAAAGATACTTTAAAATATGATTTTAAAGGATTATTTGATATTTGGTTTGGAAAAGAATCAGAAGATCATGAGAAGTGGTTCTGCTCAAGATTTGTGATGGAAATTATATCTAAAGCGCAAGAATTATCGAAAGTTCCATCTTTATGGAAACCCAGTGATATTACTCAATTGCAAAATATTTCTCTTGTAAATAGGGGATTTGATTTCTTTAATTATGATTATAAAGTCACAGATAGACATTGTAATGATATAAAGAAAGGAAAGTATAGTCCTTCTGATATTATTTATGAAGATTCTCAATCTGCATACGTAGATTATATTACAACAGGAAATGAATCTTATTTATATAACGAATATAAGAAATTATATAAAGGGTATTACTATAAGATACCTGAAGTGGGATTTCATACTAATGATAGAGATGAATATCTTGCAGTTAAAGATGCAGCGATAAATGCTGCAAGAAAGTATTACAAATTCAAAATACAAGATACAAATCGTCCATATCCTTTCAAGTTTTATACTACACTTAATATTACACAAGAAAAATATTCAAAACTTATTAACGATAACTGCCCTCCTCTAAAACGAGTCAGAGCTAATTTATATCATATAAATATACAAGATGATTGGAGAAGGATATCTGTTATACTTGTAGCTGTTCCTGGAGAGATATTTGCAATGTATCTGTTATTAAAACATGACGTTCTATATAGATTTAACTATAAAGGTGTATTATTTCAGGAGTCCTCCACACAATACATTGATATGGAAGATGAGAGCACGAAATATTATAAGAATCCTGCTATGCAATTGAAAGTGAAAAGTACAAAAAAGAAAACAAGTCAAACTAAAGCAGGAAATTATTCTGGGTCAGCTCCATCTGTACCAGTACCAAAAGCAAAGAATAATATAAAAGAGTCTGCAGAAGAAAATAATGAATTATTATCTAAAGCTGAATATGCGAAAAAGTTATTAACTAAAGAAATAGTAGCATGTAAAGATTGTGCGTATATGTATGAAGATATAATGCTTCCATATGCAAAAGACAATTCTTTTGCTATAATTGGGTGGAATTTGAATAAAGCTAAAAATAATGATCAAATATTATTTCCAAAATATAGGAGTGCAGTATTTAATTATTGCTCTAAAATATTTAATGATATAAATAAAGGATATTGTTTAAATATGGACGATAGTTGTTTTTATATAGAAAAAATAAATCAGTAGTAAGAAGGTAATGGAGAATATCTCCATTACCTATCTTTATTTTGAGTATATTATCTATACTCTCTTCCTTTGTCTTTGAAATGATCATATACATACAGCTGTTGCTGAATATATAACGGAATACATGGATTTCCAATATCTATCCATTTGTCATGCCACTGGTGTCCGTCAGCCATGAATATCAATACCATCCCATCCATTGTTTTCTTTGTAATTACAATAGGATTATTGTACCAGTCAAATCCGTACCACGAATCACCTTTCAATGTAAACCCATTCCATTTCATATCCCGTTCATTTCTTCTGTGTTCCGATAAATTCCATTCTCTTCTCATTTGTTAAAAACTCCTTTGTTGTAAAAAATTTCTCGCATAACAATAAATTAGAGAAGAAGCATTAGCCAACACTTCTTCTCTTACAGAAAACTACAAAGACGCAATTTTCTGTACAAGTGACATCTTATCGAGGTCTAAGCGGCCTCGATAAGTACCATCACCATTATCCTGTGTTACTATCACAGGTCTACTTGGGACCCAATTATCCCAAGGTTTAGGGTCGCAGAATGTATGTTCTGCTTTCAGTTTATTGTACATATGATTCATCTCCTTTCTTTAGGGGATATAGAGAGTAAGAGTGGTGGCTCTTACTCTCTATTCATTTTTATAATATACGATTAAAATAATGAAAGTTTACAGGTTAGCTATAATAAGCTAACCTGTATTTTGTACGTTATTCGCACCTTCACATACTATTAATCATTTACATAATCAAAAAGGAGGTGACACCATTGTCTGAACAGCAAAAAAGAACTCCTAAAGACAGTTCTTTAACAAAAGAGGATATTATCAAAAATAAAGGATATTATGACATAAATGGAAATTGGAATAGTATTCTTACTTTTGATCAATATCCAGATAAATTATTCAGAGGACGTGTAGAAGTATTTATATTCAATAAGAAAAATGAAATATATATGAATATAGGAAACGGGCAGTATAGAATACCTGGAGGATCTATAGAGAGAAATAGGTCACATAAATATCAGGTATATGTAGAAGCTAAAGAGGAAGCTAGAATACTATTAGGTAAAATTACTTACACTAAATATAGTTATTTCAAATTCTTCAAAAAGAAATATACCAATTGTAAGATGCATTGGGACGGTACATATAATGAAGTGTATATAGCTGATTTTAAATCATGGTATTATGGTTATATAAATAAATCTGTTCGTGATAATTATATGACTAAATACGGAAGATTTGTTCCATTCGAGTATGCAGTGAATTATCTCAATATTCATCATCAAAAAGCATTAGGGTTAGTCTAGAATGACTAACCCTATCTTGTTCTAAGTATCCACATATGTAACTTCATATTATTATTAGTAATATTCATATTTTTATTAACTTGTATATTTATAGATTTAAATCTTGGAGAAAAAATGCTACTAATGGATAAGATCCGTCAGTTTTACTTTCAGAATCCCCTCCCATATATTTTCCAAATATTTTTCCAGATATATTATCGCTATTGATATATTCGAGATATGAAGATGTTATGTTGTTCCCAGATATGTGTAATATTACAAAAGTTAAACCTCCAGTATTAAGATATTATCCTGATTGACTAGGCAAATATATCCCATCCATATTTCCGTAATATTCAAATTTTATTTTAGATGCATCCCCTAAGTTGAAATAATTACTTCCAGTAGCAAGATAAGTACTCTCCTGAGCAAATTTTATATTAATTTTTGTCGAATAATCAAAATATCCTTTAGCCATATCCTTATATACCTCCCCAACATTCATGAAATTCATGAATGTTAAGTAAGAAATAGATGATTTAGAGATAGTGGGATTTATCCACTATCTCTATTATACTTTTTAATAATAAGTATTCATAAGATTTCCGCTTTGAGACATATTCTGCAACGCATTATAGTCTACGAATAAACCGTACATCTTCTTATTATATACTGTCTTTTTAGATAAAGATTCTCTAAGATCAAGATATTTCTTGTAACAAGTCTCCCATCTTTCTCTTTCTTTATCATCAAGATCTTTTTCTTCCATAAGATAATCTTCAAGAATACTCATTCTGCTGTTAATCTGTCTCATTAACAAAATAGCATCGTCCTGGGTCTCCACGTTTCGCAATCTCATATTATATTCAAACAAATCCTCTTCAATAGATTTCAATCCATTACGTTTCATTTGATAAATAAGACCTTTTCTTCTTGAAGATTCTTGGACTACATCTTGATAGTACTTTTCATCTCTTGGAGAAACTGTTGACATACTTTTATAACAATATGCCAGCATACGTTTAATAATAATACTTGATTCTATTTCTATACTATCTCTAAGAAGATATTCTATTTCTCTGCTTTGATCTAATTTATCATATATTCTAAGATACCAGTCCATTAATACAGTAGCAGTATCTATACTCTCAGAAGTAGCTATAGAATAAAGTTTCTCTGTTGCAGATAAATAATAATCCGGAATATTATCTTCAAATGTTCTCAATACATCAGGGACAACATTCCTATATAATTCAAGATTATTTCCTTCGAATATACTTGTTATGTTATGCATAGTTACATCACATACTGTAGAAAATAACTCAGATCTTATTAGAATTTCATATACGTCAAGCTCTATATTATTTAGAGCAACGAATCTGTCGATAATGTTTCTTAAATCGGAATATGGTTCCGGAGAATTCATAACACATATTTCTCTCAATACAAGAGCAATTACTTCACCTGGTTTAAGATCAAATCTTCTAATTAACTGCATATCTATTTCTAATGTATATGCACATTCTTTAAAAGGTTCGAATTCTCTAACTGCATTATGTACATAAGTTCCTTTATATCCTCGAAGAACTCTCTTAGCAAAATCAGAGCAAGATCCAAATTTATAATCCGGAACTACCATAATACCAAAAAACTGTTTATCTGTATTTTTATTGATAATCACTTCTCCACACCTAAAATCAGGAAACAATCTGTTCAGTTCTCTTCTCATTGCATTGGTCAAATCATTCAAAGGTGTTATATTTTCAAAATCAGATGTTGAACCTAATTCAAGTATACATTTGTATAATCCTTCTAAATTTTGATTCATTGTATTTAGCTCCTTTCATACTAATAAATTACTTGTATGTGAAGATATTAAGTATTGGTAAAATAATATATAAGTAACAAAAAAATAATAGAGAGGTGGGACGATAACTCTCTATTATTATGGTTAATGGCTAAACATATCTGCTACGATACGTTGTTTAGCTGACATCTTATCTAGGTCAAGATAACCTTGATAAGTGCCATCGCCATTATCCTGTGTTACGATCACAGGTACAGGCTGGAGTATATCTCCGACCATGCAATCCTGGAACGTATGTTCCACAAGAAGGTTTTTCATGAAATCATCTCCTTTCAATTGGGGATATAAGGATACAGAGGTGCGACTCTGTATCCTTATTCATGATGATAATATGTAATTGAAAATGAGATAAATCAAAAAAAATATAGAGTATAGGGATTAATCCCTATACTCTTCTTTATTCATCGATTATGATATCACTAGATGAGGTTCCATAACAAGCTTTCAATGCATCTCTGTTATATTGTCTACCATTTTTGTTCATATCAGTATTTTGAATGGGTATACTGCACGCAGTTAATTTTTCATCATTAGAAGTAAGAACTTTTTTTATTAATTCAGTTTCATTAGAGTATAATGGTCTTTCTAATGTATGCCTTATGAAATTCAAAAACAATTTACAATTCTTATATATCCTAAATTCAAAACTAATTCCATTTTCTTCTTGTATTTGAGATGATGTTATCATTTCTAAATTGTTAAAAGAAATAGGAAATTTTACATCAGAATCAAATATTTTAAAAATCTTAGTGACATATACATATGCAATTTGCTCTTCTAAAGCTTTGTAAATTTGTTGTCCGCCGATTACAAAACAATCCTTTGGAGAGATACGTTTAAGCCTTAAAAAAATCATGAGATCTTCAATAGAATGAAGAAAAATATATCCAGGTTTATTTAATGTATAATTTCTAGTAAGTACAATATTTAATCTATTATGTAGTGGTTTTCCTATACTTTCCATAGTTTTTCTTCCCATAATAACTACTTTGTTAGTGGTAATATTTTTAAACCATTTCATATCGGCTTTTAATTTAACCAAAAGCTCTCCATCTTTTCCGATCCCATTCTTATTGTCGATTGCTACTATTGCATTCATAATATTTCCTCCTTATATTTTATCACTGTTATAATATATTAATATAAAGTATTTATAAGAATAGAATAAAAATAATCAGACAAAAATAAAAATCCCAGTACCATTAATGGTACTGGGATTTCTCTGCTGCTTCATCTTTTAATTACTGAACTTGTTTAACCTGAACAAAGTCGTAGTGATCTGTCAATCCTGTAGGATGTAAGATATTGATACGTCCCTGAACTGGCTGATATTCTACGAATTTCCAACGCTCAAATGCATGGATGTTCGGTAATGCCGGATTATCAGCGTTTCTAATTTCATTGCTGATGTACATCTGGTAATCATAGATTCTGTAGATAATTCTATCTGTTCCTCTTGGACACAGAACTACGATAAATTCTGTTGATCCTCGAAGTTTATCAGAACCGATGAAGTTGTATACTCTAGAATCAGAAGTAACAACTGTCTTTGTGAAGTCAAGCTGCACTGGTCCGATGTTAGACGGTGTCTGGTAGCTATAATCTGTCGGTGTAATCTTTCTTACAAGATCTGGATCACCGAATACAGAAACTGTCATGTTTGGATCGTTTAATACCTGATACAGTTTTGTCATCTGAGAATCGAAGAAATCGAAGAATGTATTTCTTCTCCACTCAACATGATCTCCGTGATATCCTTCACGAGGAGCGTAATCGAACTGGCTGTATGTTTTAGAACGTACATCCATTGTCTTATAAGACTGATCAAGTTTTCTTCTGATCTGATCGTCTTTTGTATTTCCAAGAACTGTTTTGATCATGCTCATGATCTTAGTTACCTGATTTACATTGTAAAGAGCTGCGATATCTTTTGTTTCTTCTGGAGATACTGTTACGTCTACCGGAATAGCATTTGGAATTTCAACAATATCTGTTTTCTCTTTCCATCTTACGCTACATGTTGTAAGACGTGCACTGGATGTATCTAATCTTGAAGTGACACGAATACCTTTAAGGTTTCCTTTAAGAACCTGAATGTTAAGTCTGTCGTTCTGCATTGTACCAGAAACGAAGTCTGTAATTTTCTTGATCTTAACTCCGCCTTCATTTACTTTATACTCATAAGAAACGTTCGCCATAAGAGCACGTTCAACTTCACCATATGTAGGTGCAAATGCATAATTACATCTAACCCAAACATCATGATTACCTGCTTCTGTAGCTACTTTACCATTTGGCTCAATATATCCAGTCTTCTCATCTGGAAGAATATCGCCAATTTCAAAATACTGGTTTTGGATTTTAAAAGCTGAGATTCTTGTCTCAATAGACAGATGATCTGCACCTGCAAGACCGTTAAGGTAGGTGTGTACAACTTCATTGTCATCTGTGAATGGAAGTGTTGGAAGTTCAAACTCAACCTCTGGAGCTGTCTTTTCGATAGCGTCTGTCATAAGGTTCTGATCACGGAACATATCCAGTTCATTTCCTTCTGTGTCAACCAAGATACGATATTCCATAGAGATTGTAAACTTCGGTGAACGAGCAACAAACTTCGGAATAGCACCTTTGTCAAATACCATATTCATAAGAATCCATTTGTGCATCGGAATTGTGATGCCGATCATTGGATTCATAGAGCTCATCATTGTCTGCTCAAGAAGACCTGAACGGTCATTGTCATACTGTTGTTCCATAGTAGCAACATGGTCTTCGATTTCATCTGGAGTCATACCCTGTGGATCGTAAGAATTTTCTACGAAGAAGTTTTTAAGAGCTTCGTTACTTCCATTTGCCATAAATGCTCTTGCTGGGTCTGTATATATATCAGTTGCATTTTCGTTTAAGATGCCCTGTGTAAGATTAACATAGGACTCAACGAAACTATGCATTGGGTCGTTTTTAAAACTGTCGGACATATTACGTCTCGGCGCTTCACCAATAATCATAGTATTAGTCTCCTTTCTTACTCATCAATTTTTTCTTATTTAATTTACATTAAATATTTACTATATTGTTATTATATCCAATTTTACACAGATATTATTTTGCCTGTGTTTCGGATCCTTTCTTTATCTCTTCAAATACATTATTAATTGTATCTAATATAGCAAGATACTTCTGAAGTTCAGTCATATTTTCTATATATGTCTTACTATCAAAAATATCATCAAGATAATCTCTAATATATTTCTGAAGATCTACTAGATTGTTAATGATATAGTCGTATACTTTAGCTTGAGAAGGTTCTTTCTCTGCTGTGCTAACCATATCTACAATCGTTTGACATTTATTGTAAGTATCATTATAGAGACTCTTAAGTTCTTTAGTTTTAGCAACTTGCTGCTCGGAAGTTAACTGGTCAAAGATAGATTTTTCTATATCTTTTAATTTAGATGATGGATCATCAGTTGGTTCGCTACCAGCAGTATCATCAGTACCTTCTCCACCTTCTCCAGTATCATCTGCTTCAGGATCATTCATCTGATATTCATCTTCTTCTCCTTGGTTTTGATTATCCTGTCCGCCTTCTTCTTGATTGTCGTCGGTGCCTTCTTCTCCACCGGCATCATCTGCTTCAGGATCATTCATCTGATATTCATCACTATCATCAGCACCTTCACCTTCTTCTCCACCGGTACTATCACCCTCACCATCCTGATTATCTTCAGCTGCAGGAGCAGGTTCATTTCCTTCTTGATTCTGATTTTGGTTTTCTGTATTTTGTTCGTCATCATCTCCAGTGTTGTCTTCTGTAAGATAGAATGAACTTACAATATCATCAAATAAACTCATTTAGTGACCTCCTTTTCCTGGAATAGAAGCTTTAGGAATATCTCTCCCTTGAACTTTAAATCCATATTTGATTCTCTGGTATTCTCTAGTGAGTTTTTTCTGATAGTTTAATAAGAATCTATACTGATTCATATCCCCATCATTCTGAGCAATTTCAATTTGTTTTTCAACAACTTTAAGTTCCGTATCTATTTCATCGAACAATAATTTTCTTTCCCTATCATTCAATACTTTAGATGTAGCTAATCCTCCTATAGCTGCTATCAAAGCACCTGTAGGTCCGAATATAATACCAGTTCCAGCCAATGCAATAGCTCCTTTAATGCATTTAGAAAATGATGGTATTATAGATCCTTTAATAATAGCTTCTCTTCTATCTGACGTCAAAGCTTTTTCTATGGACTTAATAAGTCCACTTCCCTGAGCATCTACAGATTGCCATAAAGATTTCTGCTTTGTATTCAACTCTTTGAGCTTAGCCTTAGCGTTCTGCAAAGCAAGTTTAACTGTATTGAGATTGAATTTCTCTTGTATAACTTGATAAGATATTTCAAGCAATGCTTGGTTTGCAATATCTTCTTCAAATATATTTTTTATACAATAAGAGTTTTCTTTTATATTACTCAATCTGCACATCTCTGCATCTATAGCAGTATTTGTGATACGTTTATCGTATATAGTATATGATTCTGATATTACAGTTTGTTTTGCTTTTCTCAATTCAGCCATATATTCATCTAATTGGATCGATGATTTTAAAATCAAATCACTGATTTCATATAATATATTAGCTTTAGCTCCTTTAGTTATAAAAGGTATCCAATTAATTCCATTCATATTGGTATTAATAATAGATTCAGATACCATGGCAGCTTGAGCTACGTTTATAAATGCATTTTCAAAATCCATGTCAAAATCTAAATCATCATCGTCGTTATCAGGATCTGAATGATCTGCATCTTCAATGGAATCTAAATATGATTCTACTTTATCTTCACATTTCTTCAAACAGTCAAGATACTCTTCAAGTTGTTTTGTTTTCTTTTCGTTTGAAGATTTATCTATTTTGTCTTGAACTTTTTTCTTCTCACTTCTAATAGATGATAATAGTATATTAGCTTCTTTATCGTTAATCTTCTTTGAGATCAACCAACTTACTAAACCTAATACTCCAGCTACAATAGGACCGATAGGTGTAATAGTTGCAACAGCCAATAATATACCAGCTCTAGCAAAAGCCATTACGTCAGGAAGATCATCTATAATAACTTCTGGAGATTTGGTATGTAATTTAATAAAGAAATTTTTAATCTTTGACGGAGATTTATCTTGATCTGCTTTATATTTGGCGATCAGTCCTTCAATATCAGAAGTATCTGCTTCGAAAGTGATTGTTTTAAAAGATTCCTTATCAAAGATATTATACTTATTCTTTTCATTAATAGCCTCAGTATCACTAACAATACCATCTAAAGTGCATAAACTATCAAATTTTTCTTTATCGAAAATATTTGATTTTTTAATATTAATAAAATCTTTAGATACTCCGCTGTATCTTGGGATATTATCAATACTCTTATACAGAGCGACTTTATCTTGTTGAGGGATATCTCTTCTAATATAAGCTTCTACTTCTTCCATATAATCCGCGGCATCTGCTTCTGTATGGATTTCTAAAGCTTTGTCCAAGAAATATTCTGTAATAAATAAATCAGAAGATGATCCTAATAAAGACTCAGTTAAATCTCTATAAGTTGTAGAGGGATTATGCAATACAGCTTCTATTAATGGATCTTTTCCGAGACTTCTACTAATGTAATTATTAGCAAGAACTTCCTGGTAGTTTTTATATTTTTCATCAGATATATTCATATCACGGTACATAAAATACTCTGTAATAGAAGATACAACTTTAGTATCATCTACATCTACTCCGTTTTTAACCATACTGTAGATGATATTTTCTAAAGCTACATTATACTTATAATGGTCTGGTACATTATAAGTATCAATCAGTTCACATAATTCTGATACTATCTTATCAGAATTATACATATTTTCTTTAACGATTTTATCTACATTAAATCGTTTGCATAGCATATCATGATTTTTGATAATTCTTTCTGCTATTGCGGCCTCGCTGATTCCTGATGAGATAATCTCTCTATCTCTATCATTAATATTATATTTAGCCATATCTATATCTACGGTAGGTTCAACACCTAACATAATTTCAGTAGAAATAAATCTGGCTATATCCGACGCTTTTGATTCTGATTTAGGAGTAACTTGTTCTAAAACTCTCATACAAAAATCAAAATCATTTTGAGAAACCTTTGTTACAGACAAAGGTTTAATTAATGGAATTGCTGATTCTACAGTTACTTTCTCATTATACCTTAAAACAGGCGAATCTGTCTTTAGTCTAGAAATACGTTCTTTGACTAAAGACGAAACATAAGTTCCTTGAGACATCATCAGTATTCGACCTCCTCTTTATTAATTTAATATACTGTTGAAGCTGTAAATTAATGGAGATTGGTTAACTTGTGCTTACTGCAACATCAGTATAATAATATAAAAGGAGGAATTGTCATGATAAAAACTATGGCGCCTGATACAATTGGGTACGTAATTATAGAGACAGCTACTACGTCAGAAGATATTATGCCAGCAAAAATTATTGAAAAACGTGGCGATGGTAGAGTGTTAGCTGAAGGATGTCTTCAGGAAGCTAATATGAAAAACAGAAATGGTAGATTCTACGATTCAAGAGATTTATTTCCAGAATTAGTAGCTCCAAGACAATTAGAGTTACTTAGAACAGGCAATATGAGAGGTGAGAATGGCCATCCATTATCTAAAGATTTAGTTAGACAGCAGACTATTGATCCAAACAATTGTTCTGTTATCTTTACTAAGTTTTGGACAGATGGTGATCTTGTTATGGGTAACTTCTTCGGCACTTATAATGCATTGGGAGAAGAATTCAATAAAGAACTCATGTATGGGTTATCTCCATCTTTCTCTATGAGAGCTCTTGGTACTATCAAGAATACTAATAGAGGAGCAGAAGTAAAGGGAGTTAAACTTATCACTTATGATAGAGTAATTTATCCTTCTCATAATAAAGCTTATACTCATGGAGTTGTAAGTGAGGGAAGTAATCTTCTTCTTGAAGAAAATGATAGAGGAACTCTTATCCCTATCACTAATCAATCAGTTATTGATTATATTAGAGAAGAGTCTTGTAATATCAAACAGATTAGAGAATCTTTCGATCTGTTATATGATGATATCAAACTCATTAACAATAAATCTCAAGTTCAGCTTACGGATAGAGCTGGCGGTGTATTTATTGTTAATCTTGAGAATTATATCCATAATGAAATTATTGGAGCATGTATCGGTGAGTCTACTTACTATTAGGAGGTGATACAATGTTCGCTAATAATATGACAAGACTTCTAAATAAGATTGAGAATAGATTAGGTACAGATATGCTTAATCTTCCAGATCAATTGAAAAAAGAAGTATGGGCTGAAAAGGTTATTGTTCCTGATACATTAGTTACATGGTCAAGGTATTTTCCATATGAATTTAGATATCATATTACGCCAGATACAAAAAAGAAAAATGGCTGGTATCTTCTGGATGAGGAAGTATTTGGAGATGTAAATATATTGGGAGTAAAGAATATAGACTGGGGAACATTCAACAATGATGTATTTGGTGGACCATATGGAATGTATGATTATATGTCTGCTGGATATGATATTGGAGATATGTTTGGTTTGATTAATCAGGCTAATATAAATTCATTATTCAATAATGGTATATATCCTAATTTCGAACCTCCTAACAGATTCAGATTAGAATCTACTTATGGAGCTGAGATATGCATGAACGACTTTGATGTATTCGTACTCATAGAACACAATGCGAATCTCACAACCATAAGTCCAACGCAGATGGATACTTTCGAATCATTAGCTATGGCTGATGTAGCTGGATTCTTATATAATAAATTGAAATTATTCCAAGATCTTCAAACTGTATTTGCTAATGTAAATATCAGAATAGAAGATCTTCAAGAACAATACCAGAAACGAGAAGAAATAATGAATTATATTAAAGAAAGTTATGTATCAGCTGCTAATAAAAATCAGCCGCTTATGTTGTGCATTTAGAAAAAATAAACCAGATGAGGATTATCCTCATCTGGCATTTTCTTTTACAATATTTGCTCTAATTCTTTAAAAAAGTTATCGTAGTCTATGATTCTTGTACCAAATAGCCCTGAAATACTATCCAGGTACATTATAGATTTATCATCTATTTTCTTATTATCGTCGTTAATAAAAACATTGTTATCATCAAGATCTAATTCATATACCATATCATCAAAATTTTCATCTCCTATCCAAGATGTATCAAATACGCATACGGCATATTTGTGTTTGTTTTTCAATACATCTTCATAGAAGTTTTGAGGAAATAATGAATCTTCGATATATGAATTTCTAATCTTATTCAATGAGTGAATATATTTGTATTTAGATAAATCATACATGCAATCTTGGTTTGTTTTCTTTCTTACAAATAGTTTCAATACATCCATTTTAAAATCAGTATCGACAAATGTTTTATCTACTAAAATAACAGTCGTGTTATACAAAGGACTAGGTTTAACACCAAATATTTCCATTAATTTATTATAACATTTTCTAAAATTTTTTGTTATTCTAGTAATAATTTCATCGAGTAAATCTTTTTTCATTTCTTACTTTTCTCCTTATATATACTTCTTTATCTTACGTTCACCATCGGTAATTACTAAAAACGTATTTATTCTTTTTACAAGATATTCATCATCTACTAATGATCGGTTTAACGCATAAATACTAGTAGCTGCTAATATGCCCTTGTTATTAATATTTATCAATTCATATTCGAATTCATCGTCTAAATCTAGATATATAGTATCTATGTCCATATATGTAATTACACCATATTGGTGAAATGGATCGACTTGCATTAACTCTGTTACAGATAAAGCTTCTGTATCTCCTTTTAATGGATATGGACAAATTATATGATTAGGATTTGTTGTAAACATATCTTTCATAAAATCTTTGGTCCATCTTAGATTAGGAGCTTTTTCTGATATAATCTCATTTTCTTTCAATACCCATGGTATTTCTATAACCGACATATGTTATCAAACCTCCTTTTTTTATACAAATAGTATTTTATTGTCAATCATACCTAAGCATAAGCAAATTCTATCTATGCCTATAACTTCAGTTCTATCATCATTACTCTTTAAAAGAAATGTAGCAAACAGTTTATTGTTATTTTGTAATAAATCTACAAACAAATCATGTTTAATACATTTATTTTTATCGTCTAATAATACATTGATTCCAGTATTATCAGTATAGATAATTGGAGCTACATAGTGGCCTGGATTACTGTAATTTATAACATCATTTAATATTTCTCCAGATTCAATCTGTCTTTGCCAAATATCTTTTCTGATTTTTGGATACCATGTATGCATTTCAAGAAAAACTTTATGTCTATACATATCAGTTTTCATTACATCTAGCCATTCTCGCTTAATTTTACAAGGCCCGATATTTGTTTGAAATTCGTCGCCATATTGATGAAGAAAATTAATGTGAATCATTTTCGTCATTATCATCGGCCTCCTCTTTTTCAACGGCATCATTATCGGTAATTGTAATGTCGATATTACAAGAATCGCACCAATAATTATAAATTCCCTCTTCAAAAGGTTCTAATCTTATTAACTGTTTTTCGCACTCTGGGCATACACAATGTTTCATTCTTTTTGTAATCATAATCAATCTCCTTTTGCCATTAAATCCATACTATCAAAAAATGATTTCTTTTGATTTGGAATTGTTCTGTTGGCTTTTGCATTTTCTATTTTTCCTTCTTGCTCTTTGAGATATACATTGTCTTCTATCTCATACAAGTTCATTCCAAAATTAGGTCTTCCTAAATAATTTACTAATAATTGTGCAGATTGATACATATTAAAACCACTTATAGTATAAAGCAGTGCAAATAGCTTATCTACACTTATATCAGCATAAACAGACGGGTCACCTAATGTGACCCGTACTCCAGGTGTTTGATCTCCAGTATTTTCCCAAACAACTACAACAGGATCAAATTGAATATATCTCTGTTGTGCTAATCCAGGTAATACTATAGATTCTTTTCTATTTCTTAGAATCACTTCACGTCCTTTAGTACCAAATGTATTATCGCTGAACCATTTTGATACTTGTTCTAAGTTCATCTTGAATAATATCATATCCTGTGGTCGGATCATAATATTCATTTTTGTATCTGTTTTATCTAATGATAAATAATAGCTAAATGATCTTTTTATGCTTAAAAGTTTACCGCTAGATGTATATTTGGAATCATATCTATATTCTTTATGGAAATGATATCGTTGATCTTGATCACCTTTATTTGACAAAGATACATTCATTCTCAAGAAAAGATTAGACCCAAGATATAATACATCGTCCGATAATTTATCGTAATCAATATAATTTATAGGTCTCATTAGACCTCCTCCTGAGCTTAATAATATTTTTACTTTAAGGTTAAGCTAACATTAGTTTCTTATTATACTGATTTTCCCGTTATCAATGATAAATACAATACCAAATTGATTAGATAAGAATCTCATATTATTCTCATCAGTATATCCGTTAAGATATAATTCCAGCCTGCAATTTAATATATGAGCATATGCGTCTAACAATACTCTTATTGAATTAATTGTCATCTCTGGCAATACAATATTTTGCGGTACAATAATTTCTCCATAAGTACAAGTAAAATGATTATACCACGCAGGTTGTTGTATTGGCTGTTGAGTTTGCTGCTCATGTTCTGCAATCTGCTGAATCGATTGTTGACCAATTTTCATAGCATCTACTAATTCCTGAGCACGTTTAATTGTTTCTGGATTTGTAAAAGCATTCATAACAAATTCCTCCTTAAAAGTTTTTATTTTTATATCATTTTTATAATATATAATCAAACAGTAAGTTCCCTATAGAGATTTTACTCTCTATAGGGAATTCTTTAGTACATGAGAAAAGTCATACGAATCACACAAGCAATAATCAAATTCTAATGTTCAAAAGTAAAAGGTCGAATCCTTTCTTTTTTGATTATAAATGGTTTGATCATCTGTCTAACCATTACATTATTGTTATACATATCATTTAACTCTTGGTCTGATACATCTACCAACTTGCAATCTAAAGCATAGATATTAAATATTTTTCTTTTATCCAAGAAATATTTATTACAGTATTTAAATCCTTTATCCACCACCTCGATGTAATAAGTATCGTTAGCTCTAGTTCTACCCAAAGTCTGTCTTGCTAATACTTCGGATTTAAATGGTTCTGCTAATACCAAAGTACATTTCAATCCTTTAATATCTATAGCAGCTCCCGCTGATTTTGTAGTGGTAAGTATAACTTGTCTTGTTAACGAATATGCTTTGTCTTCATCTGAAACTATAGATGTAAATATACCAATATTTCCATATAAAAATGGGAATTTTTCTAAGATCCATTGATATACTTCTTGAATTGCTTGGTTTGTACCAATGTAGATAAGTATTTTATCCTGTGATGACTTTATAATCTTTTTAAATATAAAGTCTAGTACTACGCAGCACATCATCTTAAAATTATCATTCGTGACAATGTAATTTGTATATTTGTTTCTGTCTAAACCATATTTATTCTTACAGAATGATATAGTTTGTGGCTCAGGTCTACTATTATATCTCATAGCGATATAATGAGTATGAGGGTCTGTATCTTCATGGAATAAATCAATAGCAAGTATATTTTTAAATGCTGTTTGATATATCCTATTCTCATCTTCATTTGATCTTGCTGGTGTAGCAGTGAGATAATAAGTCTTGTATACATTAGTATAGAAGTCTATCATGCACATATTATCAAAGTTAGTATGAGCTTCATCATAGAACTTTAACCCTACTCTGATATATTCAAATAACTCTGTTACTTTATCCCATCCATAAGAATCTCCATAACTCTTTAAAGTTCCATGGGTAACAAGAAATACTTTTATATTTTTTATCTCTTCATTAGATTTAGTTAATAATCTAAATACTGAACCAGAACCGTCTATACTAAATATTTCTTTATCAGTAATATTTGTATATTGAACTATAGCTTTTCTCCATTGGTCTAATACTGATTTTGAATAAGTTATAATCATAGACTTTATCCCTAATATCGACATAGTTCCGATAGATACATATGTCTTGCCTTTTCCTGTATTAAGATTTACAGATAGCTGCGATTTAGATTGTGTTTCTAAATATTCTCCGCTACCTACCATAAATCTCAAGGCTTGTTTTTGATCTTCATCTCTAGGAAGATATTTTACACCTATATCATTATAAGTATCGTATTTATTATATGCATTTTTCATAACATATGCATTGCAATTTAACAGCTGTTCTACATACCATACATCTACTCCTCTAGGTATGTATAGTATTCTTTTTTCGTTATCATAAAATATTCCTGTATATCTGTAGCTATGAGTTACAGGTTCATATATAGCAAAAAAACGTTCTAACTTCGGGCTGTCTCCGAAGTTATAATCATTGATCTGCACACATGTGTTCTTTACAATTATTTTCTCCATTTGACGTTTTACCTTCTTTCTGATCAATTACTTATATGTTTTGGAAATTATAAAACTTGACACTATTATATAATAAGATATAGGAAAGAGAGGATGTAAATATATGACTTTAAATGTAATAGATACAATAACAGTGAATGTAAGTTATAAGAAACTTATCTTCAGAAAAAATATCACTTTAAATGAAAGCACTTATTATAAGACAAAACATGGCCCTATAAAACTAGAAATGATTTTATTGAATGATAACAATATTTTAGAACTTATGATATCTCATAGGGGAGAAGATTTAATGCTAATATCGGAGTGGGTAATTTTAGATGAATTCCTTGCACTGTTCGGTATATTGCCTGGAGAGTACCATTATACTATTGATAAAAATTATATTCTTCGTACATCTGATTATGACAGTAATGCTAATATTACTATCGATTTAAAAATCAATGATTATGTGACATATAAAATTATAGATAATAAAGATCATGTTATATTTTACGGAAATGGCCAGATACAAGATATGCGGAATATTAATAACCATGTCAGTGCTTGTATAATTGGAGGAATGGAATTTCATTTTACTTCAACAGGATTAATGATTGATAATTCTTCGTCTGTTATCAGTAAATACGATGATGAGAGAACGTTAAAAATAAGAAAAATAGAAGAGCTAGTGCATTAATGCACTAGCTTCTTTTTTATTCTTCTGACTGTACAATAGGAATAGTCTCATATTCATCGAGAATTTTTTCAATCTCTTTTGCCAATTCTGGATAGGAATTAATAGTCTTTTCTTTATCAAGCTTCGTCTGATATATTTGAGTTGCCAAATATTTAGCAAGACCATTCATCATCGGTTCTTCACCATCCTCTTCTTCTGAAACTGAAAACAAGGCCATTGCTGGCGCAGCAAATGTATTTGAGAAAAGCAAATCATTTAATGCATCTTCCACCATATCTATTCTTTTCTTTTCAGTAAAAGGAACCACTTCATATTCATAATACACTTTCTTACGTTCATGATCATAATAAGCTATAGCTCTTTTACCGATAGTTGTTTCTGGTTCTGGATATTCATCCACAAAGAATCCTGTCTTTGCTAAATTTTCTCTTGTTTCACCAAGTCCATGTACAGGATCAAATGGTCTTCTATGTACAAAAGTTACAACTCTTGTTTTCTTATCAGCTCTGATATATATTTCTGCCATTATATCTTCCTCCTTACTTAAATTATCATAATGTTTCCGCTGATTATATTATACGCAATATATTTGTATATTTTAAGAATTTTGGTAATATATTATAATAGTGATACAAAAAAATATATTAAATATTCACGTTAAGGAGGAAGTCTATTATGGCTAAAATTGAAAAAAGATGTACTATTAGGATTTTTATTGATAAAAGAGCTTGTCCTGGTATAAGACCGATGTTTATGTTTGGCATCGGAGTAAACATTCCAATTCGTTGGATGGATAAAAACAATGTAGAAATAATTAGAAAACTTCCAATAGTAGACATAGATATTAGTGATAAATCTAAACCAGTGTTTGTATTAGATGCATCTACTAAATATCATAGCAAATTAATCCAACATTCTTTTAACTATATATTAGAGTGTTGCTTTGATTATGTTGATGATATTCCTGAGATGTCAGATTATAAATTATTAATAGATAGCATTAAAGTAGATGAATATGTGGCTATAGTTCACAATGGATATGAATATGTATTAGATGATATTGTTAAAGTAACCGATCGCGATATGGCATCTCAAATTGGACGAATATGTGAAATTAATGAGGATGGAAGCACATTCACTATTGATACTTCAGAGGATGCAAATTCTTCTTCTTGGATCTATTCTATCGATGAAGTGTTTTCGATAGGATCTGTATAAGAATAAAAAGAGCAGAGTACTTTTCAGTACTCTGCTTTTATTTTTTATATTTTCATTATTGTACTGTAATTAATATCTCCTGAACCTAATCTTGTTATACCTACAGATTCAAATGGGAAGTTTGTTATACTATCATTTATAATTGTTCTATAATCAATAAACTCTCTCACCCATTGTGGAGTATCCACATTTACAGGTATAGCTAATGTAGTTATTTCTTTTTTACCACTTCTAAAGAAAGTATTATCCATAAATAATTGTACAAATCTATTATATACCTCTGGATAAGTATGTTCTATTGCACTGATATTTGATGGATTGATATTTACTTTAACTACACCTATTGTATTTCTTGAATCCAAATCTATTGCTTCTAATTGATCTCCTCTTACCTTATTCCATACAATAGATGCTTTAATACCTTGAATTCTCATTGGATCTTCATAACTAGACATAGCTTTAATAGCCAATGGTTTGTAGAATTTCTTCTCTCCATTTCTAAGAGATTCTTCTATCTGTTTTTCCAGTATAGCAATCTTCTCTATAATTCTAGTCTGATTAATTCTATCTGCAGTTAATACATCTTCATATAAGATTTTCTGTAATGCTTCTTTTGCAGATTCATTTAATGTAGATTTATTTATAGGAAGCCCTTTAATATCTAAAGCTGTATCAATAGTCTGCTCAAGAATAACACCCTCTTTAAGTTCCTGATTTGTAGCATAATTCTTTTTATTGTTAGTCAATAATGCTCTACTAAACAAGAACTCATTCTTTAAATATAATAAACATTTCTTTCCTTCCTTATAAGAATGATTACATTTTGTATACAATTCCACATACTCATTACATAAATTACCACTAATATATGCAATAATATTGATAATACTAAATCTAAGATTATTTTGTCTAGATATTACAAATGGTCTGATCATAGAATCTCTCTCTACAATTTCATCATTCATAAAATCATATCTTAATTCTTTCTTAGGTGTAACCTGTACATATTTATCCTTATCAAGATCAGCTTCTAATGTAGATATATAAATATCCTCTCCAACTAATCTATCCAGCACGAAATGATAAAATGCATCGAAGCTTACAATTGTACTATCCGTATCAGAAATAATACATACATCTTTTATCATATTATTACATCTATCAATTCTATCGATATACATATGAGGATAGTATACATATTCTCTAAACAAATCCTGCAAAGTATCTAATTCTACTTTAATCTCATCGGGAACTTTATTTGGAGATAAATATGGCTCTTTTAATGATTTGAGAATATATTTAATACCATTCATGATTGATCTATTTTCAAGAAATGCATATAGATTATTCTTATAAAATAATCTATTCAAATCTTCTTGATTTAATGAGCTTATTGTAGAATAAATAAGCTTTGCATCTTCATATGATGGAACCCATTTAATTCTACCTTTTCTCCAATCTCCACAAGTTCTCATAATTTTAGCAAAACACATATCTGCTGATACATTAAAATCTAATACATTCGCATCATTAAATACTCTTGTGTTTTTCTCTGAGCATACACAATCAATGAAATGTAATACCTCTTCCAATGAACCAAATTTTACATTGTTTGCCATAAAACTTTCAAAGAACATTGTTGCCGTAGATATAACTGATCTTCCTTGAGCTGTAATTGATGCAGCTACATATAAATTATACAACACACAAGCTGCATTACCAAGACACCCATAAATACTGTTTGCATCTCGCTTCGCCAACAATTGAGATAGATTATATTTTGCCACGTTTACATAATCATGAGCTTCAAGATATTCAAACATTTTCTTCTTATAAATATCTCGACCTTCCATAAATGATCTGATTAATTCAATTAACGGATGAGGTTCAGCTCCATGTTTTTTAAACATAACTCCATATGCAGTACATATAGGCTCTCTTGAATTTATCCATTGTGCCATCTCTAATAATGTACTATCAGTATGAGTTTTCGTATAGTTATTATCAACTATACATTTATTCTCTTTATATCTTTTATTTATTGAATATTGAACTGCTTTTCTTATATCTTCTCTTACCATTTGAGGTTTTAATCTCTGTATAACTCTAACCATTTCATCTTCATACATTTTGTACTCAACCATTCTAATTCCTCCATTTTACGTACAATTACGTTCTTTTATTAATAAGTTCTAGACATTATTATTTTTTAAAAGTATGGTTTTACTACGAATAACATGTAAGTAATATCTTAGAAAATTATAAGATCAATTATATAAAAGGAGGACAATAACATGTTATTCGATTCAATTGTACCTGGATCTAACTCCAATGATTTAATCAAAGAAGAGTTTAACGATCCTACATTACTTGAGCAGGTTATGATCGCAGATGAAATTGCACATCTGCCTCAGGATAAGATTAAAGAGTTCTGTGAAGCTGGCGGTGTTGGTGAACAGCTCGTTCAGGAAGGTAAAATGTCTAAGAAAACTCTTGTTAGACTTAACAAACAGGATGACCTTACAAGACGTACAAAAATGGGTGCTCTGTTACTTGCAAAAGAAAACAAAGATCCGTTATATGATAAGCTTGTTAAAAACAGAATGCAGAAACGTGATCTTGTTGCAAAGATCATGAAAAAATATGGTCATAAAGGACAGAAGGTTGCTAAACAGGCTCAGGCTGAATATCTTCATGGTAAGAAATCAGCTTTACCAAAGAACTTTATGAGATTCGGTGGAAATGAAAGATTAGGTTAAAAACAAAGCAGCTGTGCACGTTACCTGTAATGGGTAACGTGCGTATCTTTTTCTAATCATACCAAAACAGAATAATAAAAATATATTATTATATTGATCAAACTTAAAGGAGGTTCATGCCAAATGAATCAAAGAGTATCTTTTAATGAAAAGATGGCAGTGGAACGTCTAGTCCCACTGCCGCAATACAGTTGTTATACTGAACTAATAAACACAGGTGTTCAGTATATCAATACTTCAATATTTACTGATATGGATATATTGAATTTACATTTCTATCAGTTACTTGATCTGTTTAAAGATGGGATAGAAACAGATCAAATCCAAACATCTGTTATATTAGTTACATTCACAGATGGAGAAACAGTTAAACTGTCAGTATTTGACTATTGGTTTAACTTATTATTCTGGGGGTTACCTGTATCAAGTAATCACCCAATCGATTCTAGATATCTTTGGTATTATGAAGATATCACTCAGGATAGTATTGCTGATTATATCAACAGTACGTTCCTAAAACTCAATAGACAGAATTATACTAATATGCAGATCAATAATATGATTGATGATGTAATGTATAAGTTTCAGTTTATTGATAAATTCTCATTGTTCCTGTACAATACATCAAACAATGAGGATACTATTGAACTTATGTTGAACAATAAAGATTTTTATGATTGCATCCACTGTGATTTATCTAATATTCCTATCGAAGATGTAAAAGATACTGGAATGAAAATCACTAAACGAGGGGTTCAGCATATTCTCGATTCAGGAAAACACTGGGCTATTCCGTACTTCAAAGCTAAAGAAGGAATCAATATTAAACAGTATCGTGAATTCCAGTTTAATATTGGTACTGTACCGGATGGCAATGGCGGTGTATATCCATTAATGATTAATGGTAACTATGCTAACAGGGGTATATCAGATCCAGCACTGTATGCTATTGATGCAGATAAAGCCAGAATTGCTCAGGTATTATCTCATCAAAACGTTGGTACATCTGGAGCATTTGCTCGTATTCTTGGGTTGAATAATATGGATGATCGATTACATCCAGATCCTCATCATGTATGTGATTCTAAACACTTTGTTCAAGTTACAATCAAAGATGCAAAGACTTTGTCTATGTATAAAGGACGTTGGTATAGATTTACTCCAGATGGAGTTGAATATCAAATGTCTTTAGAGCCTATTAAAGATAATATCGATCTTGTAGGAAAAACATTATTGTTCAGAAGTCCAATTACATGTGCATCCAGATCTAGAGGTCATGGTATTTGTTATAGATGCTATGGTGGTTTATCTCATACAAATAACGATATTAATATTGGAAAGATTGCTGCTGAATTATTATCATCATTATTAACACAACGATTATTATCAGCAAAACATCTTCTTGAAACAAATATCAAGAAGTTAATGTGGAATGAAAATTTCTATACATTTTTCGAGATAAACTATAGCATGATCAAACTTAAAGATGATACTTCTTATAAGAAGTTTAAGATAATACTTGATCCTATGGAAGATGATGAAGAATTAGAAGATGATATTGATCCGACATTAGCATTCAATACGTACGTTACAGGATGCACTATTATCGATCCTAAAGGTAATGAGTATTATATCAGTACATCTGATGAAGATAGTTTATATCTTAGCCCAGAATTGAATTCTATTATTAATAAGAAGACTCCTGATAGTGATGGATTATATATTTTGGATTTAGATTCTTTAAAAGATAAAAATCTTTTCTATATTGAAGTTGTAAATAATGAACTTGGTCGTACATTAGAGAAGATTAAAAATATTCTTAATAAGAATGCGGAAGTAAGACGCCTTGTTACTAAAGACGCTATCACTCAGGCTCTTGTTGATACTATCATCGAAGGTGGATTGAATATTGATGCTATTCATCTTGAGATTATCTTATCTCATCAGTGTAAATCATATGAGAGTAATTTGATTGAACCTGAATGGCAGTATCGAAATGCTACTTATAGAATGATAACTCTAAACGAGGCTTTGAAAGATAATAAGAGTATCACTATATCTCTTATGTATAAAGATATCAATAAGTTATTATTCTACCCATTATCATTTATGAAGAGCGATCCATCTGTAATGGATTTATTCTATATGACTAAACCACAGATGTATATGAGTATGGAACCAGTAGAATCTAATCTTGTAGACGATAAGGAGGTAGAAGGTCCAATTAGACCGTTTGTATTTACAGAACCGCCAGTAATGTCTGATGATGAAGATTAATAATAAAACACGGAGTATGGTTAACCATACTCCGTTTTCTTTTTTGTAAAAGTCCTCTATTTCAATAGCATATTATTATAGTGAATATAGTATAATAATATCTACTATATTACATAATTCAAAGAAAAATATATCAAAGCACCTATGCGTAAATAGGAGAAAAGAGGATTATTATGAGAACAATGGAAATTATCGAAAGAGTATGGATTTCAAGAAACAGTGATGAGGAAACACTTAGACGTTTCTCAAAAAGAGTTTTAGAGAGTGAAAGAATCACTCTTGGAAATGGATTTGAAGATGCTATTATATTAATGAAGAATCTTAGCGAAATTGAAAATCAGGAAGAATTCTATGGTACTATGGATATCGTAGAACGAAATTTATTGAGAAGATGTAGTAATAAAGATTACGATATTTTCTCACAGTTCTTTGGGTACGTTGAGTTATTAAAATGCGACGAAGAGTTTAAAGAAATTAAATCTTTCATTAGAACTATGGGTACTCTTATGGAACAGATGAATGAAATGTACAATAATAAAAATGAGAAAGAAGAGGAAAAAGAAATGACAAATACAAATAACGAAAATTATGTAACCGAGACAGAATTAAAAAGAGTTGTGCAGGATGTAGCTACAGATGTAGAACTGGGAGCCGTGATGGTGCAGTGTGAGGCTTTAACTTTTATTGATGAAGATAATCAGAAAAAATTTATTAAAGCTCTTTGTGATTTATCAGCATCAAATGCCGATGCAGTGGTGCCAGATTATTCTGATGATATGAGATCATCATATTATTTAGCTGTATCTTGTATTAATGACTTGATCGGAACAAGCAATGACTTATTTTCCAAGACATTAGTAGAAGCATTAGACGCTATGAATAAATCTGAGTATGCTGATGACACAGATCGAAAAACAGTAAGTTCTGTATATGATTACATCAAAGACAAAGATGTTGATCATGCAAAAGCAATGTTGAAAGTTATTAAGTTATACCTTTCAACAGCGTATGAATTTATCAAAAATTATGCAGAGCAGCATTAAACTGCTCTGCAAGAAAGAGAGGTTGCGATTGTAAGACCGCCAATCTTGTTAGAAGGTAATGCTTAAAAAGCATTACTGTAATGTAATAATTTTTAACTAATAAGGAGAAAAATACAGATGAGAAAAGTAATGACAGAAAAACAGAGAAGAAAAAGATTTAACGATATTAAAATTGTAGTATATTATATGATTGCGAAATTTGCACAATTCATGACAGGAGCTGGAATAATAATGTGTCTTATATCTGCTGCAGCAGATATTGAATTCACGCCAGTATCTACAATTATATTATATTTATTAATATCTATAATAGTGATTGCAGTGTCAAATTTCATAGCGTCAAAATTATCATTCTATTTATATAGGAAACATGCTATTCCTAGAAGTAAGGTGATTGATAGCATATTTACAGAATAAGTAAAAGAGGAAGGTACTTAAACCTTCCTCTTTTATTTTTTGATATAAACCCTCCATTCTAGTACATATAAGTAATTGATTGGAGGTGAACTTACTATGGTTGTTCAACAACAACAATCAGGTCCCGTTTCTGTGTATTATCAGATGGAGACCAGTAATAAATCGTTCCTTGAAATGCATTATTTTTTGAAAGCTAAAGGAATTAAAAATAATAAATTCTTTCTTATACTATATGATAGAGATTTAGCCGGAGTTAATCCTAGGGATCCTACTCTTAATGAAGTTATGAAAGCTAAAATATTAAGAGAGTGTATGATTAACTTTTGGTATTTTATTAGAGAAGTAATTCTTATCCCTGACCAAGGTAATACAGTAGGTGGGGGTGTAAGATATAAACTTCATAGAGGTAATCTTGCATTAAACTTCGGTTTCATATTAAACTGGAATATGTTTTTAGAGTTACCTCGTCAGCATGGTAAAACTGTATCGGCATTATGCTGGTATTTATGGGTATACTTATTTGGTACTACCAACTCAGAAATGATGTTTATGAACAAGAAACATGATGACTCTAAATTGAACTTGGCTAGAATTAAAGAGATACGATCTGCGTTACCTAGATATCTAAGATTTGATGAAGTTCCAGGTAAAGATGGTAAACCTATGAAATTATCAGAAAACGTAGAATCTATCAAGAACCCATTTAACTCAAATAAAATTTCTACTAAACCAGGTGCTAGGAACAAAGCTAATGCTAACAGTATCGGTCGTGGTTGTACTATGCCTATACACTGGTATGATGAGTATGCGTTTATTTTGCATAACTCTATCATCTATTCTGCAGCAACACCTGCATTCTCAACAGCATCTAAGAATGCTAAACGAAATGGTGCTCCTTATGGTATTCTTATCACCACAACGCCAGGTGATATGACTACAGATGAAGGTATGGATGCATTCGAAACTAAAAATGCCGCTATACCGTTTAATGAGCAATATTACGATTGGAGCTTAGAAAAACTCCAAGAATTGAAGAATACTAATACTGATAGTAGTTTCTTCTATATAAGATTTACTTATAAACAACTTGGGTCTGGAGAAGAATACTTTAGACAGATCTGTATTGATATGAAGAAGAACTGGCCTGCGATCAGACGAGAAGTTTTACTTGAATGGTCTAATAGTTCAGATAACTCTCCATTTACAAAACAAGATTTGGATACTGTACAATCTCTTATTAAAGAACCTGTAACACAAGTCGCATTAGGAAATTACTATTTCCTTGATATTTATAAACCTATGATGGCTGAAAGTGTAAACTGGCCACCATTGGTAGGAGTTGACGTATCTGGTGGTTATAGTAAAGACGCATCTGCTATAACTGTAGTAGACTCCAGAACAACAGAAACAGTTGCATGTCTAAACTGTAACTATATATCAACTACAGATTTAGCTAAAGTTATATATGAATTGGTAACTAAGTATATACCGAATGCTATAGTTAATATAGAGCGTAATGGCGAAGCTATTCAGCAAATCGCAGCTTAACGAGTAATTGTTAAGTTTCAACAGAGTTAATTGCTACGACTTATAGGTCAAGAACCAGACACACCACAACGTGATCCGTAAGGATGAGCGTGATGGTTGCGAAAGCAGAAAAAAGTTGTCTGGATGAGAATAAGGTTAAATCCTAAGTTCTTATTAACAAGCCTACGTGTAGCAGCGAAATATCTCATAAGTATTATATATAATAGAAAGTAGGTGAGATATACGTTCAACGATCATCCCTTGACGAGGGAGTAGAACCTCAAGCTAATGGAGGAAGAAAAATACTGGTCCTAAATTATTTTTTAGGAATGACACATGATCTACGCACGTTCTGTAATGGAAGTGACATGGAAATGACCATGCAATCTATGTTGCGAATAGATTGAAATGTACGGGTTTCGGAGCTAGTGTATTATCACAGCTCATTAAAACTAAAATTAAGCGTAATCTGTATTATGAAATAAAAGACCGTACGTTAGAAGAAAGAGCCCAAGGTATGACTGTTCAACGAGTTACTAAGAAAGTGAAGGTATATGGTTTCGATGAAACCAAAACATCTCGTGAATTACTTATGGGAATTCTTAGAGATAGAATGGATAATCATAAAGCTAAATTCATATCGCCTATAATATATAATGAACTTTGTACGTTAGAGGTTAAGAAAAATGGTAGAATTGAGCACGCTTCTAATGCTCACGATGACCAGATATTCTCATACTTACTAGCATTATATATTTGGTATGAAGGTAAAGATCTTATGGAAAGATTTGGTCTTCAAAAAGGAACTATATCTACAGATGAAGACATTACTGTAGAAATGGGACTTGGAGAAGATACTACTAATATAGCTAGAGATATGGTAGTGGACGAATCTGAATTTGCTGCAGAGCAGAAACAATTCTTTGATTCTTGTGAATCCATATCATATGAAGAGTGGAATCATCAACAAAATGAAGATAATCGAAGAGCTGATGAAATGCTTAGAAATGATCCTAGAACTAGGAAAGCTTGGTACGAGCATAATCATCTTCATGATGATGGCGAAAGTTCTGGTATATATACTATACCAAATAGTGTTTTTGATTCATATTATGTAGATGCTCCTAAAAAATCACAACTTCAAGAAGATTTTGATTCTATAACAAATATAAGGTAAACAAGATATATCCAAGAGTTACTATACTCTTGGATATACTTTTTAAGTTTAGGTAAAACAACTTATTAATTTATTAGTATAGGAGGAAGATAAAATGAATTTATCACAAAATTCAGATTTTTCTATCATATCTGCTAATGAAGCTGCTAGTATAGTATGCAGATTTACACCAGAAATGATAGAAGATCTAGTAGAAGATGCATTGAATAATAAATATAGAAACTATTCAATGTCAATGACTAATATTGTAGAAGTTATTGAGCAAAATTATAAAGTATCGTTATCAGGTATTCCTGAATTCAGTTCAGAGATCAATTCTCAAAGATGCGATATTTATCGTCAAGTAATCGATATGGTATGTAAGGCTCATAACCTTACATATATTGGTAATGAAAATGATGATATCTATTCAGCTGCTACGTGGATCTATGATTTCTTAGTAGCAAGATTCAATATCTACATTACTAATTTCTTTGTAAATTATATTAATAGAGAAAAGAATATGATTTATGAAACTTTAGAATTAGCATCAAAGAAAAAAGATGCATCGTCATACAGCAAGAAACTATATAAAAACGGTAATTCTAAATTAGCTATTATTCATGCTAATTTAGAATTTGTTCTGCAAAATATATGTGCATATGATGTACCATTTGATACATATATTGATCTTGCATATATTCCAAATAGACAGGTTGCTAAATATCTTCAGTCTATATTATTAGATAATGGAGATTTCTTTAAGCGACAAATAGTAAATTATTTTAATCAACACTATGCTGAACTGACAACGCAAGTTAAATTTGCTTTGCAAGGTTTAGCTAGTGTTGAATTTACAGATCTTGTATAAGGAGGACAAATATGATTATAGAGCCTATAGAATCAAAAGAAGGAATACAAAGACTTACTTCTATAAATTTAGTAGAAAATACAGACGGAGTCCATAAGTCTATAAAAAATATCGGATATGTTGCCGAAGAACCTTTTGTAGTTTTATCGGTATTGCTAAATAGCTATTTTATTCAGTCTTATTGTGGAAATGAGTTATATCCAGTAGGATATTGTAGTTTTAAATATTCTTTGTCTATAGAAGATGAAGGTGATAGACGAATACCTAGAAATCTATGCAAATGTGTATTTCATGATCTAAAATCGTTTAAGGATTTAAACAGCGATATGTTTGCACGTGCATATATAGATGCAGGTTATAATAAAACTCAATATGGTGAATATATAACATTACTATCAAAATCAAAAGATTCTATAGATGATTTGCAAGTTGCTATAAATATGCAAGATGCTATACAAGACAGCACATTACATGGACAAGATTGGAAAAGTTATATATCTATTATAAAATCTATAATTATAAAATATGGTTTTTGTGGTGATATTAGAAAAGAATCTTTGGCAAGATATATTCACCAATACTATATAGATCTAAGATCCAAATATGAAATATAATAAAAAGGAGAATAATAATTATGAATATAAATGAACAGTATGACAAAATGATTAAAGCCGCTGATGATTTTTCTAAAGATGAAATTGAGAAAGAGCATGGCGCTTTAGATCTTACTGACGATCAGATAGATCAAATTAATGAAATTATTGAAGATAATACTAAAGACTTTCCGTCTACAAAGATGATGGAAGAAGCTAAAAAATTAGCAGCCGAGGACCACAAAGGACAAGAAGCAATAGCATCTGTTATTATTGATCCTGTGACAGGAAGACCAGTAATGGCAGAAGAATATGAGCAGGATGAAGATGAACTTCAGAGTTTCGAAGAAATGCTTGCAGATGATTCTATTGAAGTTGATGATATTGATATCGAAAAGGTTGAAATCAAAGATGAAACTATCAAAGATATTACCAATGCAATGTTTGCAAATACTACGTTATCTATTAAAGATTTCGAGATGATCAGAGCTGCGGTAGAAAGATTTAAAAAAGGAGAGAAATTCTCTTATTATACTGCTATGCCAGAGATTATTAAAACCCAGATCAATTCTTCTATAGGTGCAGAAATGAGTTCTAAGATGGGTAATTTTGTAAAAGAAGGAAGAAATTATATGGCATCTACTTTATTACAAGAAATTGTTTCTTCCGAAGTTATGAATGTTGCTACATATGATTATCAGAAGAATATCAGAAAAGCAATGGATAAAGGTGTTAAAGAAATGAAAGAAGATAAATATTGGAGTGATATTAAATCTTATTTCATGGATAAACTTCCTAAAATTGCAGAAGAATTTGCAGCTAAAGGGGAAAAAGATAAAGCAGAGAAATGCACTGCTATTAGAGATGCATTTATTGAATCTTATACATTTAAAGAGATGCGTGAACTTTACGCTAAGCATAAGATTAAAGTTAAAAAGATTATGCTTGAGAAGTTTAAAAGAACTTGCATGGAGTTTAATGTAAAGTACCAAAAAAGTCAGAATATTATTCAGGATGTGCAGCTTATCGAAAGAGCCCTTGATAGACATGCTGCTAAGAAGTTTGATATGGTAGTGATCAACGAATTCATCTGTGTATTTATTTTATATACTCAGATGAAGAATATGGATCCAAATAATATTGTAGATCATACTTTCATGTATTACTTTATCCAGAATATTCTTACATTAGACTACTATGATAAAAATAATGAAAAAGATGCTGAGTTTCATGATCAACTCATTAATAATATCAATATGTTCTTGGAAGATATTAACAATAGACGTGTTGGTAAATAAACTCAAAGGAGTGATAATTAATGGCAGATCATCATATAGACTCAATACCTGGTTTTGATTATTCAAAAGCAGCAGAGATGATATTAAAACGCCATGGACTATATATCCATGGCGCTCCACCTATAAATCATAAACCTGGAAATGATTTTATAAGTGACGTATATTATCCTCATCCTATATATCCAGATGATAGGTTCAGAAATCCATCTGAAGAGAATTTAGATATCAAATTTCCTCCAGATCCACCTGAACCAGAATATCCTACTATTGATGAGGATGGAAAAGATTTTCAGTTTATACCTGAAGAATTAGAGCAACTCAAACACATCAAAAACCCTATGATTAGCTATACTCCAGATGACAGAGAGCATTTTATAGATAAAAGTGTTAGTTCATATACAGGATTAGTATTACAAGCTGTCGAAAAACGAGCTTTTGATATTTCGTATGTGAAACCTTATTTCAAAGATAAGAAGATATATACTAAATTAATTGTAAAAGAAGTTGTATCTGGACATATGATGTCTATAGCAACTTATGATGGTTGGAGATATCATATCTATAGAGGAAGGTTAGTAACTGTGGTTAAAACAGAAGCTCCTAAATCCGAAAATGGAAAGAAACTTAGACCAGTTACAAGTCCATTTGGAACTGTGATGGAAGAGGTTGAATGTGAAAGATCTGATACTTCTAAATTATTAGAACGAAACATCCATCTGGTTCTTGATGTCAGCGATAATATGGAAGCTGAAATTGTAAGTGTACCTATAAATCAGGTTATAGATATACAAAAATATGACGCTATTTATAACTTCTCTATATATGAAAGTGGATTAAAAGTATTCTGGGATGACTGGTTTGCTGTAAAGGATCATGAGAAGAATGATGGAACTTGGTTTATATATGCACCTCATGGAGATTTACCTCCACAAACATTATATCATGAAGTTATAGAACATCAGAAAGTTCAAAGACAAAGAAAAATCAAAAGAGGATAGCCGTTTGGCTATCCTCTTTATTTTTTGATATTAGATGGTATCGAAAAACATCATATTAAATTAATAGGAAAGGAGGAGACTTGTTTGCCTGTTATTAAAATAAAAGAACTTCCAAAAAAGCAATATTCTGAAATGGCTCCTACTGATATAATGGTTATCGAAGATTCATCTGATACCAAACAAATAACTGTAGAACAATTACAATTATTTTTTAGTTCAGACGAAAAACTTCAAGCTATTATAGATCAAATGGAGAAAGAGTTTGCTGAGATACGAAAATATATAGAAGATCACCTTAAAAATGTGATCAATAAAGATGAAGAGTTGGAAGCAAGATTAAATAACTTGTTTGAAGATCATGAACGAACAAAACAACAGGTTGGACGAATACAAGAAGATCTTGTTGACGCTCAAAATGACATTATAGAAATATTTAAACGTCTCGATGGTTTAGATTCTGATGTATCAGAACTTCAAAATATAGTAGCTGATCATGAAAAGCGAATTACGGAAGAAGAGAAAATTTCAAAAGATCATGAAAAGCGAATTACTGTATTAGAAAAAGATAAAGAAACCAATAAGGGCGATATTTCAGATTTACAAATATATCTTGCTAATTTCAAGACTTATGTAAAAAATGAAATAGACAGATTAGATCAAAAAATAGATGATATAAACAGAGAAAATCATGAATATACAGATAAAATATATGATCAAATCATGTTATACATCGACTATTATCATCATATTCATGAATTTCCACCAAACTTTGATGAACCGTATAAAGGCGATCCTATGGTTGCTAGATACATTCATCCAGTTGGAACTATATATGAATCTCATGATAGAGAATTTAATCCAAATAAATGGTTTCCAGGTACTTGGAAATTTGCTGGTACTGGAGCTAGTATGGATAAAGACGGCAAACGTGTCGTTGATTACTATACATGGATAAGAATAGAATAAGGAGGTGACATACATGTCAGAAGAATTAGAAAGGATTGATAATCCCGGAGAAGACCCTTCTACTGGTGAACCTCAAGATAATACGCCTTTATATTATAGAACTAAGGCTAAAACTGTTATAATGGATGACGGTACAAGTGTTGAAGATGCTATCAATAGTAAAGCTGATAAAAATCATACCCATACCGCAAGAGAAATTATAACTGATAAAGACCATCAGTTTGTTACTGAAGAAGAGAAAAATAACTGGTCTTTAGGTTCACGGTATAATAAAAATATACCTACTTATGTAGAGCATGGTGGTATACCTATTGGTACTACATTTAATAATAAAACTCTTCAAGAAATGTTTGATATGATATTATATCCATACGTTTCTCCAACTGTATCTGCTCAAGTTTTAACTCCTGGAAATGGAGGAACTTATGAGATAGGTACATTGGTATCTGTGACTAAGATAAGAGTTAATGCTACAATTAAATCAAATAATCTTACAAAGATTGATATTGTAGAAGGTTCTAATATTATTGCTACTAAAACAGATGATGGAGTTTCTAAAGGTGGAACTTTTGATTTTGTTTTGAATATAGCAGTTAGAACCAATAAATATTTTACTGCTAAAGTATATGATGACACAGGAGCAGTTGTATCAAAAAACACAGGTACATTTACTTTTGTTCATCCTATATATCATGGAAGTTTATCTACAGATAAAACTCCAACTCAAGAAGAAATTAAAGCTTTGATAAAACATATTGAAAGTAAAGGAACTAAGACCTATTCGTTTACTGCAAATAACCAACGTTTTGTTTTTGCTTATCCAAAATCATACGGTACTTTAAGTGCTATTTATGACCAGAACAACTTCAATGTGACTAGCACCTTTACAATATATACAGTACCAATTCAATGTCTAGATGGCTCTACTGTTGATTACTACGTTTACGTTAGTGATAAATCTACAGTAACCAATTTTAATAATAAATTTCAATGGTAGGAGGCGAAAAAATGGCATTCGAAGATAAAAAAGGCATTGTTGTTGCGTCACCTTTTAAACTTCAAGCTGAAGCGTTATTAGATGTGCGACAACAAGTAGATACAATTGCCGAAAGAGATAGACTTGTTACTCTTAAAGCCGCTACCGCAGGTTTAAGAGTATTTGTGAAAGAAAACAGTACAAGTTATGTATATACTGGTTCTAAATGGGATCCTCTCACAACAGGAGCTCCTTATAAGCATCCTACTGGAGATGGTAACCATCATGTTCCTGCTACAGGGACAACTAATGCAGGTAAGTATTTAAAAGCAGGTGCAACAGCAGGATCCGAAGCATGGTCTAAAATAGCAGCTTCAGATATTACTGGATTACCTACGAAATTACCTAACCCGAAAGCTATTAAATTTACAGGAGCTGCTACTGGATCATATGACGGATCTAGTGAATTGACTGTTAATATACCAACATCGGGAACAACTGATTCTGCTCTCATTATTCAAATGAACGGTGGAACTACAGAAGGAAATAATAAATTCACATTTAATGGTTCAGCAGCCAAGAATATCAACATCACTCCAGCTAATATTGGCGCCGCTGCATCTACTCATAGTCACAACTATGCAGGTTCTGGTTCTGCAGGTGGCGCAGCAAATAGCGCTGTTAAATTAGCTACTGCTAGAACTATCAATGGAGTTTCATTTGACGGAACAAGTAATATAGAAATTCCAAATAATCATGCTAAAGCGTTGAATACTGAAGATCTTAATGCAGTGCTTGCTCTTGGAGAATATTATGCAGGTGAAGGTAACACTGTAAAAAATAAACCTTCAGGAATACAACATTTCGGCATGAAGGTCTATAAAACAGCAAGCGGTTACACTGCTCAAAAATTACACGGTTCTGATAATGTTATATATTATCGAGTTCATGATAATACCTCATTTGGAGCATGGCAGAAAATATATAGTACAGTTGCTAAACCTACTGCTGTAGAAATAGGAGCAGCTCCTTCTAGTCACACTCATCCTGCATCTCAAATTACAGCTCTACCTACTAAATTACCTAATCCGCAGCCTCTTAAATTTACTGGTGCTGCGACTGCTACATATGACGGATCTGGAGCTGTCACTGTAAATATTCCTACAGCACAAGCTAGCCCATTTGCATTGACAGTACAATTAAATGGAGGTACGTCTGAAGGTACAAATAAATTTACTTTTAATGGTGGTAGTGCTAAAACTATTAATATCACTCCAGTCAGCATAGGAGCTGCTCTTTCAGTTCATACTCACCCTGCAGAGCAAATCACTGGATTACCTACCTCATTAAAGAATCCACATACTCTTACAATTAAGACTAATGGAACTGTAGCTGCTACCTATGACGGTTCTGTTGTTAAAGAAGTTAATATAACACCTGCGTCTATTGGTGCTGCAACTTCTTCTCACAATCATATTGTATTTAAAGGAGCTTCTGCATCAGCTGTAGGTGGATCTGGTTTTGTACCTGCTCCAGCGATTGGAGAACAAGAAAAATATTTACGCGGAGATGGAACTTGGCAGCCTATATCTTTGACTCTTGCGGCTCTTGGGGTAACCGCCTCAGCTACAGAGTTGAATTATATGAAAGGCGTAACAAGCCCAGTGCAGTCTCAATTAAACGGGAAAGCTTCATCCTCTCATACGCATAATTTAGGTAATGGAACTACTCCTGGATTCACTAAACTATATAAATGGGAAGATAATCCTTCTACTGAAGATTTTACAGGAGCTATCACCTCACAATTTTTGGGACAATATACTACAAATAAAATACTTCCTAAAATTATTGATAATTTAAATAGTATAGAAAAAATAAAAGACGGTACAACTTCTGTAGGTAAAGCTGAATATGTGGTCGATACTGTTAAAAAACAAAATATCGGTATCACATATGATGATATTTCTAAAACAGGGCCGTTCGATAAATGCAAATTTGCAGTGTATTATGATAATAGTATAATAGGTGGAATGACTCGGGATAGAGTACCTGAATTTATAGGGGCGTCGCCTATAGGTCATCATCATACATCTGAAGATATTACCGATCTTATACATGCCAAGGTTCATTCTTCAGCCGCAATACGTGATTCTAGTAATCAGAATGAAATTACTATATCATATAACGAAGTAACAGCTACATCATTCTCATATATACCAGTATTTACAGGAGCTGGTCATATAGGAAATATAGGAAAATCTAGCTTTTTAACACAAGTAGGAGCCGCTCCTAAATCTCATGCACACAATTACGCCGGATCATCATCAGCTGGAGGTCCAGCTAATAGTGCTAAAAAAGTAGATGTTCCAGTAGGAACAGTTATGTGGTCTACTTCTTCATCATCTACATTCTTTGCAGCGACAATGGGCGGTACTTGGGAAGTTGTTGGTAATATTGATGCTATTATTGATACTTCAACAAATATCACATTCTATCTGCATAAAAAGAAAGCATTATAAAAATATATCCCAGTAGGAAAATCCTACTGGGAGTTTTATTTTCATTATTTATATCCCTAATATTCGAAATAATTTCGAATGTTAGGGAAGTATATTATGGGAAGCAGAGATAAAATAAAAGTTAAAGACTTAGCTTATATACAAAGATTGGAAATAGAACTTGATGTTCCAAATATACAAGCTATTGCAAAAATAGAGCAGATTATTGATACTAAAATACTAGATGGGCTGTTTTCTTTACACTTTGTTGCAACTCAAGGTTTAAGTTACGAGTGTTTCGGATATAAAAAATATACTAATTGGATTTTTTGCATGGTTACATGTTATGCAATTTCTTCTATAAGCATATTGCAAAAAAGGGTTAGGATCTAAATGGACTGAAAGAAAAATATAGACAGTTACATTTCTGTAACTGTCTATTCCTACATAGTTTCTTACTTAACATTTATGAATTTCATAAATGTTAAGGTAGGTGATATATGAAATGGCTAGTAATACTACATTAAACCTATTTAATAGATTTTCGTTACGAGGATTTATGGCTCAAGATAGGGTTTTTCGCACTAATGATAGTATGTATTTTCCTGAAATAAAAAATAAAGATGAACCGATAGCACACAAATCTACTATATATTCAACACTTCTAGTGCAGGTATTATCCAATTCTATAAATATGAACGAAAAAGTATATACTGTAGATTATTCCAAAGCAATAAATTCAGTATTTTCTAAAATACCAAATGACGATATTGTATGTGCATATATAGATATAAGTAGGTCCGCTGTAATGTCACCTGAATGTGCATACCCATTTGGAGTTCCTACTACTGCGGGAGAGATAGTAACAGGTAATGTAAAATTCTTGAACCATTATATAACATTATCTACAAAAGGAGATTGGCGTAGATATACTGCTTATATTGTTCTGAATATAGTTGTAAAGGATGAATTGAGAGGATTATTAGATTTTACCCACATGCCTTTAGAGTATGGTTCTTTTGTCAAATAAAAATACCTAGGAGAATAATTCTCCTAGGTATTTCTTTTTGGCTAGAACACTTCTATAAAGACAAGAAAGGAGGATTAATATGCCAATACCTGGATTTTTAAAAGTTAAAGAAGAATCTGTGTATTATAGTGGAGAAGGAGAATTCTTACTATTTGTACCAGAAGTCTATTTCGATAGAAAAGTTGCAGTTATTGAAGGTAACTTTGTTGAATTAATTGGTATCTGTAATTATAGTGTAAATAATAAGTCAGATAAAATAGAAACAGGAAAGAAAATTAAAAACTTTTATTTTCCTTCTAGATTTATAACTAAACCTGGAAGAATAGAAAAAGTAAAAAACTTTGCTATTACTGATAATTCTGTATCAGATTATAGGATCTTTCATTATGAAAATAATGGAGAAGACCAAATTATAGTATCTACCAAAGTTCCCCAGGATATAACTAATGTAGAAGATTTCTTTAGATTATTTGTAGATACTGGTAATATACCAAAGACAATTCCTTATACAGAATTGTATAAGTATTTCTTAGATTCAATTGAAATCAATGGATCGTCATATAAATTACCAGCATCATTATTTGGATTGCTGGTTTCTGAATTATGTAGAGATCCAAAAGATATCAATAAACCATTTAGATTAGGAAAATCTCTAGATAGCGATTTATGTTCTTATAATCCTATATCTGTAAAGACTGTTCCTAAATTAGTAAGTCCATTCACATCACTTACAAGTGAGAACTTTGATAAGGCTGTAGTAGGAGCTGTAATGAATAAAAACAATGATTCTACGCCTCTAGAAAGGGTTCTTACGGGCTAATTTTTATAGTCCATATATATCGCCTATTATAAACATATCAGTAATTACATTAGTATAAAATGTATAATAGAATATAAAGGAGGAAAAGATATGCAGTATCCAGGAACAATAGATAACTGGATTGATCAATCTGGTATCAAATCACAACCTACTGCCGAAAAGACACCGAACCCGTTACTGTTAACGGCGGCTGCATTCGATAGAGGACCTGAAAAAATTACTCGTGTAGTCGGACAAAACTTCTACAAGTTATTCGGCTATTTTATCGATTTTGAAAAATATGGACAGGCTGCAATCCAGGCTGCCAATATCATCAACAATGGTGGCGAATTAATGATCAAACGTGTAGTTGCTAAAGATGCAACTCTTGCAAATATCGTTATCGTCGCTAAGGTTTCTACTGACAGAGTTCAGAAAACTGACAAAGACGGTAAACCATTATATATCGATTCTGTTACTCATGAAGAGACAACAGATCCTGGCGAGAGCAATGAAAAAGTAATGATCAACATTGCTAAAACAAAATTCGAACTTGTTACTGTTACAGGAAAGAAAACTCAGGCTGAAATTGCCGAAGAGGCAAGAAAATCTTTTGTTGAAAATGAAGATGAGAATATCTTCACTTATCCACTTGCTATTATCGTAGATAATGGTCGTGGTGTTTCTACAAAACGTTTTGGAATTGATCCTCAGTACGGTATCAGTAAAAATCAGAACTTCATGATCTATAGATTCAAATATCTAGGATCTAAAGATTTAGATGCTGAATCCGTTTACTTTGCATTAACTCCAGGTGTTATTTATCTGGAAAAATCTATGGATATAGGTATGGCATCAACAGAAATGCTTCAATGTAGAGCAGAAGCTTTGGAAGAATGCGTAGACGCATTCTATGCTAGAGTTTCCGAAATCTCAGGTATTTCTGTAGACGAATTATATAAAATCGATGTTCTGTTCGGAAAAGACAGCAAAGGAGCTCCTGTACAGGGTTATGCTCTTGATGAAACAAGCCAGAACCTTGGTATCACAATGGGATTTGGTCTTGAATCAGGAACTAATGGCGCTTTCGGTGATAAGCCAATTGACGCTGATGAATATGAACAAGAACTTGTTGAGTTCTACAATGGTACATTTGACAGTGATATCTTTAATCTGGATATGTATAAACCAGATGCATGTATCGATGCAAACTACCCATATGCAGTTAAGAAAGCTATTTATGACCTTGCTAAATTCCGTAAAGATTTCTATTTCTTCGGAGACCTTGGTCTGGATGTAAATACTTTCGAAAATGCTCAGATGAAAATGCTTGATATGCCGAGAGATAAGTTTACAGGATGGTATGGACAATCTTATCAGATTCTCAACCCATTCACAAAACGTCGTATCAATGTAACAATTAGTTACGGCATCTCAAGATGTATTATTGATCATCTCAATACAAAGAGAAATACACCTTACTGTGGTATTCTGTATGGCTGGACATTCCCAGAAGCAATCGAAGGTACAATAAACTTCACTCCAAAGATCACTCCGGTTACAAACCAGAAAATTGCTTTGGATGATATTAGACTGAACTATGCTTCTGTTCTTAACAATGTACTTACAATGGAAACAGAGTTTACAAGTCAGGCAGAGCTTACACAATTATCATTTGCTAATAACGTTATTGCTATTCAGGCTATCGTTAAAGACGTACGTGATAACTGTCCGAAGTTCAGATACAGCTTCATTTCTACAGATGATCTGCAATCTTACAAGAAAGCAGTAAATCGTATCATCAATAAATATACAGGATGGTTCGAGTCTCTCGAATTCGTATATGTACAGGATGATATTATGAAGGCTAATAAGATCTTCGAAGCATCCCTTAAAGTTAAACATAAAGACTTCGTTCAGAGCGAGATTCTTAATATCTACACTCTTGGAACAGAGCAGGCTACTGTGGCTAATAGTGATACTAGCTACAAACCAATGTATTAAAGGGGAGGTGAATAAGATATGAAAATGTATACAAAGAAAGCATTATCTGTTGCTGAATATGCAATGATGAGAGGTGTTACTGACTTCTCTAATGCAGCTCAGTTTAACTTATATGAATCTGGTTATTCACATCTGTGCGTAATCAGTAAACCGGCTTATCTTGAAGAGATCGCTAAAGTCGATGATGATGTAGCTAAGATGCTCGATGCATTCTGCTATATTCTTGAATTTGAATTCAAAGGTCTTAGCGGTATCGAAGATATTACAGTAGATCCACTGGAAGTTACTGATGGTATATCTACAATGAATGTAGTAGGTAAAGTAAACAAACAGTCTGCTACTGAAGTATCCATGTCATTTACAGAAAAATCTGGATCTCTTATTACTAACTTCTTGAGATATTATCTTGAAGGTATTAAGGATCCTCGTACTCAGGCTAAAACATACCATGGTCTTATTAAATATGGTAAGATGGCAGGTGGATTCGAGAATGAAGTATTTAACTTGCTGTACCTTGTTACAGACAATACTATGCTTCAGCTTGAGAAATCTTATCTGTTATGTAACGCTTGGCCTACAAAGGCACCTACATCTATCTATGAGACAGAAAAAGGTTCTATCGAAAAGAAAGATGTTGAACTTACATGGCAGTGCTTCGTAATTGATGGTCCAGAAGTTGATATGAGAGCTCTTCAGGTTCTTGCATTTATCAACGAGTCCAATGCAGTTAAGAATGCTGTTGCTACTACAGCTGGAGTTAACTCTACAGGTGTTGATCTTGGTAACATTGGTCAGATTGACAAAGCTAAAGTTGTTCATCTTGAATACGACGGCGGTCAACCTGTTGGTGGAGACCAGGCTAACATTGAAGGATTTAGCTATACCGCAGCAAATAGCAAATCTGATCTTGCTAATTACGTTGAAAAAGTTGGAGATGAAAATATCTAACAACAATAAAAATCCCAGTACCTTAATTGGTACTGGGATTCTTTTTATTGATTATCCTCTACAGGTTTGTTTTTATTGAATTCAAATTCAGCTTTAGCTTTAATCATATCTATCTCATTCTGTTTGATATATGATCCTAACTTATAATGAACGTATTCTTTCTTGAAGAATGCTTTTTTAGATTCATTATCTTCATCATTAGTATCTGGATATTCTATTGTCGCTAATGTATCAGCCTGTTGAGATATAAGGTCAATGATCTGATTAAGATTATTGATATTCAGCATAAGTGGCGCTGGTAATACACATTTTATCGTAATAGCATTATTATTCTTTTCATACTCAGTATTGTATATATCTGTCATAATATTTCCAATATGAGTTTCAAATTTAGATTGCCTTTTAAATACAAATCTCAAGAATTTACTATTACTCATAGTAAGCTGAGTGGCAAAGTCTAAAGATAATCTAGCTGTTACTAATTCTATTGGAATACCTGTAGCGTTAATAGCAGTCTCTTCTAACTTGTCCATAAACTCAGTCTGAGGATCTATCTCTTGACCCTGCATAACTTCCATTTGAATCGGAGGGTCTCCACTAGGACCTACTGGAATTATATAGTCATTAAATTTACCAGTGATCCCAAGAATACTATTCATATTCTCTATTTGCATAATATTCATATTTTGTTTCTTAATCTGGTTAATTACATTCAATAATGTTTGAGCAATATTCTGTTCAACATTTTGTTTTACATAATATACTCTTTTATCCTGCCCTCTAGTAAGCATTCCTATAGTGTTTGCAATGTATAAACAACACCACATTTTAGCAGGAATTAATCCAGGAACGATATCAGAAATACCTCTATGGGTATCTGGATCTTCTTTAAACATGATATGTTCTACATCATTAGGAGCAAGATAAGTAACTCTAACTCTATCTATACCGCCACCGTTAAACATATCGTTATATTTGAGAACAGAGTAAATCTCTTTCTTCAAATAAGGATTGTTATTGATAAACTTATCATCTAAGTTTGCAACAATCGCAGATGATAAATATCTAAGCAAATCATCGGTAGCTTTTTGTTGGTTCTGCTCATCTGCTAATTTAACACCTGCACTATATCCTACTGAACTTACTGATTTTCTTTGGAATAAGTTATCTTGATATATAGACACTCCATCTTTATCCATAAACTCAAGATAATAATATCCCAGGCAAATATCGTCCATATAAAGCATGATAATATTTTCATGCTTAAGTTCTTTTAATAATAAACCTGGAACTTTTAATTGATCTGGTTCTACCCTACCATCTCCAATAATTCCTTCTTGAGAAGTGGTGTCTTTTTTAATATTTTTAGGAACATCAAAAATCTCATTATCGATTACTCTATCTGTAGAAGAAGCTTCTGACATAAAAGATACCTGCTCCATCATATTTGTCATTTCTTCTATATGAGATTTATCTTCTATAGCACTGATCAATAAAGAGTCTTTTACTATCTCAAGTTTAATATTTTGAATACCATTTTCTTTTATTATAGGAGCAGCATTTTGATAGGATTCGAAAAGTTCTCTATTATTATTCATAGAGACAGGAAATCCTCCTTCATGAATTAAAGAAGATTCTCTAACACCAATACCAGATAATGCTGGCATCACCCCAGTAAATCTGGTATTCTTTCGTCTATTTAATAACACAGATAATGCTTTCTTATATGGAACTTTATATACAAACTGTTCTCCATATTTAGAAGTATTATCGTACCACCTTTCTACTCTATCGTATAATTGATAAGTCTTTTTAATACTCTCAATTTCCTCTATAAATGCAGAATTATCTTCTGATCCTATATTAGGACTTTGGAATGTAAGGTATTCTTTATCAAAATTATCTGCAGTAAGTACAGAATCTTTGATAGCATCTAATGCTTCTACCATTTTAGGCATATATTTACAAACTACATCTATTTCTCTGTCTAATTCAACTACCCATTTATTATCGAGATAAGAATTAAGTAACTGGTCAGTTACTGCACTATCTTCGAAATAACTTAAAATACCTTCAGTGTATTTCTTATCACTCAAATTAGTTTTGAGATTAGCTACTGAATACAACTGAGATATATTAGAAACATCTTTGGTATTATTTCTCGATAAGATTTTACTTATATTATCTTCAATATCAGTACCAATTCTATCAAGTTCATCTCTACTCGTAATGTCAGTGCTATAAGTATCTCTATATACACCAGCCATTTGCTTTCGTAGAGACCATAACTTTGACATTATACTCTTTGATATCTGATTTTTATTCTCATCTTTCTTAGCCAAAGTAATAACCTCCTTTGCTTAATACGAATTATTCTTATGTTTTGGGTATAAATAAGACAAAAAATAAAGATGAGCATGGTTAAATGCTCATCTTTCTATATCTGATGTATTCTTTTACGATATATTTTTTCTTATCTATAATAAATTCATATAAATAAGATTCAATATCGATATCATAGATATTCAATGATACTTTATCAGATGCATTAATACAATGCACTTTATTGAAACTTGTAATCAAGTAAGTGTTATCAATAGTATAAGTTTTCAGTCCATCTGATACTTTAAGTTTACTTACGTTTCTGATAAAATTTTCATCTTTCTCAAAATTACTTCCTGAATAAATAGGAACTCTTCCATATAAGTAATTATTTACTTTACCAAATAATTCAAATAGTTTTCTTGTATAAGTGTCTTCTTCCCATATATTTATATATAGATTATCATCTAAGCGAGAATATTCAGTAAAGAATATCTCTGGATGATCTTGAGCATACTTATCTTTAGCCATTTTATTTAACCAACCATTTATTGTAGTTGTAAATGGTCTTGGTATAATCGAATTGGTTTCTATTATACTTAAAGTACAAAATTCTAAATCAGTACCGAGCATATAATTATTACCTACATGCACTATAGGTCTCTTCATACTCTTTGCTATCTTCATCGTAGCATCAATATCATACATTAATCCATCCTCCCTAAAATGTATCCTATAATACCTCCTATTATCATATTTACATATGCAGGTATTATTGTACTAAATATAAATAAATAAAATATGAATACTGTAAGAATTACTATTTTAGTAAATATCGGTTTTTTCATAACATATTTTCTCCTGCTTTCAATAATGTACATTATCATGTTCGCATTCTAACCAATATTTACATAGTCCTAGTTCTCCATCTAAGCATACATCATCACCATTTTCTCCATAAAATTTTCCATAACAAGATTTATGTTTCATTCCTTCTCTTGCATTTTCATCATCATATGTCGTTCCAATTTTTATCATAGCATATCCTCCTTATATTAAAAGTATGAGACTAATCATATGATTAGTCTCATCATATTTATAATATACTATCAAGTACACTTTTCACCATTTCATCTTTATCTCCGCTATGTCGTACAAATGGACGTACCATTTCGTCTTCTTCCAATACTATAAACGGTCTTGTCATTTCTCCGTCTTTAATATTAGGCATAAAGATAAATGGTTTGATATTTCCAGATTCAGTAAATACATTAACAGGTCTAAACGGATTATGAACTTCAAAGTATTCATCAATATCTTTGAGCGTTTCATTCACGTCAGCTAATCCTAACCATCTCTTACCAAATTCAAGATTATTTCCAGTTACAAGATCTTCAATAAATTGCCCCCCTCTATCATAATCTTCATCATGATACGGATTCTCTAAATTATGAACAGGTTCATCTATAAGAATCTTTCCGATAATAGTATCAGGTGCTAAGTTATTTTCTCTATCAATACTCGGATATAGAGATTTAAAGTCAAAGTCATCACTATTATCTACAATATTATATGTCTGATCTCCATCTTTTAATTTAGCGTAATCACTATTATGAGTTGGATCTCCTACTAATGCGCCTGCATAGTGAGATGATTCTCCGCTATTACAGTTATTTCCTAAAATATATCCTTTACTATAAAAGAACTTTCTAGTTCTATTAGTAAGATATACTGTTTGTCTGTGGCCTTTACAGTATCGTGTATCATTATCTACACTAACCGCATAGATATAATCTACATCTTCAACAGTTACTTCGATACATTTCTGAGCAATTGTATCCATAATATTATAAAAAACAAATGTCTTGTAGTCTTTATAAGGCAACTCTGTAAGATTTGTGGTAATATGACTATAGTCTAACTTTCTTACTGCTCCTTTAGTGATAATATCCGCAGCTGTATCAAGCTTGAAGTTTGGGAATGCTGCTTGACCTTTTCGTCTAGAAGCAAACTGAACTAACTGATCAAGATATACTGTATCTGCAGCAATATCATAATAATCTCCTCTTAATTCATATTCATTCCTATGCTGTTCATCTATATAATAGGTAGCATACTTTTCAACATAATCCATTGCAGATAATACCATTGCCGGATCTATACCTAAAGTATAACATCTTTCTATTATATAAGGAATATCGAATGCCATGTTCCATGCTAACATGAAATCTGGAGAATTTGAATTTATAACTTGGAATAATGTATATAATAATTTAACTTCATCATCAAAAAACATGAACTGAAAGTTTAAATTATCAACTCCAAATTTCTTTGCTTTCTCTGGACCTCCAACATTATCAATTATGAACTGTTGAAGTTCTTGAAATAACTGTTGGGCGGATTGTTGATTACTAAAATTTGATGTTTCAAATTCTTCTATCAAAGGATTATCTCCTTCGATATCTCTTAATAAGAACACATTAACTGTATTAGTTTTATCATCTATATATGATACTGCATTAACAGGACATTCTCCCATTTGAGGGAAATCTCCTCTCATTCTTTTAGTATCAACCTCAATATCGAAATATCCTTTAGTTACTGGATGAACTTCATTTACATAATCTTGAGCAAATCTAGCTCTATAATGATCTTCAATATTTACATCACTACTAAAAATACTAGGTATCGTATTTAAAGCTCTATTAGCTCTTCTATTTCCAGTTTTAATATTCTCATAGAAGAAATCTAAATTTCCAGTTACTTCTGCTATTGTTTTCTGTAATTCAGAAAACTTACATTCCATAGGATGAACTTTATCTTTACTAATATAAAACATATTATGTTCTATATTCACATCATCGTTAGCTTGATAAAATCTATAATTCGGTTCATAGATAATCTCATGATGTTTTGTTCCTGTTATATTATCTTTATACACAACTGTAATAAAATCTTTATTATATTTACCTGTATCTTCATCTCTTCTTGGATAATGATACGAAGTATTTAAAATTGTTAAATCAGATCCATTCGGATGTCTTGTTAAAAGCGCCATAATAACCTCTCCTATCTTGCCCAGTTCTGGTGCAATTATGTATTATTTATATGTAATTCTGCTTGTAAAATTACAATTATATGGTTTACACATCAAATTAATGATTTATAAGAATTGGAGGTATTAGTAATGAAACCATTTACTAGAGAAATAGAAACAAAAATAGAACAACCTACTGATGGTTCTATTATTATAGATTTTACTAAATCTATAGATGTCCCTATTATGGCATCAGATGTAGAAGAAACTACTTCTACTGGAAAGAAAAAAAGAGGAAGACCTAGAAAGAATGATGCTGGATCAGGGATGTCATTGTTTTCTAGTCCTTCTCATATGACGCAAGTTGCAGAAAATTTTGACGTGGGTGATGATAAAAGTAAACGTGAATTATCTTTCATGGAAACAAACGAGCCATATGAAAAGAAATATCAGGAAACTAACAATATCCTTAGATCTGCAATTGTTCAGCTTGATTCTACAATGACAGAACTTCAGGGGGATATTGAAGACATCCGTCATTCAAAAACAATGAGAAATAAATACCAATATTTATCTTTATTACAAGGTAGTATGGGTACTATGATTGCAAATAAAATATCTGCAGCAAGAGAATTAAACAATACCATTTCTAAATGTAATGATTTCGAAATGAAACGATACAAAGAAATCAAAGCGGCAAATGCAGCTAATGATGGAGATGATGATCAAAGAGTTATGGAAATGTATAAAGCATTTGTTAATACTCCTGTTTCAACAAATCCATTTCCTAATGTAAGTCAGATGGCAATAGCAGGCTCTCCTGTACAGACAATGGCAATAGGGTCTCAGGAAGAAAACTTTGCTAATTATTTAAACAATTTAACACCTCAACAGAATATGATGCATCTTGAAGAAAATCCTAATATACAGCAGGTTGTTGTATATAACCAGGAAAATGGTGCAAGATATTTTGATGTAATTGATATGTCTACAGGGCAGTCTGTTCCTAATGCAGAGAAACATGATTCTATGTTCTTAGAAGATATTACAATAGATTTGAAGAATAAAGTGGCAAGAAATATCAATATTGGAGAAACCTATCCACTGGTACTGATAGGACAACCTCTGATGAATGAATATTAATCCAACATAATGGTAAATATACTACGGTACAATTGGCTGAAAAGTGCACCTCCTTGAAAATTTCAATGTGTGAATTCGGGGCTTTCTTCATTATATTCGTCTTGCCATGATGGATATGAAAAATGATTTTTCATTGTAAAAACAACAACAGTAGGTCATTAATTGTACTAAGAGCATTTAGATAAATGCTATTTCGAAAAAAATAAACTGGAGTAAGGCTATAGCCTTACTCCTAGTTTTTGTTGTTATAATTGAAATATAACATTTCCTCTTAAAGTTTCATTAGATACTGGTGTTAAACTTATTATATCTACATTAGTCATATCTGATTCAGACGAATGTGATATAATAAAAGTTTGAGAGATATCAAGTGTTCTGCATATAGCATCAAGTATGACAGGAAACATTGCTCTGTTTGCTTGATCTAATCCACCATCAACTTCATCTAATCTTACAATATTATATATCTGACTAGAATGAAACGCTAATGCAAAGCTCATAATAACAGCTATCATAGATTTTTCTGAGGTAGAACAGTTACTCACATCATCTACAGATAAATTATTCACTTTACATCTTACAGGTATCTTGAATCCATTTTCATCTATAATATACGGAAGTAATTCTAATTCTCCATTAAACAGCATTCCTAATAACTGATTAGTCAAGTTAAGAATTTTATCCATATATAGTTTAATGAATATAGTTTGAATACCTCCCTTTGTCGGAGACGAATATTTCTTAAGTAATTCTATAGTAGAATACTTCTTTATATATATTTCTAACTCCGCTTTATATTCTGCTAATTTATTTAGAGAATAGTTAATCTCATCTTTCATATTCTTCAATGGCTCTAATTCTCTGATTATAGAATTCAGCATAGAGTTAGATTTGTTTATAGTATCTATCTCTCTAGATATTTTTTCAATATTATCAGAGATTACCCTAAGTTTAGATTCTAATTCCATCTTTTTATTTGTAGCATTGTTGATATTAGAATATATATCAATAGCTCTATTTGTAGCAGATATTTCAGTTTCTATAGAAGCTAGAGCTTTCTGTTTTTCTAATTTTTCAGACTGTTTATTTTCTATAGTAGATACTATATTATTTAGCTTAGTTGTAGTGTCTTCTATCTCTTTCTGCAATTCTAAGATAATATCTTCCTGGGACTTAGCTACTTTATAATCAGCTTCAAAATCCAATAATACCTTTTTATCATTGATATACAATTCAAAAATATTAGCACTATCAATATACTGCGTCATAGTATAAATATCATTAAACTGATCTCCTATCTTTACTTTATTGATAAAAGTAGATGTGTCAAGAAACTGATTTGCTATTGGAAATTTCTGTATTATTGCTCTATTAGTATTGATAGAACGTGTAACGATCTTGATATCATTGTATACCTTCATAATCTCATTAGATTTCTCTAATCTAATCTTTAATTGAGACTCCATCGATATTAAATTGTCAAGTTTATTATTCAAGATATTTAAGTTTTTCTCAGGTTCTTTAGATTGAGCTATCAATGCGTCTTTAATAAAACTACAATCATTTATCTTACATGAAGATGGCCTGTTATTAAGAATATCTAACCTATCACACAAACCAATATTATACTGAATTAATTCTTTCGTATCCTTAATATGATTTTGTACTTCTATATATTCCGATTGTGTTGTAGCTAATGCAACCGCAGCATCTTCTCCATTTAATATCATATCGCAAGCAATAGTTATAGAACTATCATCTGCATATGATTTAATATTTAAGATAGAAGTTCTAATCTGCTCAAATATAGATATAGCGGTAATATACTCATCTTTAGTAATAGATCCTGGTTCTATTCCGCATTTCTTAAATATATTCTCATATTCAAATATGCGTTTCCTGTACTCTGTGATATATTTCTTTAACTGGTCTATATTGCTATTAGAAGTCATTGAATTATATTTTTGAGTCTTGATAAATATAATTTTAGATTCCTCTTCTCTTAAAAGAATAGTATCTTGAATAGATTCATCTATAGATAATATATCAGTCTCCAATCTCATTTTCTGACCAGATAACTCCATATACAACTTATTGGCATCTTCTAATGATTTTATCTTGCAACCGTTTAAAGAATGATTATAAAATTCCAATGTATCTTTTACCTGAGAATATTCTGCAAATAATTTTTTATAAGACTCCTGATTCTTTCCTTCAGGGTCTAATATCTTTATTGTAGTTTCTGCAGATGATATTTGAGAAGTTAAAGTCGTTTTTTGGTTTTCTAATGATATATATCTAGCATCGGCAGCACTCTTATCCATTAAAAGTTTCTGTTCATCTCCAATACTATCTATCTTAGCAGTAATACTATTAATAATAGATTTAAATGAACTAGATCTTTTAACTAGAGTCTTATATATATCATTATACTCAGCAACTGAGTCTAATAAGAATCCTACATATTTCTTTCTCTCTGCAGGAGTTTTTTCTACAATACCTCTATTTTCTACAGAAATATGAGATAATGCCATAAAGTTAGGATCTAAGTTAAACTTGTTAAAAAGTATATCTTTAAATGATCCAACTGTACCATTAGCATTTAACTCTACTGCTCCTGATAATTCCATCTTGGTAAAGAATGCTTTAGTTGTAGCTCTCGCTCCATTACCATAAACTGGATACTGTATAAGTATTCTATATACAGTCCCATCTTGTTCATACGTTAATTCTTTTTCTCCAAGTTCTTTATCTATATACACTTGAGGACTATCTGGTAAAGGATGTAATACACTCATCAATGTAGATTTACCACTACCATTTGCTCCAATAATGTATATGATATTATGCTGACATTTTGTAAAATCTATAAAAATGTCTTTGATTCCAGATTTATTATATATTCCTTGCAATCCTTTGAATCTAGCTGATAATAATTTCATAATCTAAAACCTCCAAATTTATTAATTTTAGGTTCTGGAATAAATAAAAATAAATCAGAGACTGTAATTAAACAGTCTCTGATGTTTTTAAACTTTGAATATATCCATTCATAAAGTATGAATAGTTTATATCTATCATAGGGTATGGATATCCATGTAACCACATAGGAAAGAACTCTGATTTACAACTTCTACACTTAAGATACTTAATCCCTAATCCAGTCAATTCTCTTTTTCTGTCTATAGATAAAGTTAACTGAACAGGTTTATCATTAACTGTATAGGCTTCTATAGATCTAGTCTCTCCGCATATTGGACATGTATCTGCCCTATCATAATTAAACGGTTTTATCTTCATCACCCTCTTCTTTATTATCTTCATCATGATAAAATAATCCTGGATATACTTCTGGATTTGCAGCTAATAGTAAACTATTATCAAGAAGATCATAAAGAGAAGTTCCGCTAAGTAAATCTCTAATAGATTTTATTGTCTGTGTAGAAATATGGTTTTCTGCATTAAACATAACTCCTAATAATGCAGCTATTTCTACTTCCCCTACTTTATTATCATATACTCTATCTAAAATTTTTGTAATCATAATAGAAGATGAGTAGTATAATAACTTAGCAAAGCCGCCCATAAATTCAACTTCTCCGCTGTCATCATTCAACCCTTTTAAATGATTCGACATAACAGCTCTTATTGCACTTCTAACTGATGTCGCAATTGCATAAGTAGCTGCACGTGAATATCCATCTTTATCCTCTTCTGTCATTAATGCATCTACATTGATAAGTATAATTTTACTTAATTTACCATCAATAACAAAATATTCGGAATATTTTATATCAGGATTATTATCAGGTGTCGATGCTAATACTAATACTATATTATGCATATCTTTCATTTCAATAGTTTTAACTCTAACCACTTTAAGTGGATCAAAGTTGTATAAAAGAGATAATAAATGAGGGATCTTACCTTTATCTTTTTTCATATACTCAATCTCTTCTTCAGGTCCTTTTTTCAAGATTTCTACAAATCCGTTATAAATTTCATTAAACATTATAATTCTCCTCCGTTAATTGTAATAATATAATTTTTCCCACTTCATGTTTATCCGGTCTAACTATACTTATTAGTTTTCTGCCGATATTCAATGTGTCCATAATTACCTCTCTAGCATTTTTACCGGTTAAAGCATAATACTCCTCAACATCTCCAGATGTATCTTTAGTTAATATAGAATATCTGTCTTCTGAAAATATATTAGAATGCTGTATTTTCAGAGTATATTCAAATGATACTTCTTCTGGACATCCAATATTTATATGGCAATATATTTTTAAAGCCATACAATCATTATATTTATTCAGTGAATGTAAAATACTATTTGCTATAGTATAGTTATCATAAACTGTGAAATCCATAGTGAAAAATTTGATAGAATCAGTTTCCTCCAAATTGCATTCTATATCAACACTTTTAACTTCCAATTTATGAGAGAAATCTACTGTTATTGTAGCTAAACTTTTTGATACACTTTCGATAGTGCTCATACTAACTAATGACCCAAATACTGGAAATATAGTTTCGTTCTTTGAGAAAAAGTACGCATACAATATAAAGCCATGTTGTCCCTCATAAGGATCCAACATTTTTATAATAATAGAATGATCTTTAGACAGAATTATTTTGATATATCTCCGACCGGAATCTTTTTGAGTTGTATCAAGTGTCTGTAGTAGTTCTAATAGAGTTCTTTCTATTATTGTCACTGCCTGTTCTTTGCTACGAAGCTGTAAGGTTAATTTTTTCATAATTATTTTCTCCTCATACCCAGTAAGATTAGAATCTTACTGGGTATGCTTTTTGTATTTTTATTGATAAAAAGGATTAAAATCCTCAACTATAACTGGTAAAGGTGGTAATACTGGAGCTATATGATAGCATGGACCTTTCTTTTCACAGTTATATTCTGCATGACATTTCACGCATCTTAATCTCTGTTCTACAAAAGATTGCCCTCCGATAGGCAATCCTTTCGAATCTATTGCTGCCACATATGTTTCTTCTTCAACTAATTCAAGTTTCCCCCTACATACTGGGCATTGGTTTGCTTTTAAAAACTGTATAGGTTTTATTTTTTTCATCTCTATCTCACCTTCCATTCACTTTTATTCATCATGTATGTCATATCTTCAAGATAGCCTTCTGCTACTATTTTAGAATCTGCATATTTAGAATTAGACGGTGTAGATGAGATTTCTGTAAAATCTTGCCATCTTCCTCTTGATCTAACTTTCCCTGGAATGTATGTTTTTCCTAATGAAAGTTCTGCTTCCGATCTTAATTTATATTGCGATTGTGAAAATAAAAAGTATCTATATCTCTTCTTGCCACTTGTAGTTCCAAGCATTTATATTACACCTCTTTCTTTAAAACTTTTCGATTATTGAGATGTCTTTTCATTTTAAAGAAAAATCACTTTTCATATACAAATGGTTTAGTAGATACATTACCAATCTTTGAATAATAAATTTCACAATCACAAGATAACAATTGACCTCCACAAAATGGACAAGTTTCAGAATCACAATTAATATGATGATAACCTCCATATGGAGCTCCACAGTCATGACAAGTTTCGCCTGGGAATATATTGTGGAGATCTTTTGGATCTCCACATTTTATTCTTTTTCTAACTTCTTTACCATCAGTTACAAAGTTATAATCACACGAAACGTGATCTAACATTTCTTTTCCACATGCATTACATTTAGCCATAGTTACACCTCGCTAAACTTTACTGGAGAAATGTCAAGCATTCTTTCATCTACTTGGATAATGAAAGGTACAATTCTTTTCTCCACAATATCAATAGTTTCATCAACAGTCCCTTCTGCTGTATCATCAGGGATAATCCCAATCTCTTTCTGGAATGTAAATACTTCTTTTAACCCTTTCATCTTACGATATTCAAGAAGCATATTTCTTACATCTTCTCTCCAGTTATTAGGTTCACTAAAATCAGAGAAATAATTATCAAATATTGGAGCCATGGGACATAACATTCCAGACATACCTGGATCGTTAGGTGACGATGAGTCCAAATCGATTCTTCCAAGATGAGATGGGTGTACCTGCTTATAACCCTGAGGAATAGCCGAATCTTTTGAATCCCCTAATCCAGATACTCCTTTAAATGTCCATTTAATAGCACTGAAAGCATCCATATCATTTACATTATTCTTACTTGCCATGATTCTATCTCTAGAAATAGCTTTAAGAAGATAATCTGGGAAAGTAAAGATTCTTTTCTCAATTTGAGATACCTGGATCTTATCACCTTCCTCAGAGAATGAAAACATTCCGTTTGATAATTTCAATGCATAGAGAGCTGCAATATATTCTGCAAGTCTTACTCTCTTAGTACCAACATCAAGATTATTTTTCTTTCTCAATTCAGAAAATTCTCTGATAATCCAGATCAATACATGATAAATATCTTTCTTATATTGATCTGGAAGTCTTAATGCTTCTCTTGTAGGAATATCATAGATAGACTCCAATGATTCTAATACAGACATTCCTTTTTCTGGAGTTTTATTACTATAAGACTCACCTAATGATCTTAACCAAAACTCTGTTGTCCAAACCATTTCTGCAGTGAACTCTTTGTTTGTGATACCAAGATATACAGTATACATTAAACTCTGAGCTACTACGTCATTATCAAATAAGAATTTTGGTATAGAAATATATACATTGTGCTGCTTAAGCGTATACCAATTATCATTCTTAGGGTCTTCGTTATGGATATATAATTCTGGAACACCGAGAGCATTCATAGAACCAAGTAACCCATATCTTGCAAGAATATATTTCATTACTGGTACACTTTTGTTAAATATAGCAGATTGATAAAAGTTTCCTTTAACTGCAACTGGAGTATTGATAAATTTAAAGTCTGCGTTATATTTATAGATACGTGTTGCCATGAATAATGATTTGAAAGTTACATTCTGGCATTTAGCGTTACTATTAGCATTGTTGTAGGTGGAACCATCAACAATCTGATACTTAGGACAATAATAATTCCCAAATATCTTGAAATAATATTTATCCACAAATCGCGGAACCATGATTAATACACGAAGAGTTTTCTCTCCTAAAGATTCTTTTTTTGGATATTTTACTTTGATAAAATAGTCAACTACCAAAAGTCTTATATCAGAATCTTTCAATGCAATATAATCATATCTATTGAAATCTTTATCTTTTGAATCTGATTTTACTTTCTCCTGTTCTCTAAGCATCTTCATCATAGTAGGATAATCATCTACTACAAAGAAGTTCTGCACTTTAAGAGTAAAGTATTTACTTCTTTCACAAGATAAAATAACTTTCTTTAGTTCATTGATGATTTCATCATCTGATCTGTCAAACAATTTATCGTTGAATGGAGTTCTGTTTTTATCGTTAAACTCTCTGATAAATTGAAATTGTCCTATGTTGTTGCTCATATTTAAACCTCTCCCTTATTCATCGAAATTCTGCTTTGATGTCAATTCTACTGTAATGCTATTCCCCATAGGATTAGGAACAGTATCGCCTGAATCTGTTGTCTGATCTTCTAATGTCAACGATGCTTTAATATCTAAAGCATTTGCAATTCTAACGATCATCGGTAATGATATATTAGGCTTATTGAAAATCCTTTTATCATTATTATAGTTTGAACCAAATCTAGGTTCATATTTATCCAGATCAATATGCTTCGCAATTACAGCTTGCTTAAGAGCTTTCATTGCTGGGCTATCATCAGGATCTTCTGGTGGAACATAGATATTATCTGGAGATGTAAGGATATCTTTCTCCAGTTCTCTTACCATATTCTGCTTTTCAGCAAACTCTTTATAATTAGCAGCATCTCTATAGTCTATCATATTAGATCTGTTATACTGAGCTGCATTGTTCTCATCTGGTCTTCTTACATAATTAAACGGGGCATTTCTTCTAATTACAATACCAGCATCCATACTTGTTGAGGGGATGACTGGATATATCATATCCTGTCCAATATCTACTGCCGTATACCCATTAAGATAAGCATCCTGATGTTTAACATAGTGCTCAATATCCGCAACTTCATATAGTCTTCCATTTATAAGTATCTCACGTTTGTCAACCATTTTGTGTAACCTCCTAAAAAATTAAAGCAGAAGAGGATTTACCCCTTCTGCTTTTTACTATTGTTGATTATTTTTCGCTACCTGCGTCATCTTTAATCAACGTTTTCATTTCTCCCTTTGGAAGAAGTGAGAATTCTTTCTTACCTTCAACAACTTCAACTGATGCTTCAAAGAATCCATCAAGTTCAATTGTCCAAGAGCCGCCCTCTTCAACAGCCTGCTGATCAAGAGCGTCATAAAGAACGTTAAACATGTATACTGTAAGCTGACTTACAAATGACAGAGATGTCATTGAAATCTTATACAGATCATATGCTCTGTTGCTGATAATCTTCTGAATCTGTTCCTGATCGATTGTATAAATTACAGTATCTTCTGCAATGTCATCACAATCCCAGCTCCAGAAGTATGTCCAGTTACCTGCAGATGCTTCGCTTGCATCTTCAGATGGAATGTACTGTACACATGCATAAACTACTTTGTTTCCTTTGAGATCCTGAATAAGGATCGCTACCGGATTTGTTTTGTTTTTCAGAATATTCAGTGCATCAGTGATTCCTGCGAATGCTGATTTAAACCAGAATAATGTATCGTCTGGAGTTAACTCCCATCCGATTGATGCACATAATGTGCTGTAGTTCTGTGGTACTGTGCTCTGTTCTAATTTTGTTACGTTTGCCATGATCATGGTCCTCCTTGAAATAAAATATTTTATTTTGTAATATACCATAGTGTATATCAAGTATATAATATACTATTATGATATGGTTTACACTTTTTTAAATTTCTACATCGTCCATCTCTGGTATATATAAACCAGGATGTTCTAGAAATTCTTTTACATCTACTACTTTAACTCCATACTTTAAAGCTTTAGTTACTTTAGTAGAAGTATGACCCTTGAACGGTACTAATAGTATTGTTGTCTTCTTTGTAATTCCTGCATCTCCATCACAATCAATGAATGGAAATTTGTTAAGAACTTCAGCTAACTGTTTATCTCTGAATCCGGTGAATCTAATCTGGTATTTTTCTTCAGAATTACCTATAGGAGTTTCTCTATATAAACTATTAGCTATTATATAATCTATATCTTTTATAAAGAAGTCGAACTCTTCACATATAGTTTTTGCAGTGATAGGCCCTACTCCTTTTATATTTGATATAAAATCTTCTAAAGAGTTATATACAACTCCAGAAGTAGACATAATCGTAAACATATCAGGATTAGCATTTTCCTGAATATATGACATATATAATCTCTCTAGACTAATATTACTGAATATCAACTTCCATTTCTTAGAAGCAATATTAGTAAACCCAAGAGCCCCAATTACCATATAATCAGGTAACGGATTTGTTCTTAATTTGTGAAGCTCTTCGTAGAACTTAACTTTATTTGTAGGTCCAAGTACCGCTAAATCATCTGTAGAACAATTCATGAAATCTTTCAAAGTATATAACCCTAATGTTTCTATTGCTGCTTGAGAGAAATTCTTAACTCCTAACTTACTAAGCATATTAGTAAGTCTCTGATTTTGTCTCTCTTCACAATTCATATTGGGACAATACATTGTTTTACCCCTAGCTGATTCTACAAGTTCTGTTCCGCAACAAGGACAATGAGTTGGAAACATTTCTTCTGGATTTGGTTCTCGTAAATGATTTTGAGTATTTGCATCTATATCAAGTTTATTGACATACGGCATCACATCATTTACATAAGTCACTTCAATCTTATCACCAATGAATAGATTTAGATCTCTAAATCTTTCATATGATGATCCTGTAGACTTAGTATGAATAGATCCAAGAAATTCTATTGGAGTGTAATGAATCATTGGAGTTATTGCTCCGTTCTGTCCTACAGTATAAGTGAATCCGGTAAAGGTAGTTATTCTTTTTAATGGATTAAACTTAACTGCCATGGCATATTGGTTGATAGAGTTCTTTCTTCCTAAAGTATTTACAAGATATGGATCTGTAAATTCAAGCACCACGCCATCATACATGAATCTAGACCATGCTCTAAAATACTCTGCCTCTTCCACGTACTTTTTAATTCTGAATAATAAATTGGTATAGGTATCCTCAATAACAACCCATCTCAAATACTCTCTGTTTGCATAATATTTATTTAGAAATTGTATTTCTGTAACCCTATCAGGTTTAACAACATCTGGACCAAAATCACATTGCAATGGAACTAGAGTTATAAAATCTCTTAAAGCTCTAGCATCAGATGATCCTAATAATCCAATGATAGCTGTTCTTCCATTGATATAATTCGTACCATATAACTCATTAAGTTTCTTTAAATCATCATATAATACAATAGCTTCAAATTTCATACCGATAGGTTCAGATAATTCTCTAGCATTAGGGAACTTATAACCTTCGAAGATAGGCGTTAAATCACTAGCTTCGTTTAAATCAGTATCTCCTCTTGTTCTTGCAGATATAATCTCTGTATTTACATCTGCCTCTATAGATACTCCATCATACTTAAGAGTACCAATCATTTGAATAGGAGTATTGTAATCAATCAAACCTCTGTTCAATAATGGAACAAAGAAGTCTCTTTCTAATACAGTAACATTTGAATCTTCAAACACTCCCAAATCAATAGCCTGTTTATCTAAAACAAACTTACATTTCTCAAGAGTACCTACTAGATTAGGATAATTATGAGAAACTGTTCTAACCCTTTTACTTATATAAGAATCTTTTACACCTAATCGTATAAAAGGTTTCTCCATATTAGCTCTTGGGTCAAATGCTCTGTTCATATTGAGGATAGATGGATAGAAACTTTCTTCCAATTTAATCATATCCTCAGCAGTCATTCTTGTGAACGGTTTAATAGGTTCATTAGAATCAAGTTTTGGAGAATACTTATCATTCACATTGATAGTATCGATAGGTATCGCTCCTACAGGACAACGATTATAATCTATACGCTGCAACTGGGCAATCAATAGATCATATATGCCATCATCTATCGGCAATACATCAGAATCGCTATAGTTATACGTAATATTACCAATATAAATAAGATTGGTTAAATCATCTAATAATGAACTTGTATTCTTGATAGAATCGTCTGGATAATTCAATATTTCCATAGCTCTTTCACTTATGAATTCTATATTATCATAAGCTGCTGAAAAATTACCAGACTTTAATTGTTGTAGTATCTCTTTTAAAGATATCATTTTAAACCTCCTTCGAATTTTTACAGGTAGGATATTTTGTTATCCTACCTGTATTATTATCAAAGATATAATATATCATATCCGTACTCTTTAGCACATTCATGCTCAATTTTACATCCACGTGCATTTTGGTATCCTTCTACAAATACAACCAAATCACACTTGCTCATTAATTTCAATGATTCAGAAAGACAGTATAATGGATTTGCATCTTTATGAAGATCTTTTTGGTATGACTCTGCTATAATAACTTCTTCATCATTAAAAATCTCAGATACTTTATCTACAGCTTTCATTCTTTCATCTAAAATTTGCTGTTCTGTTTTTCCTCTCATAGGTTGACTAATAAATATTTTCATAACGCTACCTCCTATTTATCATCTCTGTAGGTGAATGGTCTATACTTGAAAGGTTTCTTTCTAGCAGCAGCCTCACAAGCAGCCATCCAGTTAAGATAATCTTCCATATTTTGGATAATCTGTTTATCTACTTGTATAAATGGTTTTATACTTGTATCTCTTGTAATAGTGAATGGTTTTCTAGTAAACGGTTTAGTTGTTTTCTTTCTAACCTTTTCAAATTCAAGTTTATACCCAATAGATTTAAGATAGGTATTTAATATCTCCGCACTACGGTTACTTGAATTTTCATCAAGTTTAATATCCACCAAATATGGATCATCGATAAACATGTTCTCTACAAGTCGTCTTGCATGTGGTGATACTGAATGAATCATCAGCATTGTGATTACATTTTCAAATCCAATATGACCAAGGTCTCCACATTCCATATCTCCAAAGTTTACAGGAGTAGCTTGATGTGTAGACTTATAATACTTATTAGCTTTATTTCTACTATTCTCATTTCTAAGGTTAGTAGAAGATAATGAAGTAACTGAATGTTTCTCTTCAGCATACTGCTGTAATCTGTACATTGCAATATGACCAACAACTCCAGGTCTTCTTGCTGGTACAAATCTAATCTGTCCAGTAGATGATTCTAATGGCATCATTATTCTTCTCTGAGTTACATAATCAAATGCTTTGTATAACTCTGCAAGCATATCAAGACTCATTGATTCTGTCATAGGTTGAATAGATAATACAATATTTCCACTATCTACAATAGACTGTAAGAAAATATCTCTTTCTTCACTAGATAACGCATTGATATATTGTACCATATCTTGAGCTTCCTTAGGTGCACAGAATCCCAAGAATTTAATAATTTCCTGAAATGCTTCATTTGTATCAAAGTATCCTAATTTAATTAAGTCAGTAATACATTTACCGACATGAGTAAGTGACATTTCGTGCCACTGCCCAATATTCTCACGGTTAATACAAGTTGAACTATTGATAAGGATCTCAATAGGTTCATCTGTAAGAGTCAATCTTGGCATCTGATCATCTGGAAGTACTTTAGCGATAACACCTTTTCCTCCATATCTATTTGCCAATTTATCTCCTGTAGATGGAATATTCAATTCTTTTACAATAAAGTCGATAACAATACCGCTATAGACTTTCTGATTTCTAAACTGAACTCCATCCAATTCTCTTTTAAAGTTGTAATACATCTTACCTAAATGATAGTCTAAATCAGTGTCGATAAGATTATATTGTTTCTTAAGTCTGTCAATAGTGCTAACAAACTCAGTTATAAACCTAATATGGTCATTATAACAATATAGAACCTGAGAATTAGAGTACTTCTCTTTTAAAATCTCAGGATTATTACAATGAATATCCATATCAATAACTATTCCATTTTCACCTGGAGTGTATTTATCATCAGACATAAGAATATTCTGAAGCATACTTACTGACTGAGTGAATAAAGAATCTTCAATCTTCTCTCGTCTTACTGCACATAAAATGCCATTTTTAATAGATTCACCGATCATAGGAAAACTCTTATAATGATCATCATCTCCCATAAGATTAAGAAGGATATCATTATCATTGATATTTACTGTTACTCTCTTATATAATCTTGACGTTAACTTTTGTCTTGCAGATTCTGATAACCAGATACTGTCTTCCATAGTTACATCAGTAGCCACATAAGTTCCAAGTAAGTTTACACTATCCATTGGATTCATACTCTGGTCAAATGCTGTTGATTTTCTCAATAATTCATCTTTTGGAACTTCGTACGAAATATCCAAATTATCAAGAACGGTATTGTCATAAGCATATCCATACGTCTCTGTTGAATGAGTATATTCTTTTCTCTCAATAAAATTGAGTTTATTGTTATGGATATTTCTTAAGATTAAGAAATAATGGTGCTGTGGAGCATCAGCAAACTTAGATACCTTTGCCACAACTTCATAATCAGTATCAGCTTTAATAATAGATGAAGATCTATCTCCATATTCTTGTTCATAACCAGTCATTACAAATGGGACTTCTGGATGAACAAGAGGTAATGATTGTTCCATATGAATAGAAAACATAAGTTTTCTTGATCCAGAATTACAGTCGACAAACGGTTGACATAACCCTTTTCCTAAAATTTCTTCTTTGCTGTTTAATCTCTCCGCATTCTGTTTAATGTCTTGACTGAAATTACTTTCCATTGACGTTTTTCTCCTCTCTGTGTTTATTATGTTTCTGTACATTACTGTCATATGTATGGCATAGATACTTATTAGGAATAGGAGAGATGGTACACGGACGACCCGTGTACCAACAAATATACTCCTCTTCTATATATGTAGCCATATCGCAGTATATATTTTTATCAGGCATATACACTATACCTCCTTCAAATATATAATATATCACTAAGCAGCCATTTGAATCTGTGACAAGATCTGTGATGTAAGATCAAATGTATTTTCTTGAGATTCATCAACCCCAGGATCATAGATAAGTTCCTGAAGTGCCTGTAAGCAATATGATATGAATACTTTTCTAAACTCTTCGTTTTCTCTAAGTTTAGTTTTAAGATTCTTCTGAGAGAATTTCAAATCATTTCTATCTCCCAGATACAATCCAATACCTGCGCCATTAACCAACTTCTTAGTCTTCAAGAAGTAGTATAATGATAACTCAGCATCAAAGCCTCCACTGTAATTAAATACTAATGTTGTCTTTTGACCTACAGCTGAAGTTCTTGATTTCAACAATGTAAAGTCTACAAGAGAACCATCAATACCTAACCCCTCGTCAGATTTCATCTTCGAATGGTCATCAAGTCTAACCAGTAGGTTTGTTACATAAATAGCAGCTCTACCTCCACCTAATCTTTCTCCAGGTTTAAGATATGATAACTGCCCTTGACTCTTAGAAAATGGAGAGATATCTACATTTTCTGTAATATGGTTTACTACAAATAAGATGATATTTGCAGATTTAAGCATTGGAATAATACGTTTAAATACCGTAGTATTAACCTTAGCTGCGGCTGTAACTGACATCTGTCCAGATAATTCTTCTTCCTCTGTATATTTATCTGGTGTAAGCATAGCCAAACTATCAAGAATATATACAGACGGTTCCATCTTATAAATTTTTTCACCGTTAGCAGTATATGCACCTGTATCATATGTAATTTGATCTGCAACTTCCATTTTTAAATCGTGAACGTATCTGATACGTTCATAGAAGTTCTCTGCAGTAACACCTGTATTTCTAGGAATCCATCTTTCTTTGAAATCTTCTCCATACATATTCAACAATGCCTGTGCTCTGGTATCAACAATACCACCTTCAACACTATCCATCCAAATACATGAAGATTTAAATGGTCTAATGATATTTCCAGCAGTCTGTACACACCAAGTAGTTTTACCACTACTAGATCTACCGATAACTGTAACCATTGAACCGTCTACAATACCAATGGAGTTATATGTAAATTTCATATCATCTTTCTTGACATGAACAACTGTTCCATTCATAAAATCAAATGTAAGAAATCCTGTCGGATATGCAAAATCTGGCTCACTTTCTTTACTCATTCTTGGGTCTTTAATTGCTTTCATTTTGGTTCTAAATAGACTTTCCACTAAACCCATAACAAAAACCTCCTTAATAAATTTTACTATATAGTTTTTAATATAATAAAAAATAACCTGATTGTACCTAAAACCATATAATTAGGAAAAAATAAACCAGGTGCATAAACTGCACCTGGTTATATTTATTTTGTCGTTATATAAACTCCTTCAGTTTTCAACTGATCAATTGCACACAATACTCTCGGGTAATCTTCTTCTGAACAGCTCTCAAGATTCAATCTTAATGGACTGTCAGGGTACCATATTTGTCTGGTCTCTTCAAATCTCACTAATCCTGTCTTGATGTCGGCTATTGGAAGCTCATTCATAATATCAAGCATTGCTAATGTGATCAAACCATAAATTTCACTTGAGTTTGAATTCATATTTTGCGGAGATACTACGTCAAGTAATACTCCAGTAAACAGTGGAAGTACATGCTCAAATAACGCCAAATATATATCGACAATTTTTTGTTCCGATAAAGAAGTTAATGGCTGACTCATAAGAACTTTATTAAGTCTCTTTACATTTAAAACTTCTTTTTCAGATGAATATCTAGCTAATGCTAGAAGAGATGCCATATCCTCGGGAAGAGGAATAGTACATAATCTTGGTATCTTATCCCTATTGACTGTTTTAGATAATGCCATCAGTAACCCACTGATATATTTATCTCTATCGTTTTCATCAATCATAAGATAGTCAAATGACATCTTATTCAATCGACGTTTTGTTTGAGATGTGATATTTTCTGGCGGAATATTATACATTACCTGAGTCAATGCTATAATAAATTTAGGTTGCATAAATAAATCAATAAAGTCACTCTTCTTATTATTATCTTTAGACTCAAAGATATCCGTAAGAATAGTATCATAATAATCACGGACCAGGATGTAAATATCCTGGTCGCTAAGATTATCTAATGATTTGATCTTCTCTGCAAGCATATCATTTGTTAGTAGCACATTGGCTGAAAAGTCTATTGTTACTGATCCAGTATCTTCTGCTGGTTTGATATACATTTGATCACCTCATTTTTATTCGTATTCACTATTAGCTCCATCTGGAACTGATACCATTTTTGTTTTGGTATTTTTAAAGCCTGCTTCTTTTGGACTTTGCATATTCTTAAAGAAATCAGCTTTACTTACAGTTGATTTTTGTTTGTCTTTCAAATCAAATTTCTTATCAGAAGCATCGATCTGTTTCTCATGAATTGTACTGAAGAACGGGTCATTGTTCTTGTTGACACGATTAACGGTAGCTTCGTAATTCTTATAGATAGCCTCGACTTCATCTGTAGGCATCTGCATACCTGACGCAATGAATGAGATAAACTCTGGCATACTGTTTACTTCATTCTGAATATGCTCAAATTTTTCATATGGCTGACCAAATCTATCGATCACTATATCAGCATAATCAATAAAGTCAGCACTTTCTTCTTTGATATTCATGATAACTCCAAGCCTAGCCATACCTTTAGTATCAATATCTAAAGCTTTGGAGTTATCAAGAGTATCAATAACAGCCTGTCTGAATTGTTCTCTATTTTTGATTTTCTCTGTGAATACACAAGTCTCAATGATCATATATCCTTCTTCTGTAGAGATCTTCAATAAGTCTGTAGGGTCGATATTGTGTTCTGAATCTCTCAGCTGAAGACCCATAAGAACTGAGATCTTTTTACAAAATTCTTCATTAGCTTTTTTCTCAGCTTTGATTTTGTTATTGTTACACTCGGTTAAAAACTTAGAGTTCTTAATACAACTTACAGTGTAATTGTTCTGCATTTCTTTGAAGAATTCAACAGTATTAGCCATACCACGAACATCATCTTCAAATCCTGCAATACCAAATACGTGAACAGGAACTCCAAGAGATTCCTTTATATATTTAGCAAGTAACGGAGCAGAACCTGATCCTGTACCACCTTCAGTAGAAGCTACAATAATACAAAGTTCACATTCAGTTTCTTCTCCAATTCCTAAAAATTCTTCAAGACCAAGAGTATCTTTCATAAGACTATCTCTACAAAGGTCAAAAGATAAATTTCTTTCTTTTCCACAGCCACCATAAGCATTTACATACTGTCTTACGATAGCACCTTCTTTGTTCTGATATTCTGCAGGAATATCTTTAAGCGTACTATTTACGAGCATAGTGTGCTTTACATTGATAATACCATTCTCTACAGCCGTAATAGATGCTTTATTTCCTGCTGCTCCAACTCCAATTAATCTACAATACATTGTTATGTATCCTCCTTAAAAAATTTTATTATTGAAATTGTTGAAATAAGCTTAAAAGCTTATTCTATACAATATCCAACCGCATTACATACTCTCTGATAATACTGCTGAGTAAAGCTATCATCTCCACCACAATATTCTTTTAATACTCTCATTGTATTACCATTATATTTCTTATATAAATAATCTAAATAGCTAGCCATCATTCTTATATTACTTGCCGGATCATACGGAGTTACCGAATGATCATATGATGTATTTAGAAATTTAGTAGAAACATATTCTCCTGTTTCCGGCATAAACTGTCCTAATCCTGCAGCACCAGAAGATGAGTTTGTAACTCCAGCATGACCTTCTGATTCTACCATAATAATACCGAATAATAAATTTGGATCTAATCCGTATTCGGTCATGAGATTGTGACCTAACTCTAACAATTCAAAATTCAAATCATTCCTTTTGCCCTCAGTATCATACAAAGCATAATCGTACTTTGTTGTTATTTCTGCCTTATATGATACTTCATTAAAAACTTCTTGCCTTATTTTTATTTGTTCCTCTAAATTAGTCAGCTCTGTTTGTTTGGTTTTTATTTCTTCATTAAGTTGATTTATTTGATCTTCCACTACATCTAGTGTCATATTAGCACCAACTAACTCTCTATATCTCCCTTCATATTCACTAAGAGATAATTCCAGTCTCTCAATATGTTCGGCATTGTTCATCATTACTGATATGAATAATGTAGTTAGCAACCCAATAAGCGCAATCATAAGCATTAATGCTACAACTGTTAAAATTCTAAGTCTCTTATTTTCTTTTTCATATTTTTTTCTTTTAGTTTCCATTGATAAAACTCCTCCTGTGATAAAAAATTGCTGGTGAGATATTCTCTCACCAGCTTCCAATTTCAAAAAACTACTTGTCAGTTGACTTGTCTTTACCAAACTCTGTGGCATTCTTCGGAATAGAAATTTTTCCATTCTCGTCAACATAATCTTTACTGATAGGTGTAGTACCTAAACCAAGGTCTCCCTGTTCAGTAATACAATAAGAACCATTCTGGTTATTACGTTCCATATGTAAGTCCTCCTTTCCTTTCCATATAAATAATATATCATTATTTATTGTCTTTGCACTTGTCGGTGTTTATTTTTAAGAGTATATGCAGTGTAACCATCTTCATTTACAAGATTGGTTTCCAGTAACGCACTCATCATATATACATCTACAAGATTTCTGGATAAAGAATCATTCGGATCATTTGGTATATCATCCTGAGTAACAAAACCTTTTGTACTTATAGCAGCATTCATAGCGGCTTTAGCTTTCATTGAATCAGCTTTAGGTCTTGCAAATTCATACATAGTGTCATATAATCCAAGAGTAGCAAGGCCTTCGAATTCTCTGTCAGATATAGCAGTACCTTTATCTTGTCCGATAAGTCTGCCACCTTTCATATCTCGGTTCTCAGTTTCCAAGCTCCATTTACTTTTCTTGGTAACAATTTGTTGAACTTTTTTGTGATGTTGATATCCAACCATACACTTAGCAGTCTTAACAGGATTTCCATTTTTATCCCTATAAAGATATGGTAAATATATCTCTTCGAGTAATGGAACTCCTGTATAGTCACATGCTTTTACGCAATCCGCCATAGAAGGTTCTGTAACAGTTTGTCGCATCTGGAATTTAAATGGGTATTTCTTTGAAATAAACTCCATAAACTTAGCATCTGTCATTGTAGAAAATAGCTCTTTATAATATCTTGAATTTGTACCTGATTTATCAAGTATATCAAAAAATCCAATTATATAAGATTCTATCTTCTTTCTCTGAGCCTGTGAAATTGTTTTAGCCACAGGAAACCCTCCTATCTAATGAATCTTGCTTGTCCAACTCCACCAATATTAACACCAGGGCGTTTATATTTCTCTTCAGGAACAGGAGCAAGCGTATCTCCTTTAAACATATCCTCTGTTACTTTATAATCCGGAGCAAGAGAATCAATGAAATCTTTGTTCACAATTCTAAAGTTAAGGATATCTTTTGTAGGTATAATTAATCTCTTAGCTGCAAATTTATCAGAGCAATCAATTACAAGCTTAGAAGAATAAGATTCAGGTTGTGTATTCATAACAACCGGTCTAATATCTACTAACTTACAAGCTTTAAGTAATTTATTGCCATTATAGTTAAATTTGAGCAATAAGTAATCATTTACATTGAACACTCCGCTTTTAGTAGATCCATTATCAAATAATAATCGAATATCTACTGAAAACAAAAGCTGTGAATTATTTTGCAATAGCATACTATTACCTCCTTATAAATAAGTATTTATAAGAATGTTTAAGCTTATGCTCCTGTGCTGCCTAATCCACCTTCTCTAGCTTCTGTAACATCGTCATCCACTGTAATTCCGTAAGGAACAAAGATTCCCTGACAGAATTTTGATCCTGTTTCAAAAACGCAAGTCATATTTTCTCTGGAATCATTTGTAAGTTTGATCATAATATGACCTTCATTTTTAGGATTATTGTAATAATCAGAATCAATAATACCTACAGTATTATCTAACTGAAGTCTGTAATTAAATCCAAGAGATGATCTTGGGTATTCTTTTAATACCCAACCTTCAGCAATTTCGCATTTAATACCTGTAGGAATAAGTACAGATACCCCAGGACGTAATTCAGTATTTCCAAATGGGAAGAAGAAATCGTATCCTGCAGATCCTTTTGTTGATCTCTTAGGAAGTTTAATTCCTGAATAAACAACACTTGCATCATTCACAAGTTGCTCTTCACTATATGCAAATGAATCTTCTGCTTCAACTCCCTGCTGTGCTTTCATGATAGCAATCCACATAGGTTTAAAAGCAGCTAAGAAAGTCTCAAAACTCACTTTTTCAAATCTCGCAATTCTGGGAATACGATATCTTTCTTGAATCTGATCGTCTTCTGTGCGATCTTTATCACAACCGCATTCTCCACAATTACAATTTTCTCCACATCCACATTCATCTGTTTCTTCTGTAGCCTCGACAGTATCCTGTACGTTTTCTTTTGCTACTTCTACAGCATCTTCTTCATATAAAACTACTTTGTCTTCATTTGTCATAATTAAAATTCTCCTTTATTTTATATTTTATTATCTTGTTTCTGGTATAGCAAAAAATAAATAGGAAGTACCAAATGGTACTTCCTATAATCTATGTAAATGGACCTTCAGGGACTTGAACCCAGGACTTACAGTTTATGAGACTGTCGTTCTAACCAACTGAACTAAAGGTCCTAATTAAAAAAAAGAATTGAAAGGAGTAGAGTCAGTATGAGCCGACTGACTCTATTTCCATGCCAAAAATAGTTCATTCACACGAGAGGATCTGCTTGTATCCTCAACTGGGCTAGCTGGATTCGAACCAGCGAAGTGCAGGAGTCAAAGTCCTGTGCCTTACCGCTTGGCGATAGCCCAATAATAAAAAATAAAATCAATTGTAATTATAGCGAAGGGAGGCGTCCCTTCCTCCCTATCCGGTTCGCTATAATCAGAGGCCACGCGGGGCGTGACAAACGTCAATGGGTTGAGAGATTTATTTTTCTCTCTACTTATTTGTTAGTACAGTAATATTTTTTAACGATGCTTATATCGTCATCAATAATACTAAAATTTCTTGTACTTAAACTATTCATTAATCTAATAATAATTTCTCTATAATTATCATTAGAATTATTAATAGAATCACATAATACTCTTTCAATTTTTCCTCTCCTAACAGTATATGGAGTGGAATCGTATATAAATCTCAATATAGACAATGCTAAGAGAACATTAAATGAATTTTCCGGAGTTATATTCTTATATAACTCATGATCAACTTTACATATTTTAACCAAGTTATAGAATACTGTTATTAGTATTCTAATATCCTTTTCCACTCTAAGTTCTGCTAGGTATTTAGTATCTATTGTTATCAATACATCTAACAAGTTTAATCGCTGACGTTCTGTTTTTAAATCGTATGATTTGGTCAGTAGCTCTTCATAATCTGAAAGATGAATATTAAATTTTGATATCATTAAATCTTTTCTGATCGATTTCATATACCTGTTTAAAGCCAATACAAAATCCGTAGATTCCACAGCTTGCTTTAACATAGCTTCGCAGCCCTGGAGACTTATCATATTTACACCATAAACATCTTCGATACGTTGAGTTTCACATTGAACATAATCAGGATCTAATGCTGAATGAATACTATCATATATACGAAACATATCGTAACTTCTTGTAGCGTTCTTCTCTAAAGTATCATGAGCCAGCATATCAATAGTAGCTTCTTTATTTAATACTACAGCTACGTCTAATCCGTTAATAATCATAACACCAGTCTTAAGATAATTAAATAAATCCATAGTACCAACACTGAAATATCTTAATATAGTAAGCTCTTGTTCTGTTAATGGAAACCATTTGTATTTCATCGATTTGCATAAGAAATCACAATATAAACATATGCTCATATCACTTCTAAGAATATCTTGATATTCTTTATACATATCCATACTGATCTGGTTCAGATAATAAGGCATTCTCTCTAAAATAGATACAAATATTATTCTATTAGAAGATCTATATGGACAAAGTTTATATGCAATATCATATACAGATCTTCTAAACTTTTCTAATTCTCTTATATCAGATCTATGAGCATATACATTTACAAGAGATACATAATCATCAGCATCTAGTAACTCTTCTAAATCATATACTGATTTTATTGCTGTTATTTCTGGATTAGATATATTGCTTATAATCTCTATAAGCCCTGCATTAGATCCAATAGTATTAACAGTCCCTAATGGACTGGTTGGTACTCTATCATGCCCATACATCTCAAGAATTTCTTGATCAGAATATCTTAAGATGTATTTGTCTATAAATGTACAAACTTCAATATCAGTAGCAATTTGTAAAAATTTATGGATTGCGCATTTTAAAGATTTTCGTGTGCCTCTTCTAGCTGCTGCTTCTTTTCTTTTCCTTATATCAGATTCTGATTTTTCGCATAAAGCCATCCAGTCATCAGTACGACTATACACATTGCCTAAAGTTCCAATAATCAGTTCACTAACTGCATCCATCATATCATCATACAGATAATCTCTTTCAGAAGATTCATTAAAGAATCTATCCTCTGCCATTTCATAACGTCCTACATTTCTACCTTTTCTCATTTTAAAGTACCTCCTAAAAGTTTTATTATTTATAGTATTCTCTATCACTGTTATAATATACAAATATATTTATTCAGTTTTACATCATAGTAATACTATAAAAGGAGGAATAATATACATGATAGTACAAGAAGTATATATAGGAAAAGTTCCTGAAATTGAAGATATCTTTACCGAGTTTAAAGAATTAAGACATACATACGCAGCTTGGAAAACTGGTAATACGTCTAAAAGAACAGCTAAAATAGAAAAGATGATAGAAGATTTTTGGGGTTTCAAAGCATTTAGCTTAGATATAGATCCATCTTCCGCTCCAAATGCATTTACCTATCCAGTTGCTACCAGTATAGATATAGATCCATCTAAATATATTAAAACTACATCTAAAGGATATTTCTACACTAAAGAGGCTAACGTAGCAGCTTTATCTGTAATCACGAAAGGATTATTTTGTAATAAAGCTTTTAGCGATGAAGAAGCTTTTGCTGTATTTCTTCACGAAATAGGTCATAGTTTTGTTCACAGGTCACCTATGATAATATCTCAGCAAGAGGTATACAAAACATCTATGATTATACAAATTGTACAAAATATTATATTAGGAATATTAATGGCTAACCCTCTTATAATATCCGATGCAATTTCAGCTGGATTATCTAGTAGTAATTTTTATAAATTATTTATGACTAAAATAAATAAAGCTATTAAAAAAATTCCAGTATTAAGAGAAGTCAATATGTCTCTTAGTTATTTATCTTCATTATTTATGAATACAGTAGGAAATATATTTTACACAGTTACTACATTAACTGGATTAAATTATTTACTTACTAAATATAGCAAATACATTTATGATAGTGTAGGAAAACAACAAATAGAAATATCTGGACGGGCAAATGCATATCAACGATCTTTAGAAAGATTATCAGACGACTTTGCATCTATGTATGGATTTGGACCTCAATTATCTACTGCATTAGTTAAAATGGAAAACCCTGACAATCAAGGATTATTTATGAAAGTGACTCATTCATTCCCTATAATTGAGGCAATATTTAATAAAACAGATGCATTAGCTATAGAATTAAATGGATGCGTCGAAGCTCATCCGTCTACATCTGATAGAATTTTATCTATATTAGATGGAATGGAAAGCGATCTTAGAAAAGATAAAACAATGCCTGATAAAGTAAAGAAAGAAATAAAAGCAAATATTCAAGCGCAAAGAAAAGTAATTAGCGATATTAAAAACAACGAAGGTCCAATTGCTAAGAACAGAAATGATTATCTTCAAGCATTAACTATTCTTGGTATAAAGAACGGTAATACTGAAGATTTTATGGAAAAGAGATATACCGATAGAGATGCTTTGGAGAAATTCTATAAAGAACGTAAAATCAGAAAAGAAGCTGCTGTTAGAGAACAAGCAGAAATGGAACTTGATATGTTAGAGCTAGAAGAATTTTTATAAAAAGAATGGAGATAGGAATATATTCCTATCTCCAGTTTCTTTACATTTTTATATAAGATTTATCCAAGATGCGTTCGAATAATATCTTTCCTTCTTCTTTAAGTTTCATATAGATATCAAACGTATTAATATTTATATGATCTAATACGTATTGTTGTACAATTGGATCTCTAAGATTAACACAGAACTGAGTATGATATTTGGACATTGCTTCATCTACTGTATAATTAGGCCCGTTCCAAGTAGCAAATGTATCGAAGTAACAAATACCATCAGTTATATCTTTGGTATGAATAACTGCTTGGTTTGCAGATCCTCTCCATTCAAGATTAGGATCTAATCTATCTATCTTAAACTCTCCATCTACAATGACATCGAGATATTGATATATCTCTTTCTCTTCGACATATTCAAAATCATATCCTGTATATAACCATATAGTTTTATCAGGATATTTTTCCTTAATTTCTTTACAGAGTTCTGTTACATCTTTTTCGTTTGCACAATGCATTGGATCTCCACCACTGAAAGTAATGCCATCAATATAATCTTTATCCAATTCTGCAAATATTTCTTGTTTTGCAGCTTCATCAAACAGTATTCCTCCACCAGGGTTCCATGTAATTTTATTATGACATCCTTCACATGCATGGCTGCATCCAGCAACCCATAAAACGACTCTTAACCCTTCCCCATTAAGCATATCGTCTTTTGTTATATTATGATATCTCATAATAGAAATTCTCTCCTCTCTACATACTCTTACGATCTTTAATCTCTGCCATTTTAGCATCATTCAATCTGCTTTCTCCTTTTACTCTTGAGAAAGACAGATACCCGTTCATTCTATCGATCTTAGTAAGATTTTTACTACCGCATACAGGGCACGTATCCATATTTAATTCTTCATGCCCACAATCATCGCAATATGAAAGTGCTAAGTTTACTCCTTCATATAACCCCATTTTCATAGCTCTTCTAACAAGAGTCTTAATAGCTTTAGTATTATATCCAATTGGATATTTTACATATTGAATCTTTCCTCCATTAGATAATTCCCAGAATCTATATTCTTTATCTTGCTTCTCTATAGGAGACATCTCTTCAGATACATGACAATGGAATGAATTTGAAACATAATCTCTGTCAGATACATTTTCAACAATTCCGTATTTTCTTCTGAACTGATCTACCTGTTTACCGCATAATGACTCGGCTGGAGTCCCATAAATAGCGAATAGATGATGGTCTTCTTTAGAGTATTGATTTTTCTTTTCATTTATATATCTCATTACTTCTAATGCAAATTCACCATCTTCTCTAATAGACTTGCCGTTATATAATCTCTGCAATTCATTCAACGCAGTAATACCAAACGATGCAGTTGCAGATTCTAATAATGGAGCAATACAATCATCCATTCCAAGATGTCCACCATAGAATCCACCTTCACAATATGCTAATGGATTGCAAGATGCTTTCATTTTTCCTAAATATTCATAAGTTCTATTATGAATATCTCTAATCATTTCAAGATAGTAATCAAGAACTTCATAGAAATCTTTTTCTTCTTCTCTAGCTTTAGCTAAGATCATAGGAAGATGTAATGATATAGCTCCAATATTAAATCTTCCTTCAAATACAGGAACATCTGTATCATCTAATTTAATCTGCCCACCTTTTTCCCAGTAAGGTGAAAGAAATGCTCTACACGTAATAATCGATTGTCACCAATCGTACTGACTAACTTTTCCCTCCGAAGTGCCCTAATCTTCATCAACAGGCGGTATCTTTGGAAGTGGTGCTTATCTCCACCTCTACTTGGCTACACTCATCACCAATAGTCGATTAACCTTATTAAAGGCACAGCTTCATCTATAGTGCAAACGAATCTCTTCTCCTATAGACCTATCTGTTAGCAATTCTGTTTAAGAATCACACCCACTAAGCTAGTGGTTTAATACCGTTTTACATGGGCTGATTTGCACTTACCCATAGGACTTATAACTTTCTTATATTGCTTATACATATCTGCAATATACCCTTCTCCGCTCATAGATAACCAATCAGGATACATTGTCTTTGATGAACAATATATTCCAGCTTCAAATACATCTTCTGCCTCTTTACCTTCTCCATGAATATTTTCATCATATAAGAATACTAATTTAGGGAATAAAGTAGCTTTTTCAAAACCTTTCTTTCCCTGACCTTTAGCATGTCTATTTAAAATAATCTTAGAGATTTTCTTACCCCAAAATGATGTATTTAAGCCAAACGTAATTGTAATAAACGGATAGTCTCCTCTACTAGAAGCTACAGTATTGAACTTATATTCCCATCCTTGATAACCTTGTTCAATTTCTTTTTCAGTAGCTTCGATAGCAAATTTCTCTACACTCTCTTTCGGAACACCCATAGCTTTATACTGTTCCTTATATCTCTCATACGACTTAATAGCATATGGTTCCATAATAAAATCTACTTGGGGAATAGTAAATCCTCCATACTGTTGCGATGCCGACATAAGAATCACATCACCTGCAACATCAAATGCAGTATCAAGTGTTTTTGGCTCATTGTACCACATATTGGACATCTCAAAACCACCTTTTAACACTTCACCTAAACGGAAAAGGCAACAGTTCATTGTATCTCTTCTAGCTGACATATCATGAATATAAATATATCCATCCTTAATAGCCTGGATTTCATCTTCGTTTAAGAAGAACTTCTTGTATAATTCTTTATTCAATGCATTCAATGTAAGAGTTCTTTTTGTAGATACTAATTTAGAATCAGTATTGGAATTCTCTTTATCTCCTAAGAACATAATTCTATTAGATTCTTCTACAACTTCACCCATCATTGTAGCATATTCATTCTTAAAGTTTCTGTAATCTCTGTAGCTCTTAGCTACTTCCGGTTTAACCCTATCCAATGCAGTTTCTACTAACTGATGCATTGTAACAACTGGAATCTTTTTCTTATTCATCCAACCAAGCTGCTGTTCTACATATTCTATAATCTTATGCTGTTCTTTATTATTAAACTCATAGTTCACTCTATGAGCTGATTTCTGTACAGCACTAATAATTTTTTTATTATCATAATCCTGAAGATTACCATCCTTTTTAATAACAACCATTTTCATCATTATTAATTCCTCCTTAGATTTAGCGTGTTTAATAAAAAGTTCAGAAAAAATAAAGTTCGAATAAAGCTGTAATTGCACTTGTTTAGGTGCAATTACAACATATTTTTATGTATAATTTATACTATTTTCTGACCCTATTATTTAAACGTACAGATCATCATAAGATCTATGATCGGCTGCTGAGCTTTCTGATCGATACCTACAGCATTCGCTTGGAAGTCAATTTTCAATCCTCTCTCAGATGCAAGTTCTTCGCATAATAAAGTGAACGTAAAATCTTTAAAAAGATCTGCAATTTCATTATTAGGTGCTATAATACCTGCAGATGATTTGATAGAGGATTTAGCAGCAATAGGAGGTTTCTTTTTAGAGATATTATCTTTAATCTCTAAAGCCAGTTCATCAAGCATTTCTCCAGCTTTCTTTTTCAACTCAAGTAATTTTACAGGATCCACTGAATCCATATACATTTTCTTTAATTCCTCTCCAGTAGGAACCTGTTTCTTTCCAAATTCTACAATATCAGACATTTTAATGCCCTCCTTTTATATAATAATTACTATAGAGTTTTGATAGTAATAATAAAAAATATACCCTAGTCCATATCAGACTAGGGTAATAATTAATGCTCTATAGGCGGTAGTTTATGTATTTTCATAGATTTAACCACGGTGCTTGCAACTCTTATCTTATTATAATCATAATCTTCAGAGTTATCTATAGTCAATATATAATAATACATAGTATTTAACTTCTCCACGTTATTCTCATCTACTGTAGTGTATTCTCTCTTAACTAACTGAATCTCAGCTAGTCTTCCGGTGTACTCTATTTCTACTACTCTGAACTTATCTTCAGACTTATCAACCTGTTCTTTTACATAAACAACAGCATCAACCAGATCATTTACTTTAAATGGATATGGTTCTGGATTAGGTATAGTGATAGCAGTATTAAGATAGACTTTAGGAGAGAACCAATCAGCAATAGGAATAATAAGTTCTCTAATAATCTTACCTTCTTCATTAAAAAATAAAATAGCTATACATCTAGTCTTTGTAATTTTTACGTAAGACTCATCTAATGTAATTGTACTTATATAGCCATTCCATTTCAATGATGTGTCAAACGTCATTTTAAATCCGCTATATTCCCCTTCGAGTTGCTCAATTTTCTTAATATCCATAGTTTTACCTTTGATATGTCTTTGACCAACTCTATAATTTTCATTAGGATTTTCTGTAGTATAGAACCTAATTTCTATTTCTGATATCTGATTAACTGTAAGTATTGGTTCTGATAAATAATATAATGTATCATAAACTCCATTCTTTGGAATTTCTATATCTTCTTTATTTTCTGCAAATTCAAAATCTATATACGGAGCATCTAAATCTATCTCTGTATCAATTATCGGATTATAATTGTCTACAGGTCTATCATCTTTATCTGTAATATGCATATAAACACCTCCTTAAAATATTTACTATAAAGTTCTAGACAAAAAAATAAATAAGAAGAGACAATAATCTCTTCTTATTTAACTTTTCATTTACTCGACATATTAATTTATCATAATCTTTATCTGCACATGATATATTATCAGGGATGAATTTCTTATACCCTCTGACATATTCCTGAGATTGAATCTTTTATTACTCATGATATATTGTTAGATATGAATCTTTTGCATAACTTGACATATTAGAGAAGTTAAATCTTTATCATTATCTGATATTTTTAGACTGGTGAATCTTTTAACTCTGCTGATATATTCATACTTTTGAATCTTTTTCTGCCATAGATATATTTAAGTGGGTGAATCTTTTATTGCTCATGATATATCGATTTGATAAAATCTATTCCTCCTTATGATTATTAAGCAAGTTAAAATCTTTTTAGGCTTGTGATATATTTACATCATAGAATCTTTTTTGTTTTGTGATATATTATGAATCACAAATCTTTCATTTAATTTGATATATTCTCTATTTAGAATCTTTTGTGCATTTTTGATATATTACACAGGATAAATCTTTTGCAGTATATGACATATTAACTAAACTGAATCTCTTTTTCTTCAATAGAAATTATTAAACTTCTCGAATCTTTTTCCTTTCTAGATATATTAATTTCCATCAATCTCTTTTGTAGTATGATATATACACTTACATTGGATCTTTTCTATTATATGATTTATTACGCCTAATGAATCTTTTAAATTCTTTGATATATTATGAGTGGTGAATCTTTTTTGTAATACGATATATTATTGCAGATAAATCTTTTGCATAATCTGATATATTCTATGGTGATGAATCTTTAATGGCTCCTGATATATCTCCTTTTATAGAATCATCTTAATAATATATAACTATATTATTTATTAGATTCATTTATTACCAATACATAATACGTCAAGATAGATTTATAATAAGATGACTTTGTATCAGGTCTGCTCTTTCTCTTTCTATATGCAGGAGAGTTCTCATCAAGAAAATACTCTATAATTTCTTTCTGACGAATTACATACTTATTTTTACTATTTGGTTTAGCAACAATTGATTTATTAATAAACTCATATGACGTAACATCTTTTGTTTTGGATATGGAGAAATAATCAGCGATTATCAACTGCATCATCTCTCGTATAAGAAGTAAATTATCACTATCTTCCTGTATTGATTCTATAATAGATTTTATTTCGTCCACCTTTACATTCTTATCTGAAGCCCATTTACATAATTTATAGTCCACTTGTTTTGTTGTGATCCAATTCATTGCATTTTCTACACATCTCTCTGCTAATAAAGAATCATTATCAGCAATTCTGAAAGAATCTTGATCGTTAGAATCTGATGCATAAGCAAAATATGAATCTCTCTTTTCATATGTATCATAATAAGCTGCAGCTATATTCCCTAAGAATGATTTAATTCTTCCATGAAGTTGCTGTATCATATCAGCAACATCTTCATCATCAGGATTTTTAAACTTAGGAGTATAAGTTCGTAACCAGGTTTTACATATAGATCTTACCGCTCCAAATACAGATCCTTCTCTTTTAAGATCATATTTCTGCGTAAGCACATTATTCAACACATATTCCATAATATGTCTATATTTTTCTGGTGGAATTTTAAACTTCTGTGAATGAATAGAAGGATAAAATTTTCCAGAAAATGCTAAATAGATAGTAGATATCTCTGCATCTGTTTGTTTATTCTTAAGCAGAAAGTATCGTATTACCATCATCATGGTCATGGTGAATTCATCCTTAGCTGCTCTAGGATTAAAGTTCATGTTCCAGTAGTATGTTTCACTTAAACATTGTGTAATCTCATTTTTATCAATTTTCATAGCCTTAAAGAAACTATCAATATCTTCAGATCCAAACGGTATTCTTCTTACTGGAACTATATCATATAAATCATTTGATCTATTTTTTATAAACTCTTGTACATTTTTCTTATAAGCTGGGGTATTTTTCTGTAAGCTTTTTTCTATAATAGGATATATTTTATTTACTGCTACTTTAGTAACTTTCATAATTGTTTCACCATCCTTATTTATATTACTTCAATGTTTCAGACACCTAAATAAACAAAAAATAAATAGAAAGAGAAGTTAATCTCTTTCTATTTAATTCTTTTACCCATCGTGATATATTGTTAGATATGAATCTTTTTCGTACTATGATATATTATGAATGGTGAATCTTTTATACGATTTGATATATTAAATGCGTCGAATCTTTTAGATGATGTGACATATTAATACGCCTGAATCTTTTTCTTTGATTGATATATTGCCGGATGTAAAAATCTTTTATTCTTGGCGATATATTATAAATGGTGAATCTTTTGCTTCATCCGATATATTACAAGTTTTAAATCTTTTTCAATGCATGATATATTAAAAGAAGTGAATCTTTTTCTTTGGTTGATATATTGCCGGATATGAATCTTTCTCGAAGCTTGATATATTCACTAACATGAATCTTTCTCAACATTTGATATATTCGGAAATTTGAATAAAAAGAGTACCTCTAATTAGAGGTACTCATGATAATCAACTTCTGGTGCAACATAGTCTTTATGCCCCATATGGCTAATCACATATGGAGACGGACTGTCTTCATGAAACTCTGCATACCACATTGCTTCGTGCACATGAGATATAAAAAGTTTTACTGCATATCTTCTAGCTCTAGCTACAAGATGCCCTTGTGTCAACTTTCCAGATTGCAATGTCTTTTTCGTAGCAGTATCTTGAATGTTCTTTGTTTCTAGAATTTTAGCAGCTTGATCTGCATATTCAAGAGCTTCATTTTTTACCATCTCATCATCAAGTCTTTTTCTAAAGATCTCTCCATACAAAGATCCTCTAGAACTATTCTTTATAAAACAATCTCCGATATTGAACATTAGTTTCTTAAGATCTTTATTATATGGAGGTTTGGAAAGATAAGACTTTAACTCTTCTGTAGTAGGTTTTTTAGGTTTCTTCTTCTTAGACATCCAGGTATTGATAGTACCTTGTTCGATAAGTTCCACCTTTCTACCAGTTATTTCATGAACAGTATCATATAGATATTGATCCACATTCTTTTCATTCTCTATCCACTTAGCCCAGTCCTCTAGATATATAACTTGAGTCTGAGTCAATAAGTCAGAAAGGTCAACTGCCATATTTGTAATATCTTGAATAATTTTTCCAAGATCTACTAGGTCAAAAACTCCAAGAGTCTTAATATAAGACTTGACTTTAGTTTTTACTTTCTTCATCTTAGCAGCTGGAATAAAACTTTCCAAAGTGCTATCAATAGTACCATAGAAAGCTTCTCGTTTCGCTAAAGCTTTCTTCATAACTTCAGCAGCACCTTTTTCCCCTAACCATGGATTGTTATTGTCATTCAATCCAGTATATGAAGTGAAATCTGTGCCATATCTTATAGTGCCAGGTACGCTATAGGTTGATTGATTTGCTTTGTAAAATTTACCTTTAAATCTACAATATGAACCAAGTTCATAATTAGTTTTTCGCTTCCATTCTGTAATACCTGCAATATCAACATATTCAGGAATACTATCAAGATCAACCTCTTCCCATACATTAACAACTAACGCACTATACAAATATGCAGATATTACAGGACCGATACCTTTAATAGATTTCATCCATCTACAAATAGGAATCTCTTCGGTAATAACATCCATCATTGCTTTGTTTCTCGCTTCCTGTTTTGTTACATTGAGAAGGAGAGTTTTAATAAACTCTGGATGATCTTCTCTTGACTGATCATAACCCTGCAATAATGACCGTGCTTGATTTTGCACAGCTTTTCTATATTCTTGGGACTGATAGTATTGATCAACCAAAAATCCAACGATCTTTCGGTCATTAGCTGCATCTCTAAGTTCTAATATTTCCTCATCAGATAATTTAGCTGAGATTTTTAATTCCTCAGCTTCTAACATTGCCTCAAATAACATTTTCTTGTTTTCCATTTTTATTTCCTCCTGAGTATTTTACTTATTATTTTTGATTCTTTTCGATATGATGATATATAGCCACATGAGAATCTTTTAATTGATATGATATATATTTATACCTGAATCTTTATCCTTGTGAGATATATTGCGTTTGATGAATCTTTTATTTGACATGGCATATTGATGAAACTGAATCTTTTCTTTTTTGACATATCAATTGAGCTGAATCTTTTGTTATCAATGATATATTTCATGACCTGAATCTTTATCCTTGTGAGATATATCTAGTTGAATGAATCTTTCCATCTATATGATATATTACTTCAAATGAATCATTTGTCTAACTTGATATATTAGATTATTTTGAATATTATTTGCAATCAAATCATATTTATCACCACCTCCATTCTTTTTAATATTTTGACTGCGAGTATGTAGATAAGTCATCATGACTTATTCACTATAATAATATATAAATAAAAATATCTAAATTTACAAAAAAGAAATGGGATATGGTTTAAAACCATATCCCTGTATTTTTTATTTATATACTGATATTATAGTATCAGGATAAATGTCCAATTGATCACTTGTGTAACCTGCAGCTTTGGGGTGTCCTCCACCTCCAAGAACTATACATATTTCACTTACATCAATATCATCTTTCACTGTATACATAGAGTGTCTCCACTTCTTTCCTGTAAAGAAAAATGGCATTACGATATCATATTTATTTATCAAATCACCAAATGCTAATGATGTGCAATGATAAGTATTCAAAGCAAAGCATGAATAATCTTTAACAATACCATCTTTCTCAAATCGTATAGTTATGTCAAATCCATTATCTTCGCAATGTTCTTTATTTTCACTATCAATATACGATTTCACAGCTTTACCTTTCTCTATAGTAGTTCTAATAATATCTCCATTATAATCTTTATGTAAATATGTATAATACTCAACAGGATCTTTACAATCCCATCCATAATGAAACAGATTTGTTATATCTTTATCAAACGGGTCCCAAATATCATATCGATGTACATATTGAATTATTGAAGGTGCATATCTAACAAGTAATCTAGCATCATCATAAGATACAGAAATATTTGAATTGTGCCGTGCAATTGTATCATACAACAAAGTTTGATCACTAACCAAATCATTATTATAATATAACCATACTAAAGCACATCCAGCAATACCAATAATTCTATACCCACCAATATCAATTAATTCATGATATTCTGGGTTAGATTTAATAAAATCTATAGATGATTTGTGATGATCGAACCATTTTACTACTTTCTTTGGATGATTATATAATTCTAACACAAACTTTGCATTCTCTTCTTTAGAAATACTATAATCCACAAAGAATATAGTATCAAAGTCATATACAGTATCACCAAGAATTTCTTGCAAATCTTGATCATAGTTCACTGCTTTAAATCTCACATTACTACCATTAGTTCCATAAAAGCTTGCTGCTGCAGCTGCACAAATTCCATCATCATCATTATGATGTACTATTAATACTCTATTCATTACACACGTCCTCCATCTTTATCATAGTTTTATAGTCTGCATCTTTGATTATAGATTCTGGTTTATTTTTATTATCATAAACAAGAGAACCAAATAAATGACCATCAGCGAGAACTGATACTGGTATTATATCGTCATTAAACATTATAGAATTTGGAGTTGATTTTCCAATTTTTCTACATATATAATCAACTAATTCATCAATATCATCACCATCATTGCTGAATTTAAACATAGGTTCTACATCAGTGTATGAACAAGAATAATCCTCGGTATCAGCTAAATATCTTCTACAAATCTCTTTACAATCAGGATTACTTTCTCTAGATAAAGATCGTATAAGCCTTATTTTATCTGATACAGTTATAATAATAGGAATAACCTGACCGGGAAATGCTTTAAAATAAGCACCAAATTGGTCAGGAGAAGTAACGCATATCAAATTTCTTTCTTGAATCATATCTTTATTTAAACAAAAATCTGGAGTAAAATAATACCAATATTCCCCAGAATTTACTTTATATCTACGTGCTTCTACAACCATATTAGAGTTCATCATTTTAATAGCTAATGATATGTCTATATAATGATATTCTTGCCCCGATATTTCTTTTTCTCGCATTGGACGAGTCGTACAAGTTACTACTCTCCCAAGATTTAATTCTGGTTTCTTCAACAATTTTTCTAAAATAGTATTTTTACCAGATCCACTATTTCCTAAAATACAATATAACATGAAATATTTTCTCCTTTCTCTTATTTAAAAATATTAATCAAATATTGTGTATTTTCTTCTATACCAGATATATTATTATTGTATACATTTTCTAATATCCTTGTATATAAGCTCTGCGATACTCTAGATAATTTTGTAAGTTCTGCGATGATACTGTTAAATGCGCATATGTATCTAAAAAAGAATAAACCTAAATCACTATCAGTATCAAACAAAGGTTTTTCTTTTTTCTTAAACTGCAAATTAAAACTATCTGTTATATCGTCAATATAATCAGAATAAATATCTTTATTATTAAGATTTATGATCTCAAATTTATATATTACGGCAATTCTGTTTTTAAAATATTTCTCCCAATTGATAACAAAATCGATGAAGTTTTTAGATATTAAATCTTTCATAGACTCTAATTCTTCAATATACAGAATATCGAAAGATGTAATATTAGGAATAAGCGGTAACCTAAAATAATTTGCACATTCGATACTATCAGCATTAGTCGTAGTATCTCTATCCGAAGCAATGAATAAATAGTTATCAGAACTTAATTTATCTTTAAAATTATAAGATAATTTTAATAAAGAATCTAATTCATCTAAAATAGTTTTTTCAACGTTTAACATATTTTTATCCTCCTTTTAATAAAAAGTCTGGTAGCTTGTAATAAGCTACCAGATATACTTTTATAAACTATTCAACGGTAATTTTTATAATATTATCACCTTTCATCGGTATCTTTTTAGATCCTGGAGATATAGATGAAGTCCGTTGAATTTCATTTACAGGGATATCGATTCTATTATTTCGTGTAAGAATATGCAAAATATTCGAATCGTTTACACTGAATAATGAATGAATAGTATCCATCTTTCCTAATTTGATAACCGTATTACCTGCTTTGTATCTTTCGGACATTGGTAATCCTGTAATATCAAATTTGTTAATTTTTCCTGATTCTGTAATAACTACAATATCAGTCGCATTTTCATCAATGATACTAATACCATCAATAGGATCTTTGGTATTCATTGCATATACCCCTAACGTATTTCTCTTATAATTAGGAATATCTGTAAGCTTACATCTCAAAGCTTTCTTCTTAGAATAGATCACCAGATCCCTTGTATTTGGTGCAATCATAACATCCTTAACTTGATCTCCTGAGTTAAGTTTAGTCATGATGATACCACTAGGGGTAGCAATAAGAATATCTTTTAAATCGAGCTTTTTTATATAATTCTGTTCTGTACAGAATACAGCATAATGTTTCTGTTTAAGATTAGATAACTTAGATACAAGATCACCATCGAACATCGCTACAATATTTGATGAGATTCCTTTGATCATAATTCGTACATCTAATCCAATAGAGTTTCTTTCAGTAATAGGTATTTTACTTACAGGAACTCTAAATCCTCTTCCCTGAGAAGTGACTAAAATAAGATCACTCGTATTTTCAATTCTAATAACTCTCACAGGATTATCTCCTCTATAAGAACCAATAGATTCATTTACAGGAAGTTTCTTAATATAGTTATTTTCAGTAATAACTACATTGAAAGTTCCTTTCGGGATATTGGAAATCTTAGATTGACTAAGAACTTTAGATTTTCTAGGAAAACCATATTTGTTCTTAAAGTAAATCAAGTCATCTTTAATCTCTTGCAAGATCAATCTTTCATCAAGAATGATTTTCATACACTGTTGTTCAACCTCTCTAATTTTAGCAGCTTGCTCTTCATATGAAGCTAAGTGAGCTGGCGTAAGATTCTTAAGAGGGTAGTTGATTACAAACTTGGCCTGCAAGTCAGTGATATTCAAAAACTTCATAATCCACTCAAGAAGTTCAGGATCATTTTTAGATTTAGATTTTCTTATTCTCTTATAGATATCATCGATCTTACCTGTCTTAATAAGCATAATACAAATCTCTGTCTCGTGAAGTTTAGTTCTTGCGTCTTGTAATTTGATACAATATTTTCTAAACTTAGTAATCTTTCTCTGCTCGATGAATGCTTGGAGATAAGATTTATAAGACATTCTCATCATTTCAATATCATCAAGAACTTCGAAGTTTACTGATTGCGTTGTCTCTAGTGAAGTTGCTTTATATAGATAATCCCTAACATAATTAGGATCTGCTCCTTTTTTAAGATGAATCTCATATCTAAGGTCTTTACCATGAGAGTTCTCATATAGATCTGTAATCTGAGGAAGTTTACCTTTCTCTACAAGATCATTGATCTGATAATGCACACCGTTCTCTTTTCCGTCATCAATAATAACCCTATCAGGTTTACTCTTAACTACAAGAGCATAGTGTTCATTTGACTTACCTTTGTCTTTCACTTCAATATCAATAATACCTCTTACTTTAAAAGTACCAACTCCAGAGTTAGATATCTGTTTCCAATTAGCTTCAATGATTTCACACGGCATACATTGATCTGGAATCAACACTACTGGAGCATCTGGATTATCAATAAGATTCAATGTAGCATCAATAACTTCATTGATATTATGAGCTGGAACTGAAGTAGATTTACCAGTACCAATACCGAGACAGCCATTGATGAGCAACAATGGAACTGCTACTGGAAGATATACTGGTTCCTTATCTTTGTTTGTATAGGTTGGCGTCCAGTCTACTATATTCTGATTCTCTTTCATATCAGCAAATATAGCTTCTCTTGCAAAGTCTGATAGCATTACTTCAGTATAACGTGAAGCGGCTGCACCATCACCCTGCATTGAACCCATACTTGATTCAGATGCAATGAGAGGAACATAAGTAGACCACCAGTTACATAAAATCTCAATAGCATTATCAATACTACTATCACCATGCGGATGATATTCTCCCATTACTTTACCAGTAACCTGGGCTGTTTTGACAAGTGATTTAAATGATGCTAAATCAAATGCCATAGCGTATAAAATTCTTCTATGAACTAATTTAAGTCCATCTTTATAATCAGGAAACGCACGTCTCCTGTTTGTTTCTATACTGTATCGAACCATATCTATTTTATACTGTTCGACCGAGTTTCGTTCAATAATTTCTTCACTCATTAGTATAATCCTCCTTGTATAGCTTATTTGTTAGTTTTATCAGTTTTTGGGATTTATTACGAATGGTTTGATCTTTGGTTGTTCAAATAATTTCATATAATCAGGAATAACAGTTTCTTCATCATCACTATCATCTATAGTGTAATTTTCATAAAAATCATATATTTGAAATTTTTCTGGCTTTATAGGAAGATTTTCAACAGTTCCATTTATCACATCAACATTACTTTTCATCTTCCTCATACCTTTTACCATTCCACTTTTATATACAGCACCATCTTCTCTAGGAACTAATTCATATCCAGAATTAAAAGTTAAATCATATGCTTCTTCTGGAGATATCCTGGTAGGCTTTCCTGTATCATCGACTATCCTAACATTACCATCGTCGTATACTTTCATAATATGAAAACAATCTTTCTTATAGTGCTTCAAAGATCGTATATCTTTAGTATGAATATTTATTTCATATGAAGTAAATCCTGGTATGGTATACCAATTAGCTACATACATTATTGTTTCCCTCTCTTCACATAATTCAGATAGCAATTATATGCTTTATTTGAATTAAGAAATTCTATAATATTTTCAACATTGCCATACTTGTAAAAAATCTGCTCCATTATTTTCTTATCTCTCATATGGTTTACCAAAAATGCTTTATCTACTTCATCTAAAATTTCTTGATTAGTTATTGTACCCATATAAGATCTAATATTGATAGCATTAATCGGTCTAGCTTGGCTTACGGCTAAAAATTTCTCAACTCCATTTATCCAAATAGGAACAAGAATATCATAAGATTCTTGAATATATTGTGTTGTAGATAAACTTGTGTGATTGGACTTAATGGGGATAATAGTATAAGTATTTCTACTATCCTTGTTATAATCATCATTTGACCATATCATACACGGTCTTGATTTGCCAATTAACCCAGTTTTAGAAAACAGATGCTCTCCGCTCTGAGTTACTCTGTAATCATCAAGCGTGCAGATATAAATCTGCCCTCGTTTAAAATCAACCATCCTCCTCACATCTGTCCGCTCATCTTCGGTTTTTTCTTCGATAATTTCATTAGTACCCATTACTAATTCTCCTTTCTTATTATTCATTTTTATAATATATAACCATAAAAAATATAAGTAGAGTAGGGAATAACCTACTCTACTTATCTTATTCTATTACTTCAAAACGTGATACTTTCACATCTTCAAGCAATGCTTTCATATTATTATTTTCATAAAACTTAATCTGTTCAATTTCTTCTTTTACGTTATCAATAGTATATCTGATTAACGTACGTTTGTTTGGATCTAGAGTAGATTCGAATAATCTATCTCCACTCATTTCACCAAGACCTTTATATCGTTGGATAGAGTTTGGTGCAGATTTTTCAAACAGTGCCATCAACTCATAAACTGAAGATACTTTTCCGTTTACAAGATAAGCAAGATACTCATTCTGTGCCATAATATCCATGATATGTTTTGACTCTGCAATAAGAGTATCATTAACAAACATAGTCTGATATTTAGAGCCAACAAGCCCTTCAATTATAATCATCCCATTCTTTCTAGTAATAGAATCTATAAACTTAAACTGATTCTTGATACTAGAATCAAATTTAGCTTTGCTTGCTTTGTTATATACAAGAGTTAAAACACTCTCAAGAAGAATAGGATCTACTGCATGGTTATCTGCAACCCTATTAACTTCACGAACATAATCGATATTTGTATACAGGATCTTAGATAATTCCCTACTTTGAATCTGCTTTTTATTATCTACAAGAGCAACTGTATTGTTCTTTGCAAAGTCTTTCTGCACATACTTTACATACTCCATTCTATCTCTAAGATAGATATATTTACCTTTACCTATCTTAATACCATATAATGGAGGTAATGCTGCGTATACTTTACCAGCTTCAATAAGCTGTGGCATATACAGAATAAAGAATCTCAATAACAAAGCTTTGATATGATTTCCATCAGGGTCGGCATCGGTACAGAATATAATCTTATCCCATTTAACTTTCGAAATGTCGAAGTTTCTTCCGTATCCGCCACCAATGATTTGAATAATACCTGCAACTTCTGCATTGTTTAAGAATTTCTCTCTAGAAGTTCTAAATGCATTTGGAAGTTTACCTCTGATAGGGAAATATCCCTGAGATTCATTTAACCTGTGATTCTTTATAAGACCTGCAGCTGAATCACCTTCTGTTATAAAGAACTCTCCATTCTTAATATTCTTAGGTGCTACAAATTTCGTAGGCAATCCACTAAGTTTAGATTTTTTATACTTATCAGTTAAACGAATTCTCTGTTTGTCTGCAGCTGAACGAGCCGTCGCAATATCCTTAAAATACCCGCATAAAGTAGCAAGATCTTTAGGATTATTCTTAGCCCATTTATCCATCAATTCGATAGTAGTATCTTTCACAAATGGTCTCATCTCAGCATTACTGAGTTTCTCTTTAGACTGACCATCAAAAATTGGAACTAATGCCGCTACTGTAACAATAGCTTTAAGTCCTGATTTAATATCGTTCTTTACTACTGTTATCTTATTCTTCTTTTGAGATGCAAGATAGATCTTGTTCATATAGTTTGTAAAGAACGTAGTGATACCATCTTCAAATCCATCAATATGAGTACCAAATGTAGTTGGACATTTATTTGCAAATGCTACAATATGATCAGTAGCTGATTCTGATGTATCCCAAGTAAATGCAATATCCATTTTCATTTGTCCTGTATCTCTTGAGAGATATAATGGAGCTACTAGCGGAGAATCTGTTTCTCTAATAAGATATGTGAAAATTCCATCCTCATTAACAATTTTTTCAGAATACTCTTTACCATTTCTATCATATGCTGTAAAGAACACTGTATCCCCAACTGCATTCAACGGTGTAATATTGATAAGCCATTTATACACATCTTTCCAAGATATGGATATTTCACCTAAACCTTCTACAGATGGTATAAATGAAATGATAGTACCTTGTTTATGTTGAGGGTTAGGAATATCAACTTCTCCCTTATCCCAAGGATAACCCTCTGTAAATTCTACTCTCTTAGCAGATCCATCAAATCTATAAGATTCAATAATAAATCTACTAGACATTGCATTAGTAACTTTAGCACCAACACCATGAAGACCTGAAGAATATTCTCCCGGTTTCTTTACATAGTTTGATGAAGTGTTTGGGTCCATAAAAATTCTTAAGATATCTCCTAACGGAATACCTCTACCATTATCCTCTGTAGTGAAACAACAAGTTCTTTCATCAAAAGTAATCCTAACCCAAGTACATGGAGAATCTACTTTATCCATTTCATCAAAAGAGTTCTGCCAAATTTCTCTAGCCATATTTCGTACACCTTTATTCCCAATACTACCAAGATGGTATCCTGGATTTTGACGTACTACTTTAACGAAGTTCTCAAGTGTTTTAATTTGAGAACCATACTGTTGTATATTTTTGATCATTTCATCAGACAACGATGATTGTTGTTTGACTGCTTTTGCCATAACTATACTTCCTCCTGTCATTGTTATAGTCTTATTCAGTAGTTAGACAGTAAAGTAAAAAAGAAAATAGAGTGAGGTTTTATCCTCACTCTATATCTTTGCTATTACAGCTTAACCTGTTCTTTGATATTAACCTGTTCACCAGCTGCTGGCTGTGCCTGCTGTACATTCTGCTGAGGTGCTGCCTGCTGCTGATTCATCATAGGCTGATTCATCGGTTGTCCGAATCCATTCATTGGCTGCTGCTGTCCGAACGGTGCCTGCATTGGCTGCTGATATAACGGATTACCTCCATTTACCATCTGTGCTTGCATGTTCATCATAGGTGTCTGCTGCATCTGTGGCTGACCAAATCCCATTCCGTAACCATATCCAGGCATTCCCATTGGAACTGCAGGGTTAACCATAGCATTGTACATACCCATCATATTCGGGCCATTCTGCGGAGCAAGTGCCTGAGGATCATTGTATTTCTTGAATGAATTGTTTACAAGTTTGTATAACTTCGGAATTCTTTCAATCAGTGGAATGATTGTGAAATACTGACGAATAACTTCGTCGTTAAGATCTACACCGATAAGTTTACATGTCTGCAGTACATTTAATATCATATCAGTTGCCTGATGAACATACTGCTCATTTACAAGATCTGGGTTAAATGTAGCGTGACAAATTTTACATGTAACCAATCCAGGCTGTTCCGGATTGTTATTTGGAACGATTTCAAATACACCTTTCTGTGTATTCTTGTGTGTACAAACAGCCTTAGCGATCTCTTCCGGTTTAATCTTAAGATCAAAACTGTCCTCAGCTGTTGCTAATAATTTAAGCTGTTCATCTGTAAGTGGGTTTGACATTGCCGGTCTATTAAGCATGTTTGGCTGAGGAGTGTATCCCATCGGCTGTACTCCACCCATAGGTCCCATGTAATATCCCTGGTTCATCTGATTTGTGAATGCATTCATAATTGCTTCCTCCTTGAAATAAAATTATAATATTGATATCAATATATATCTTGAATCGCTATAATAATATATAATTATATTCACGATTAGATATCTGAAATTTACTATACTGTTACGCCTGTTTATTTCTGTACATTTGCCATTGGAAGGGTACCAGTATATCCTCTTTGAGATATAGTTTTAGAAACCATATCAAGTGCCAATTGATAAGAATCTCCCATCTTATCTTTATTCTGTTTTAAGAATTCCACTGCATCTTTAGGTGTAACTAAAGCTTCCATATACTGAATATGATCATATTCAGTTCTAAGAATTTCAAATGGATATCCTTGTTGAATATCCTCAGTGTTAACTCTAAAAGCTGTAAGTACCTGATTATCATCATCCCAGATTACGTTAGGATAATTTTTAGAATTATCCCATACAATGATCATATTGTCACATGTTATCTTTATAGGGCTTTTGGAAAAAGCCTCTCTCATCTTCATTACCGTATCCTTGGTCATTTTGAATTTGCCTCCTTTTCTGTCTTACTAACTTATCATCTTCCTGAGATAATGTTACAAAGAGTCCATTGAATGCATTCCGTTTCCATCTAATCTCAGCAATAAGTTGTTGTAAATAAAATCTAATATATACTCCATTAGACATCGTAATATCTTGAAGTATATTATTTAGATGTATCACTATAGTATTATAAGTGTTCATCTGATCATAAACTTCAGCTGCAACTCTTTGCATTTCTGCATCATATTGATACTGAGGATTGTTTGTAAGCCCAACCCAAATATAATATCTATATTTTGCATTATCGTTTGCAGCTATAGCTAAATTGTAAGTAAAATCATACTGTGCAAAATACTCACAATCTGTATCAGGATTAATAGCACCACATGCCAAATCTTTAAAAATTTTCAATGCGTTCTTTCTAACAAATTCTGTATTAATCCTGTTCATAAAACCAGTGCCAAGTTTCTGTTGCTGTTGAACAAAGAACGATGGCTGTGGCGGTCTTTGTTTATTTCCCCCACCTTTATTCTTGCCCATTGTTATTCTCCTTTCTAAATTTCTTCCATTTCTGGAAATAGTTTCTTAACTCGTTCGTATGCCTCGTTGAAATTATTCTCTGTAGTATCTGATATATCTTTATATTCAGAACTACCATCAGCATATATAATAGTCCAACCCTCATGGCCTGCTTGAATCTGTAATACTAATCCAGACTCCGTTTTAAATCTCTTTTCTTTTTCAATGCAATCACTTGGCATCATTCCAAAAAATCTTTTCATCATTATTCTCCTTTTTCTTCAGTTTCAAACGAATAGAAGTAGTCTTCGATATCAAAACTTGTATTGTCTAACACTACTCCTCTATTTCTCAAATCCTTCATAAACATATACACTGAACATTTATGGGATATTGAAATCTTTGGACTGTCTACTAAAATTCTAGATCTCATTACATCTAACTGAGTATCAGAATCAGCTTCAATTTCTGCTTTAAGATAATCATAAAGATCTTGAGATGTTCCTTCAAAGAACTCAAAATCTCTAATCTCCTCTCCATCTAAATCTTTTTCATCATAATACTTCAATACTAAGTACAATTTAGTAGATGGAGTTTCTACTCTAGTAAAAGGTTTAATTAATTTAGGCTGTTCTTCTTTATGAACAGCATCTTTCTTTTCAATACTGACCTCGATATTCTCCTCTGGTCTTGTAAAAGGTTTAATCATTTCCATTTTTAAAAATCCTCCTTAAAATATTAATATTCTTTATCAATACTATAATATACGATTATTGAGAATATTAATAATATCGTCTACGTTTCTTTACAACGTAAATCATATGATTAATAAATCTCGTGGCGGCTGTAAAGTCTAATTGTCTCTGAATATCCTTGTGCAGATATTCAGATATATAAATTCCGTTATAATACTGACTACCTTGACAAAGATGAGTTGTTTTAGCGTATGCATATTCAAACTTCTCACCTATAGCATATCTAGAGTTTTTTATAAACTCCTTCTCTTGTCTTGTTTTTGCTGTAAAGTATTGATAATTACAAGTAATATCGTTAAAATATAGACCTAATAGATCAGATCTAAAATCTATATTAAAAGTCTTACCATCAAAATTATATACATCAGCAGGCCTAGCTACAGTTCCTGTTAATCCATTAGTAAGATTAATTCCGTCAACTTCTATGTTCCAGTTATTTTTTCTACACATTACTCGTTCTCCAACTCCAGGTAATGTTGTAGTTTTATGGAGTATTTCGTGACGTATGTAATAGTTATAAAAATCTCTAGTCTTATTTGTACCGCAAATAATAACCTGAGAATTTTTAATCATTTCTGGAGTAAGATCATCTTGTTCTATAACAAGAACGTTTCCGTGTAATCCTAAATCAGGCTCAATACCCTGTAATACTAAATTAGCTAAATGAACGATATATGACCACTCGTTTTGTCTCATTACTTGAGTAAGCATCATTACATCATCATTCACTAAATATGCAGGTTCATCTTCTACAGGAGGTAATTGATTTCTATCTCCACATACGATAATTTTTTTGCCTCTAGATTCTATATCTTTCTTCATCCATCTAGGTACAGTATACCCCTCATCGATAATGAATAAATCGATATCATTTAAATCTCTAGGTATAAATGTATATCGTTTCATAGGTTTATTGAACACTGGATCCATAACAGGAAACCCATGTTCATCCAAAACATCTTCTTCAATACACTCATATAGCCACGAATGTATTGTTCTAGCATTTAGAAGACCTCTTAATCTCATAACTATAGCAGCCTGACCAATAAATGCCATAGGTGCTATTCTGTTTAAAGGTATACCAGATCTTCTAACAATTTCATGTATACATTCAGTCTTTCCAGTTCCAGGTCCACCGGTAAATTCAAACACTTGTTTGCTCGAATGTTTTATATGATGAACTCCGGCTTGAATGACTGCTTCTTGACCAGGATTAAATAAAATCATAATTTTATTTTCCTTTCTTAGTAGTAGTTAACATCTCCGGTGTATAATCAAAAGCAGATAAATTTGGTACAAACATATCTGCTAGAATATACATAGCATGAATACAAGCTAAGCAATAATTATAAAAATACCCTGTAGTTATATTCATCTTATTAGTTATAATACTTAGAGAAATAGTTCTAAGACCACATCTCTGCCCTTCATTAGAGCCAAATAATTTAACGTATAGACCATTATCCTGTTTCTCTTTTTCAAACAGGACATTTAGTAAATACTCTGCAAGTTTGTTATTATATAGCGGGTTAAATCTAGTGTCTTTCTTATGTATAATAACAGACTCATTCGTATATAAAAAACCGCCATTATATATAAGAAAAGAACTAGCGTCACTATCATATATTCTACCTTGGATTATCTCTAACCCAAGCATATTTAAAATCTCATAATAAAGTTGTTCTTCTGTCATAATAGACTCCTTTCGGTTTAATCGCAAAACTATATATTAATGTGTTTCAGGAGGTGTAAATATTGACCAGTGATTTTTATAAAGAAGCAAATACCGATTTTAAATATCCAGAAATAGGCATTTGCATGGAAAAAACAAATGGACCAAAAGTTAAAATAGCTATACCTATAGCTACTCCTACATTACCATTAGACCAAGCTTATGATAATAAAGAATTAGCTATAAGTACTAGCAATATAATATCAGATAAAACAGCAATGTATATATCTCCTTGTACTATATCAAATTATATAACTATGACTTTACCTAGTGATATCAAATCATTAGATAAAGGAGATAAAGTTATATTAATATTCATAGGTGGAGATATAAACAAACCATCAATATTAAGGAGGTATGAAGACTAATGTCAGTATTCAATCAAATATCAGAACCTCAAGAGACTTATACGTTAGATCAATTTATCTCTTTAAAAGATTCAGATAAAGTTACATATCCAAAATATTCAATAATGGAAAGGTCTTTAACTCATCCTGAATTAGTATATGCAATAGATAATGTAATCTATGGATACATGGACGAGTTAAAACAATATAGAAAAATAGTTACAGTTGGAATGGATGATAAAATTAAGTATCAATATAAACCTAAATTATTATCATACGATATATATGGATCAACTGAAGCTTATTTTATTATACTAGCAATGAATGGTATGTGTAATTTAAAAGAATTTACTTTAGATGAAAATAGATTCTTTGCTCTTACTCCTTCCCATCTTGCTATGTTTATGAATGATATATATAATGCCGAGAGAAGACATATTGTATTAAATAGAACCAATCTCGAAATATATGAATCTTAACAATGCAGTAAGGGTATAAGTTGTATTTTGAAATTGGTGTATTTTTAATCCTCTGTGTTATGTTTGGTGTCCAGTAGTGCTGTTACGCACTACTGGAACTTTCTTTTGTTTATGACGCAACGTCAAATGTAAAAGGTTTTACCAAATTCTTCGGTTCTTCTTTAATAGAAGAATAACGTGTACTAAATTCATAGATATTCTGATCTTCATCATCTACTGGAATATTATTCACATATCTACTATTATTTGCAGATACATTCGGAATATTAGGTGTTCCAGCATTCAATACAGGAGCAGAATATAAAGTATCTTTAAATACAGGTATAGGAGAATAATAATCTTCAACTAACTTAATTTCATTATTGATATCAAATGGCTGGCATACATAATCTCTAAATGTCTTGACACGAGTTTTGATTTCTTTAAATACCATATATTTCTGATTTTCATTATCATACTCATAGTTAATAATACATGCATAATCTACATTATCAAGCATCAACAATGATTCTCCAATATTACTTTTTCCGAGCATTCTTGTTAAATCAGCTTTAGATTTTCCTGAATTTGCATCTATAACTCTGGCACCCTCTCTGTTAAGATGAGAGTTACTTATAACAGGAATATCTTTAAGCATTGCAAATGTTTTAAATTCATTGATTACATCGCCCAACTCTAAACGCACATCTGGATTTTTTAATGTAGATCTAATACGTTTAGCATGGTCTTGCAACAATGCTACTACTTCATACCCTTCGTCCTCTAAATCTTCTACAAGTGTATATAAGTAACTTGTGTCTACTGATTTATTTGGAACGAATTTGATAATAATATCTACAGGGGATTCATCTGTTAAATATAATTCTCCCTCAGCTCTTAATTTGTTAATCGCTTCTTGAGGAGAAGATTGTTTTGCAAATTCCTCACCTGTACAAATCTGAAATAATCTCTGTATAGTCTCAACTACAGTATTCTGTAAATTTCAATATAGACGCAACTCTATATTGCTAGGTCTATTCCTAGTCACCTCCATTACAGAGCGTGCATAGATCATTTGTTCATCCTATATACTTATATAGGAGCTGTATTTTTCTTCCTCCATTAGCTTGAGGTTCTACATTAAGGCTTTCGCCGCCCTCGTCAAGGGCTGATCGTTGAACGTATATCGTAAACAAAAGGTCTTTCTAATCTTTTTATAACATAACCAGCATACGGTCCCTTTGATAATTCAGTTCCGTTTTTTACCATGCCAGTCACATAACTTCTACTTGTGGTATTATATTCAATTTTTTCTAATACACTATCTATACCATGGCACTTGATGATATCACTCTCTCCATCAAATAGTATATAATCTTTTCTTCTGTCACAACACAATCCATCAAGATGAGCCTGAATCGTATTTTCTTGGGCCGTACCCCACATTAAATTTTCAGCTCTACAGTCAAGTTTATTGTTATTTTTATGCATAACCATAGGTTTATTTTCTGGATTAGGAACAAAATGTTCTGCTACCAATCTATGAATATTAAATTTTTGATGATCTGTTGGACTTTTGCATAATACTACAAATTTATATCCACTCCTAATACCAGGAGATAATATTTTTCCGGTTATTTTACTTATTACATACCCATCACTACTGATAGAATATAAATCTTCATAACCACATATATCTTTAATCATATTCATTCTCCTTTCATAATACACTTTTAATGTAAGTGTATATTATTTTTATTTACGATATTTCGCTGCTAAACTAAGGCTTATTATCGATAACTTAGGACCTTCTGAATAAGGCTTTTATTTCACCATATTATCATCCAGACAACTTTTTTCTGCTTTCGCAACCATCACGCTCATCCTTACGGATCACGTTGTGGTGTGTCTGGCTCTTGACCTTTATATCTTAGCAATTAACACAGGGAAACTCACCTATTACTAGATAAGCTGAGAATGACTAAAAAGTCCCTCCATAGTTACATACAAAACACATGGACGTTTTGTAGGATCCTTTGGTTTGAATCCTTTATTATATTTCTTTAATTGATATGCTAAATTAACAAGAGTCATACTTTTTCCAACACCAGTGATACCTAATAATAAATATACACGAGTATTTTCAAATCCTCCGCCAATAAGTTGATTAAAACCTTGCATACCAGTGATAAGTTTTCGATAACTAGACGTAACCTCTTGCCATGCATCTGTCATAACAGATTCCATAACTTCCGGAGTTAAACTAAAAGCTCTTTCTGTACTTGATTCCACTTTAGCTTTTCTAAATAAAGTATTTAACTCAGAAGTCGCTGCTTCTATTTCTGATGATATTTCTGACACACTACGATAATCTGCATTTTTAAATCTCTGCCATAATTCTATCATAGGATCAACACGTTCATATATAAATGCATATTTTATAGCAGATGAAACAGTTTCATTTATCCAATCTATCTCTGCATTTGACATATCTTTGAAATCTGATATATCTATAATATCATTATCCAAGATACCTCCATTTATGTATTTCAAGATCATAATACGATCTTGAAGATTTCTTTCTAATCTTGCTTCTAATCCTTTCTTAATAAAAAGAATTCTTTTATATCTCTCTTGATCTGAGATATACTTCTCCATATCAAGCATTTCTATTAAGTTTCTAAGATTTATATACTGAAGTCTTCTTACATTTCTATTCTCCGAAATAACAAAGTTGCACAATAAGTCTAAAGAAGACAAATCAAAATTCAATGGTATTTTTCTTTTATTTTTTACATATGTTTTTCCTTGCCCATATGCTCTCTGTCTGTTAGTTATAATCATAATCACTATACCTTCTTTCAATTCTATTACTAAAAAGTTGAATGTAATTTAAAATCATAATTAAACCAAAACGCCTAATTGGCCCAGAATAGGGGTAATTAGAAACATATATTATATTACAAGTAATAGTTACATACCTCTTTATTCTTACCGTTGCTGGTAAAAATAAACCTATATTCAAACTATTTAGTAATCTTTAGTATAATCTATAAAAAATAAACACAATCTATACCGTATTTCTAATCACTAAAATCCCCTAAGAGATCTAAGTCTCTTAGGGGATATTTTTCTTAAGAAAAATGCTTAGATTTTTCTATATTTATAAATCCAAACTTATCAAATCTAAAATCAAGATAATACATATTACCTAATGAAAATGTCATCCAACCAGACCCGTCCACTGTGAATTTATTCTTTATTCCAGTATTGCTATTTATATAATGTTTCTTTTTTCTACCTATTAGTTTTCTAGAATGAACAGTGACATGATGATTATGGCTTTTGTTAACTGTATATCTTATACTATCATATATTTCATTATCCGCAATCATTGGAATAAAAATATGAACTCTAGCAACATACGGATTTTTATCAATTTCATCATAAAGATTATCAAAATCTCTGTAAACTTGATGAGTAGCAAAAATCTCATCTACCACAATTATTCTAGTATTTTGTATTTTATAAAGTTTCATCTAAACTATCTCTCCCATCTTGCTTCACATATTTCTATTTTACCTTTTCTTTTTAATACAGTTATAAAATTATTAGAGTCTATAGAAAATTCTTGAAACCATAAAGTATCAGCTCCAGGAATAACTGTACTTTTATAAAAACTATGAATCTTAAGTTTTTTACCATAAACTCTAAATTTATCTACTAGCTTAAATTTACGATTATTAACCGCAGGTTCTTCGTCTACAAACAAATGTATCTTGTACATCGTGCTTAATGTTTCTGATTGTATTAGTTGTTCAACTTTATCGAATATATCTTCTCTTTTTTGAAATGATAGTTGATACATGTCATCGTGTTCCAATACAATGATAGCAATATTTTTAGCAAATCTGATTTTCATTTTTATTAATATCCTTTCGTTAATAATAACAATCTCTGCATTTTCTATACTTTACAATATTAAGTTTATTGTTTTGCTTACGCACTGAGATAAAATAACTATCATCAATAGAAAAATTCTGCGCCCATAAAGTATCAGCATCAGAAATATAAGTACGCTTACTAAAACTATGAATTAAAACTTTACTCGTCCCTAATATATCGCGTATATCACCAACAATATCAATCAGTTGTTTCAATTTACCTTCTTTTACTATACCGCTTTCATCTATAAATACATGTATTTTATAAGCATTTTTAATACCATTCATGTAAAAAATGTTTATAAAGGTCAACTCATTTGACATATAATTAACAATATCATCTATACTAATTGTAATTATAGCAATATTTTTAGCAAATTTTACCATTTTTTCTCCTATCTATTTTCCTTTTATTTATATTTCTTTTAAAGCGTCTATGATATCGTCTGCAGTAACAATGATATCAGATTGATTATCATTGATAAATCTAGCAAATATTTCATAAGTGCTCATAGACTTATCAAATAGATAGCTATATTTATCATACATTTCAACAGTCTGTTGATCAAAAGATTTCTCATCAGGAGACATTTCTTTATCAAACTTAAATTTCACTGTTTTATCAGTACGATAATATTCTTTAATTATATTTAAAGCATCTTGTGTATCGTAATTCGATACGCATTTTAATCTTATATAATCAATACCTTCCTTTTCACGAAGATCGTTTATATAAGATATAACCTTCTGAGGATCTGTCATAATAATATCATCTATAGATATAGTATCATATCTAAAAGAATGAACTGGTTCTTTATGGATATAATAATATCTAGTATCCATATCATATAAAACTAATTGAAATCCTTTGGTTTCTTCTTCTCCGAAATTCCAGCGAATAGGTGACCCATTATAGTAACAAAATCCATGAACAGCTGGGCCAGTGTGAACATGACCTGCCACAACAGGACCCATACAGCAGCTAAAATCAGAAGGACTGAATATTTTACTCTCTCCCATTTTGTTATCATATATTGCTCCTTCTATCGAACCGTGCATAAATACCATATCATATGCACCTGATTCGTATAACACTTTAGAGTATTCATCATCAGTTACATTGTATAATTCTGGAATACATAACACTCTGCATCCATTTATATACTGAAATTGTATAGTTTCGACAATACGAAGATCGACTTCTTTATCTTCTAGATATGGATAAAATAATCTGAGCTGATCAGCATCATGATTCTTAGTTCCTAAGATTAAAATAAGAACAGTATGAATCCCACGTTTAGCGTTATTTTTACATACATTATACAACTCTTTAAAAAAAAGATTAGCATATAATGTAGTATCAGTGTTTGACATAAATAGCCTATCAAAGAAATCTCCATCTATAGATATGCAATCTAATGGTAAATCTTTGATTCTATCTATAAATTGCTCTTTAAGAATATTAAATTCCACTTTGGGATCTATCTTCCCAAAGTGTAAATCTGATATATGAGCCTGCATAGAGATACCACGTTTAGTGGTATACTCTAAGTTAATATTATTCAGCGAAGTAGTGTAGTGGAACGGTCTCATGAATATCCTCCTTTAATTCTAAACACCACATAGATCTCATCTTAATACAATACCACATAAAATCCTTAATAGTATTGAATAATTCTGGTGTAGATCTTGGTGTTAATAATTTATAACGAAATAATTTAGCAGTATACTCCCTCTTAAAATTTGTACACGTATCATATCTATACACTTTTATAGCATTTTCATTCAATATGATTACATACTTAATTCTTCTGTCTGAATTAGCATCATCCATAACCATAAAAGAGAGTTCATATTCACCATCCATTAACGGAGCTGTTTCGATATGACTCATTAAACGATGTCTATTTACAATGACACCTTCTGTTTGTTCGTCAAAGAACATAAAGAATTTTCTTTCATTGGTATACCAGCCAAAGAAATTCTTAATCTGTTCTGGTGTCAGTTTATCAATACTATTAAGAAATTTCATAACTTCATAAATCTTAATATGGTTGTCTCTAAGTTCTAAAGTTTCTGCAATCTGTTTCTTCACAATTTCTAAAATTCTCATGTTTATCTTCCTCTCATGTAATCTATAATGACATCTATCATTATTCCGTAACAAAATTCACCATAACCTTGAGCGTTATTAATTTTTAATACATCGAATGAAATTTCCTTATTTTCTTCTCGCTTGTCAGTTATGTATATCAGTTCATCTAAAGGAGATTTGGTTTCTACTATAACCATCTCTTCACCTTTTTTAAATTTGATAGTATAAGTGTCTATGATGCTTTTCACTTCTAATCTATCATCTTTTATATTCATTGCAAATGCTGCAAATGAATATATGTCTTTTTTTCGTATGAGTGTAACATATTTTTTTGATTTCTTAAGCATCTTACACATTGAATTACAATGAATGATATATGCAAGTTTGCTCAATATATCCCTCTTCTTGAGATCATCTTTTAATGATCGTACTTCAAGAATCTGTTGATATGGTAATTCCATCATATCAATCCTCCTTTCTTTTGTATTCATAATTATAATATATAATTATAAAATCCTCTAATAACGCAATCCAAAAATATCTTTAGATCTTGTTTCTATATAGAATCTATTATAATATGAATATACCAATGACATGAAAAATCGTTCACACTCATTGATATACTGAATATTTTGTATAAGAGTTAAATCGATAACTTGTTCTTCGAAACAAACTACTTCTTTATTTAATTTTAGAATAAGTATACCATCAACAGTAATTCCATATTCAGTATATAGACTTCTTCTATATGCAGCTGTTTGAAGATGATATTTGTAAGAGAAATGATTGCTTGTTTTGAAATCTATCAGAAATTTCCTTCCATCTATTTTTAATAGCATATCTAAAGTGCCACCATAGTATTTACATACTAAAGGCTGTTCTTGCATTAACACTTCTATATCGTGAGTAGATATTATATCCCACCATTCTTTAAAAGACATAAATGCATTTTTCATTTTATACTTATCAGAAATATTATCTACATCTGAAAAAGTTTCTACATATCCAGTAGAAACATATTTTTCAATAGCATCATGAACTCTGGTCCCAATATTTGCAGAATTTTCACTGAATTTATTGTGGTCCATATGTTTTACACGACCTATATAATTAGCCCAGTTCATCAGTCCATCTGAATGAATCATTTCTTTTAAAATAGAAGTCACTCTAGGAACTCTTGAACCAAAATAAGAATAAGGAGATTCAGTTATATCGGTATTATTGAGAAGAAGATTCATCTCTGTAATCAGAGATGAATCATTTATAGTATTATAAATAAATGGTTTCATTAATTATTTTCTCCCAAGTATTTTATTAAACAACCTAGAGAAGAACGATGGATTTTTGCTATTATTATAAGCTAAATCTGTATCAGTATATCCAAGCAGCTCTTCTTCAGTGTAATTGTTCGTATAATAATCTTCTCGATCATACCCATAAGGTCTAATTGTACTACCAAGGAAGTATGCAGCATAGAAATCTTCCTGAAGCTCTCCCAATACACCTACCTTTAATGTAAGAATTCCGAACGAAGATTCGTCCTCATCATCGTATACTCCAAACTGCAATCTTGACTGTTTCTCTACCAAGTTCTGCTCAATCATTTGATCTAACAGTTCGATTGCCATATTTGCTAACGGTAAATCATCAAATATGAAAATGTTGTATGCATTATTTTTATGATCGATAACAATTTCACCAATATGTAAATTGTCGCTCTTATAATCGGTAATATAGATATTATCTATCATATCGGTGACCAATGCAAAGTATAAAGGAATTTTTCCTTTTAATAACATTTTTGCTCCTTTCAATTCTTGGATATCTGTTTCATTCATCGGAATATTGTAATAAAACATAATTAAAATTTCCTCCTTATTTTTCTTTATTTAAAAGTTACAGACCTAATAAATTTACATAGTTTAACATCAATGTAAATATACGGAAATAGGAGGAATTAGATATGAAAGCATCTATTAAAACCTATGATAGTTCTTTCCTCTACGGTAAAGCTAACTATGGAAAAGGACTTTATGAGTATATCATAAAGTCAGAAAGAATCGACAAAAACGATCCGAGTTTTGATGACGTAAGATATATGGTTAAGAAAAACCAAGTCACATCTTGTTTAGGTCTATTATTAGATCGAAAATCTATTGTTCTTATGATGCCAAGCAAGCCTCAATCAAGAGCATTTAAAGTTTTGGCGGCTAAAGATGTAAAAGAAGACAAAAGCACAAAAGTATTCATTGATGTTTCTGATATCATCAGTTTCAGAGATGGAAAATATACAATCAAAAATGCAGATATTGATAAATTGATTTCATATCTCGCATGTGCATTAAATACTTTGATCTATCACACAGATCCTAGTATTATCATGAATAACAATTCTCTTATAGTATCATCTACAGAAGCATTTGCTAAAATGTGTACAAATATCATTGACTATATGAGAATAGGTGGAGTTGATAATATCAGAGCTAAAATGTTATATATCAGCTCAGTGTATTATCAAGTAGGAATCTTATTAAAAGATGATAATGATTCTGTTGAACAAAAAGCTCTTAAGATATCCAAATTATCTAAAAGGGAAGCAGAGATGATTAGAGTGCAAGCTCCAGCATCATCTTTTGAAAATATTAATTCATTTGTAGAATGTATAGCTAAAATTTTAAGGGTAGAAGATGCACTTAAGATAGATAACTTCATCGACAAATGGATCTTTTTATATGGAACTGGAACTCAATTCGCAACTGAGATCTATACAGCATTTGCTAATACTATTATTAACGCATATGTAGGTGCATATCTTAATAACCAAAAGCAAATCGAAAAGATAGCAGGAAGCAGCATGGTTGAGTTTTGTAATACTTTATTCAGAATTGGAGGAGACTTATTGTAATGGCGGTTTCAGTACAAGATATCGCTGGATTGAAAAATAAAAAGATATATGAAACCTCTAACGAAAAAGTAGTATTAAGTAAAGACTTTGACAAAATTATTCATAGCCCACAGTACACAGTACTGGGGTTTATGAATGGTTATATGTATGCTAGTACTGGATTATATCTGGTAAAAAATACTATAGACGGAGAGTCTATAGCAGAAATTAAGCTAGAAGTTGAACATGCAACTTTCCACGAAGGCAGCAAATACTTCTATGCTTATATCGAAAATACTGTGTATAAGATAACACAGAATATGGAGATTGAATGGTCTAAGAGTTTCGAAGATAATATTCAATCTATCATAATGGACGTTAAAGGTGCATTATACATTGTTTTTGAATCCAGTAGGGATATAAGAAAATTTTTAGATAATGGAGATGAAATCTCTATTATCGACGGATCTGACGATCCGACAAAATATGTTAAAATATACAACTGTTTTATATCTAAAGGAGCTGGATGGTTATATGTTATAGGAACAGAATATTGGGATTATAATGATAAAGCCAGAAGTTTCATTGATAAGTACAATGTACGTACTTGGGAAAAAATAGATAGACAGATAATAGCATATGGTGAAAATATAGATAGAGATGATCCTCAATATATGTATGATACATTTTCAGTTGTTGGTGATTATATTTATATCTATGCAATGCAGTTTATCTCGAAGATAAATATAAAAGCAGTAGAATATTGGAGATATATCGGAGGATATAATCCATCTACTGATACTTTTGATAAAGTAGCTCATATAGAATTTAGTGATAATCCAAAAAATGAATATCTCTATTTTGCTGAAGATTTATACAGTTCTAACGGACATAGTTTTGGTAAAATGGGATTAAACGGGAAGACCATATGGAAAATAACTATGAGTGATAGTGTAGATGAAATTGATTTCAAAATATGCGTATATCGAAATAGAATCTATACTACTCATAGAGCTATGGTTCAAACTAAAAAAGGATATATATTATCTCTTAACGATGATCAGGTTTTATTCAAAACAAGAAATGGTCATTTGATAGAGATAGTAGATTTTAATGCCGATGAGATATATTCTCCAAATAATTATTATGGAATGTATCTTTTAGCAGATGAAATTAAAGAAGGTATACCTAAGATAGTATATCATCCTTTGAGGCACGATGACGGTGATGTGATTAATGAAAATGGAGAGGTATTATTATTACCAGAAGAAAACTTCCATTATACTGATCCGGAAAACTACAATTATAAATATTTGCTTTGTTCTGATTATAGAATAGATGCGAATGAATTTAGTATAATATTTGCTAAAAACTATAAACAGGTTATAACAAAATTAAAGAATGTAATTAAAACAAAACAGCCATATCTTCCAGATAGAATGCATGAGTTTATTTTATCTATGCCAGGTAATAGGATTGATACTATGCAAGACTATGACTTGATTAGAGCTAGATTTAAATATTCTTATGATAGGTATCTTCTAGCTGATAGAAACATGTTCTTCACAGAAATTATCACAAAAGATTTAGGTCTTACTATCATAACCAAGAAAAAAGGATATGCTATTGTAAGAAAACAAAGAGATATCTATACTTATCTCTTATCTAAATTCGACGATGTAAACCTTTTGGAAGAATGGTTAAAAGAGAATGGAGTTCTTGAAACTGCTCTTCCTAAATACTTAGGAGATCTTATACATCATACAATGGATATGATTCAATCTATTCAGATGGCAGGAACTCCAGTACAATATGATATACAGCCGTTCAAACAGCACTCATACTGGTTTGATGGTTACGAGTTTCCTAATAATACTTGGGGAACACAGATATTTTCTTGCACAAATCTTCCTTATGATAAGAGAAGATGTGTTAAAACAGCATATATTGACAGTTTAGCTAATATGATTAAACGTCAAGAAATTCGACCATTACTGTTATTCTTAAACGGAAAAGCTATTAAATGGTCAGATGTAACTATAGTAAGAGATTGGTCATATAGTTATCTTCTTATAAATAATACAGATCCATATGAAACCGATTTGTCATGTATAGTATTCCCATGTGATATCAGATATGGAGAAGATAATAACTGTCTAAAAGAAGATGTATGTGATACTTATTTCTATTTCGACGAGAATGGATTGCTTACAAACGATAGGGATAGAGTATCTATTCGTATGGAAGTTATAGATAAAAATATTGTTGGTGGTACATTTAACTATGAAAATCGATACATAGAAGTAGAGAATAAATATAATCAAAGAGCAAGCGAAAGAAATATATTTACTTTTGAAAATAACACTCTATTTCCAGATAGTAGATTCTATATCCAAGAACACGGTAAAGATATATTCACATATCTAAGAGATACAGAAGGAGTTATCTTTAAGACATTCTATTGGATAAAAGCAAATGATTATTATGGAAATATATACAAGATTCCAGATGGAAGTTATGCTAAAGATAAGATGATAGTAGACGCTAAATGTGGAGACTCATCCGAAGTAGATAGCTTTAAAGCTCCATTCAACTATCATATGTATAGATATAAGACATATGCGGAGAATGTTGCTGAAGCAGTAACTTATATTATGGAATATGATATGAGTCTATTAATTCAATACTATAAAGATCAGGCTAAAATTCAATCATACACATTTACAGGAAAATATCTTATTGATAGAGTTCCTGCAGATGGAGGTTGGTTGATAATGCCTAGAAGCAGAAAAAGAACATACGATGATTATATCATCGTATTTAGAAACAATCATCTTTATGAGTATTATAAAGAGATTCAATATGATACTCATAACTTTAAGATACCTATATTTAACCATGTAGGTAGAGATGATATAATTGAGATTGTTCATTTTAAAGAAGTAGACAACTCGTATTATAGTTTAACTATAGATCCTAAGAAACCAGATTATTTACCAGAAGGGTTAAGATATGATAACTTCTTGTTATTCTCAAATAGTCCGTCTGGAAAAGAATTCTATGATGAATTCTCTGTAGAAAACAGTGTTCAATATGACGTTGAATTTGCATATAAAAACAATTTCAATGGAAAGAAATATCTGAATACTGAATTCAAATTGGAAGACTCTTACTACGAAGGTAAAAAGTTAAACATGTGTTCTAAACGTCAATTTAGGCATATGTATTATAATATTTTCTACGATAGAGATTCAGTTAATTTGGACCCATCGTTTAGATTTTGTCATGATAAATCTAAATACATGATCTTTAAAAACTGGATAGCTCTCACTCAATCTGATTGGGATTTGAATATTATGACTACAGAATCTCCAAAGAAATATATATCAATTACTTTCAATGAAGAGTTACACGAAGGAGATAATATAGAAATATTCTACCTTCCAATGTCATATGATGAAATTGATATTACTGGAGATATTGATCAAGAATTATTCAAATCTCCTAACAATGATATTCAAATCAATAGCGAAAGATTAGGATACGCGTTCGATAAAGATCTATATATGATCTCTATAGATGGATATAAAGTTAATTATGAATTTATTGAAAATATAAATAATCATAGGTTCAGATTAACAAAACCATATACAGAAATTATTAAACCAGATGCTCCGTATCCTAGAGTTATGCCAAGGGTTATATTATACAGATTCTTACAGCCAGATCAATTACTTAGCAAATTATATAGCTATAGCGATAAATGGTCAGATGCAGTTGATGGGTTATCCCCGAAATCATATGAAAATCTGTTGATAGAACACACAAAAGTATAAAAAAATAAATCGGTATAGGGATTATCCCTATACCGATATCTTTATTCTAATTTTCTTCTGGATAATAAAAAACTTCATCATACTCTCTGCCATGCATTGGGTCGAATGTAACTGTTAACTTAACATGTTCTGGGGCATCTACTTTTACTTCAGAGATATAAATTTCGTCTCCTCCTACATCTACACTTACTCTATTTTCACTTGTAGTTGCACACATATTCAAAGTGTCTTTTACAGTAACAAATCCTAATACAGGACAAGTTAATACTGATGTAAATGTTTCTTTACTTGAATTTAAAAACATCCACTTTACTTCCCCATATATGGATGCAAAAGCAAGTACTATAAGTTCTTCACTCTCCTTTTTTGAAAATGAGAGTTCATCTTTCAAATTTCTAGATAAATAGATTTTCTTCATAATTATTCTCCTAATATTTATTTTATAGTAATATTATAAGTGTTTATAGCACTTCCCTTTTCTATCTTTACTAACTGAATTAAGTCAGTATTGATAACAACACTATTAGATTTTCCATATATCTCAATCTGTTTAGCTCTAGAATCTATTCTAATTCCAGTAGCACTACAATATGGAACATTGTTGATATTTAAAGTTCTTGGATTGGAAAAAGTAAAAGAACCTATACCATTCTTTATAAATTTTCTCTTAAGAACCGGACTATTATAGATATGATCATCTATATTAAATACTCCCTCTTTCATTCTTTTTTACCCTCACTTTCTCTTAATCTATCAGAAGTAAGATTATCAATATTAGCTAAAGTTCTATTGATATATAATAGATCTGCATATATAGCTATATCTGAAACCTTATCTTCTACATCTCTATTCACTCTAATAACAAAATTCTCCCAATCAATATAGATAGGAAGATCCTGTTGACCATTGTAAATCTTAAGATCCATAAACAATGATGGAGATAATCCCAATGCAACCGTATGCTCGATAACTCTTTGCAAATCGCTATTACCTAATAATTCTTTGAAATGAATTTCATCGATATGCTTAGAATCATCATTCCATTGAGTAGTGAGATATTGATCCCAACCTTTCTCATTAGTTTCCGGAGGCTTAACACTGATGATTTGATACATAGCTTTAATATCACCAACTTCTTTATTCATAATTCTATGCTCAGCCATAGAATGATATGAATATATGGCAGGTACAGAAAATCTTAATACAGGATTAAACTCTAAATGGAAATTAGAATCTAATGATCCTTGTCTTTCTCCATCATCGATCTGCACTCCTTCTAAACAAGATATATGAACATGGCAGTGTTTTATACGAATAAAGAACTCGCATCTTCCATTGATAGTTCTCATCTTATATAAAAACGGTAATTTAGAATACCTATTTAAATAATTAAGAAAAGATACTACATCTTTAATATGATACTGGGAGTTCTTGTCTTTAATCGTCTCAAATCCCATATCTATAGCCAAAGATAAAATAATATCGTACGGAACATGACAATCCATATCAATAAAATGAGTTTGTGTAGAACCTATTCTACAATTTATCTTTGTATATTCTAAAAGATCTAATTGTTGGGCTCTACTCTTTACTCTCATTTTAATATTAAATGGCATTTCTATTTCTTTAAACATAATCCCTATAGCAAGATTGCTTCCTTTATCATGAAAGAATCTATCATCATAATATGGAGATCTTCTAGTATAAATATCTAATCCACCCTGGATTAGATCTACATTCTCTCTATTGTAATCAGTATTGAGAGAAGGATTAATAGCAATAGCAGGTTTCTCTATCTGTTGCTGAATCTTTTTAAATTCTCTGTAATCATCATATACATGCTTTCCTCCAACATGTACAGTTTTAAAAAAGTTTTTAGGATACGTATTTATTAACCAACTCTTCATATATTCTATAGCTAAAGAATAACCATGAACTGAAGATGGTATTGAAATGTACTTATTTAATTTAATATCTGGAACTGCAAATATATCTTTAATTCCAACTATAGCTTTACCCATTATAAGCACCTCCTATTAATTAAATGTACCTATACAATCAAAAAAGAAGATAGAGTGGGTTTAACCCACTCTATCATTTTTATTCATACATATCATAAATTTTAGTTCTCTTTTTAAGCTTATCTAAATAGATAATAGCAATGTCATCTTGATATGTAAGTCCTCCGATATCGTATATAGCCATAGAATTCTCTACAAATATTTTACAATTGTCTGGAGGTATTCTCATAGCACTATCAGAAACAAGTTTTAACATTTGCTCTGCAGTAACTAAGAAGTTTGATGAAAATATATCTTTAACTTTATTATTTGGATCTCTTCTAGAATCACAAATAATACTATAATCTGAAGTATCGTTACAAAAATCTACTTTAAAAGGGTATAATAATTTCTGTTCTGATACATCTTTAAAAACAACATATTTCTTTCCAAGTGATTGCAATATTTCTTTAAAAACTTTTAAATCCATTTTAATTTTCTCCTTCGTATTTAATTATAATTTTCATATCATCTTCATCTATTCTTAAATTTTTAACTTTATACATTTTAAAAACTGTACCAAGAGGACCATTTTTAAATTCAACTTTAGATTCAGAATTAATAGACCCATTATCATCGTATTGTATATGTATATCTGTGCACATGATAGTTGTTTCTATAGATAAAGATCGATTATTATAAATTTTAACAACAAATATCATTATTTTATCATAATGATAATGAAGCTCTTGACTCTTATCTATATTTGTGTTATCGAATAATTCTCTTTTCATATACCATTCTCCTATGTATATAGTGTTATTGTATTTTCTGTAGTATCAATATCCATATGCAAACAATGATAAATTTCAAAAACTTTTTTACCTGTTAAATCTGGAATAAATGATACAGAAATAAATTCACTATGAGGTTCTCTTTGAATTATAATTGTAGTGTCGGTAATATAACACTGCATCAAAGTCACACCAACATGATTCAATCTGACTTTATATGTTTTTGATTTTTCATAGAATAACTCTTCATCAAAATTTGAATAGTTAATAATTTCTATCATACTTATTATCTCCTTAAAAATACTGGGTAGAATTATTCTACCCAGTATAATATTTTAATTAATATGATTCCACTTTGCTTTGATTCTGGCAATATTGGCTTTATCATTTTCATCATACACTCTTCTTCCAAGCATAACTAAAGAGTTAGCATTAATAAGTGTATCTTTCTGATGATTAACAAGATTGCTAAATAATCCATCATTTCTACTAATATAGAAAGCATTACGTGGATTAAATACCTCATATGCACGTTCATAAAATGCTCTGTTTATGATATACAAGAGGTTAAGCACGTCACCGTCAACGGATTGCACCAGGTCTGGTCAAATTAGAACACCCCAGATCTGATCTGACAGCCTTTACTGTCGCCTAAGACTATACCTCCAGCCGCGAACATAAAATTCGTTAGGCTGCTTCATTATTGGATTTAAGGTGGATTTATTGCAGCTGTACCACCACTTACAATATCACTATTGTAAGATCTACTCTACTCTCTTCGTGTATTATACTTATAATACCTTATTTTCAACCCCGCTACTCTTATAGACTAATATAAGAGTAGCTCTTATGGGTATATAGATTTCGACAGTCGTTGAACCTTATTCTTATTTAATTATAATAGTTATAGTATCTATGAGAAGTCGATACATTAGTAGGTCGTTTTATTAAATGCTTTATAGGTTTGGTAGTATATGTATCAGTATTACCTTTACATACATCATCAATATAATTCCTAAAAAGTTTTCTATCTTCTAATTTAATTTTAAATAAGAATATTGGCTGCTGATAGAACATTTTGTGACATGAACCTTAGGACCTTTTTATAATAAAAGGCTTTTATTTCACCATAGCTCATCTTATAGATTTTTTCTGTCTTTCGACCGCATTCACGCTCACCTTCACAGGTCACGTTGTAGCTCTATAAGCACTAGCCCGTCCCAGCAATTAATGAAGATTTAACCACTATATTATCTATAATGGTGACCCTGACATCGAGTCTGCTGCTAATAATGGTAATATCTGTAATGGTAATTGCATTACATATTCAAATTTTTGCCCTGGATCGGAAAGTCCGATCACAAACATTTGCAAGATAGCAATTTAGACTATATCATTATCCATTAACCACTATAGATAATTATCTATAATAGTCATTGGGATACTATGCGCTTCGGGTGTCCCCTACTCTACTCACTTCGTCTACTGTAAAATACAGTACCTTATTTTCAACCCATCTGCCTTATTCTACATCAGCATTTACATTTTTACATGAATATGAGTGTATAGTTTTCGATAGTCGTTGAACGTTAAAGTTTATATTCTATAATTTATTATATTATCTTTTTATGTCGTAGTTACATGCTACTGATTTATATCCTCTTCCATTATATATATCTAACACAGTTCTATATCTATTATCACTGTATTCAATACCTAATACAGCAAACATTTGTTTTATAAATTGCTTCTTAGATTGAACTGTAGACATATCATTATCTTGAAGATATTGACATATCTGATTAACTTGCTCAGTAGTAAATAACCATTTATCATGATATGGGATGGAACCATAATTACTAAAATCGTAATTCTGAGATATCTGTATTCCTGTTTGCTTGTGATATACTGCTGCAACATAACTCTTTTTTACCTTCAAAGTATTAGCTATATATGCTGCAGTATAACCTTGCTGCAACATAGAACAGATTTGTTCTATTTGTTCATCAGAATGAGTTTCTCTTCCAGAATTTTTTGTACTATTAGACTGACAATTAAACTGTGTTTTCATATCATTGAAATTTTTCTGAGTATAATCTTTTACAATATTATCCTCTTGCTGTTTTCTAATAGAACTTTCTATCGCTAACTTATTTTTTATATCATTTAAAATTAACATATCTCTTTGAATATAATCTGGAATTATTTGAGGCGGCAATGATCCACCGTTAGCATTAGACATTGCAACAGCACGTCTAGCATTTTCTTGATAATCTACCCATTCAAGATTTATCAATCTCATATTCATACGGTTTCCATCTACATGATCTATAAGATATTCTTCGCATCCAGGAAAATAGTTGAAAGTCATAGCTTCTACTCTATGCAATCTGCATATTTTTCCTCCATCTGCGGTTGCAAATTTTCCATACCAATATCCTTTACTGTCTAACACGTAAGACATAAACTGAGTTTTTCCGTATTTTAAAAATACTCTACCATAATTAGATATCATATAATATGGATATACTCCAGGTATAGCCTGTTCTGTTACAGGTAAAAATATTTCATCTGGAGCAATAATATATGGAATTATCACAAACGGTTTTACTTGTGTAAATTGTTGTTGACCTTTTATCATAATTTTCTCCTTTCTTAATTATTATAGAATATAAACTTTCTTCGCTGCTGATTACTCATTGTAACACTGGTTAGACTTACTATCGTCATACAGTATCTCGAATATTCTTTCTGTCTTTCGACCGCATTCACGCCCACCTTCACAGGTCACGTTGTAGCCATTCGAGCGTTAGAGTGTCCCAGTTGCAATTCACATAGTGTTTTACCTAGAGAATCCCTTCCCTAGTGGCCCTATCCTGCTCATCGACTATTATTTTTCTGTTATACATTTTTTAAAACTTAATAGTCGGGATTAAGCCATATCCTATCGTTGGGTTGCGGTTTATGATTACTGGTAACCCACGACCGGTTTCAGTAGAATTTTTAATGATAGAATTGATAATGTGTACTATTGCTGGATCCTTTTGAAGATTAGCTTGATACCATTTCTTATAAGCATCCGCATAAGACAAGTTATATGTCTTGGTAAGAATATTTATAATGCTCTGCTGTAATAATTCGAGCATAGCAGAATACGGTAATCTTACCTCGTCAATTCGTAATCCAGGATCAGCAGTAATAACATTTCGTGATGTAAAGTTACATCTTCCACCAAATAATGTTCTGATATTACCTTTCTTTCCTTTAATAATATTTATAACTTCTGCATATAAAACAGCCATTTTCATTTGAAGTTTCCATAATAACTCCAATGTTTGTTTTCTTTCTGCTTCTGCATATGCACTTGGATCTTTAGATTGAGTTTCCATTGCTGAGCATTTATTTAATTCAGAAACAAATCTATTGATGATAGTATAATCTTTATTTGTAGTCTCATGAGAGAATGTGTATTTATCTGCATCAAATGGTCTTAATAATACAGTAAATACTGGTATACTTTGTGTAAATACCTTATCTTTCTCTCCCATAATATCATCATAGTTAGCCTGTTTCTTATTTTTGCCCAGATAATATTCCATAATCTCATCGAATTTATTTTTAAATTCGATTAATCCAATTCCATAAAATGGCTGATCTTTAGGTTTTGGTGCTGGTTTCTGATGACCATCTTCATCAGTAATACAATCATACTTGATAATATTATCAAAGTTCTTACCGATAAAGAATCTCAATGCATTGTAAAACGCTGGCGAGATAACCCAGTGATCTTTTAAAACCAACCAACCAAAATATTCATAATCATCATCAATATATCGTACTTTAGTACCACATACTTTACAAGTACAACCATTATTTACTTTATTCTGTGTAAATCCGCATTCACAACGATATCTATTACCGAACGGATTTACATCTTTGATTGTCTGCCCGAATTTGTTGCTAAAGATAGAATATTGATTCTTGATGTCTTTCTTAACTCCCTGTGTTGGAGCTACGATGAATCCTTTGTCTCTTCGAATATCATTTTCTCTTTCTTTATCAAGATTAAGTCTAGTTAATCTAGTATGATATTCATAGTTAGGATCAAATGGATAAGATACATTCAATCCTAAAGATTCTCCTTCTTTTATAGGTTCATCATCTACTACTCCGTAAATTTCCATACTATATTTCCTCCTATAAACACTTCTCTGCCAAATCATTATATATCTTCTGTATATCTACTCTTGTTGCTGGTTCTATATCTTTATTATAGAATGCAATAAAGGTAGGATCATCTTCTGATAATCCCATACAAGCAGCTACAGATGATTTGCATGATCCTTCTGCGGTATTTACAATTATAGCCGAAATACCTAAAAGCAAACGTTTTTTATCTTCCAATTCGATTGGAAGATTTTTGATAAATTCCATGACATCAAAATACTCTACTTTTTCAATGTCATTAGGTAAATCTTTAGTATCACCCATATTAAACACTCCTTTCTAAATTATCTCAATAAGATAATATATGTTTATTAATAAGTTTTTGTGAATGTGAAATCCTATAAGCCTTATTATAGGCTTATAGGACTAATTAGGTTAGAATTTATATTTCTTAGAAATATCTTTATATATTTTTCTTCTTCTAATATTTGAAATTATAGATCCAAATTTAGATCTAGGTAAATCTAATACTTTACAAATAGAAGCATTATCATAATCTCTCTCCAATAATTTACAAATATACTCCGCATAATTAGGTTTACATGGATTATCATAATGTAATCTGGTTTTGATATTTAATTCTAAAGAATTTACCCATTCAAGATTATCAAGAGAAATATTATCTTTATCAAAATCTTTAAAATGAACATAATTCCTTCCATGAATAAAATCATCTTCAGTTCTAGGAATAAAATGTAGTGCAAGTAGTCTATGTATTGCTATATTTGTACTTCTATTACCACCATTGAAGAATTTGATATATAGATACCCTTCTCCATTAACTGTGGCAGATTTACGCTCTCCGCTATTAACGTATCGTACAATACCTGTATCTGATATTTCAAAAGTATTTTCTTTTACTCCTTCAATATCTATAATTTTCCAATTCATTGTAATTCACCTTCTTATCATAATTGAAATATCTTCTCTAAATCCATATCATATAATGATTGCGTAGAATCGTGGAATGATTTCATCGCAATGTTTTTCTGAACTGATGGTATCTGTGTCAAAGAAGTACCAACATTTGTTTTATCCAATCTATAATACAGATTCCCCATACATTTATTACATATTCCTGTTTTAGATTCACATAATGCGCTGAATCTAACTTTAACTTTCTTGCCAATATATTTCGATTTATTCTGGGAAGTTAATTCTACTAACTTAGAACCTTCTATAATGTAAGAATACATCCATTCGTTTATATTAGATTCCGTAAGAATAACTTCAATATATCTTTTAGTTCCACAATCAGATCCAGGAGGATCTAATGTGAGATGCTGGAATGCTCTTAAGAATAACTTTTCTCTATATCCACCATTCTCTGTTTTCTTAGCTCTAGCATAAGGACCGGCTGCAAGAGAGTTTGCAAATAACGCATATTCATCTGGGGATATGCCATCAATATAATTTGACATGGCTACATTGTATTTCTGCTTAGCATTAGGATCTGGGTCTTTAATAACACCTTTCATAACAAACATGTTCTTGAAGTTATTTCCAATAGATCCTCTTGCTCCTGAAATAAACATATCCATTGATGGGTCATCACCCATATATTCTATAGCGAAATCTAACAGCTCTTTCTCCATTCTACTAGCTGCAATTTCGTCACCTTTTTTAATTTGCTCTTCATATTTCTTATAGAGCTCTTTCTTTTTCTTATTTATAACCTCTGTACATGTAAGCATTTTATCAGTATAATTTGGAGCTAAAATACTAATATACGGCATACATTTTTGAGTCTTCATATTGAATCTCTTCATTGTTTCTAATGGAAGTCTGTCTTCCAACACTGCAACAGATATTTCATTATTTAACTTTCCATACATTTTTTTATCTATAGTTTTATTGACATATTTGAACATGTCAAACAGATCTTCTTCTATGAAATACTTGTTAAATATCCAAATACCTACAGTTGTAACAAAAGGTTTTTTATTCTTTTTACCCTCTGGACCATATGAATTTGCCGGTATCTCTATTATATCATATGGTCTAAATCTTTGCCCTGTTTCAAACTCCCCAAAGGTATCCATTATAAATGAAGTGGTTATATCTTTTTCTTTTATATTAACCAAATATTCGATATCCTTTGGAGATGTAATTTTTTTAGATTTACGTGAGCTCACGTTAACACCTCCTTTTTATTAAGATGGTTGAATTGACAAAAAATAAAGAGAGTGCCTATAATGGCACTCTCTTTTTATATTATTCGCATTTGGTCTTTTCTGGAATGAAAAATTCATGCATATTATCATCATCCCTAACTTTAATAAATACCTTTACATGATCATCGATCATATCCATAATAAGTCTAGGCATCTCCTTATAAGATATAGTATCCAAATTATTCCCTTTACATGCAGGGCAAATCTCATTTCCTTCTTTTGGATAGATATATCCACACATAGGGCAGAATGTTTTTCCCTCTTCTAAAGTTCGATACGAATAAGATGTAGCATATGTCATTGTATCTTTCATTTTGGTATACACACATACTGCACTTTCATCTGATAATATAACAGATTCAATATCCTCTTCCCTTATAATTTCTTTCATAGTAAAATCTCCTTTTGTAAAATTATTGTGTTATGTATCATTATTATAATATGCAATTGTATTTTAAATCAAAAATAATCCCTCTAGGACTTAACCTAGAGGGAGCTTTATTCTAATAGAATAAATCGTATATGATATCAATACCTTTTGTCTGGTCAATCAGAGACTCATTAGAGAAGTTTAATCTCGTAAGAGGTCTTATACCCTGATAATAAGTATGACCATTGTAATCTTTTGGGTATGCAGTACATAAAGAAATTGTATTTACTTTAGCATCATTGATACCTGAATGAGCAATGAAGAAATCTCTACAATCTCTCTTAGTGATTGAAAGTTTCAATTCAACAAAAACTTCTACATCAATTACGTTATCAGATACATAGAGATGCTCATCAATAGGAGTACCGTCTACATACTGAGCTTTAAAGATAGGTTCTAACTCAAATGCTTTGAAATAATAAGCAATTCTGTTCATAGCAGGAATTTCTTTTCTTCCAAAGTATTTCTCTCTATCTTCATCACTAAGATCATTATCAGCCAACTGATATCTAAGTGGAACCATATCATCTGGGGCGATCCACTTAGTATAATCAACATCGAACACCTGAGATGCTTCTGGTCCGCAGCCTGAAGTACCTAAACAGAATAAGCATACTAACGAATCTAATCTTTCTCTTGATGTGAGAGGTACAATATTTTCAAGATTTAATGCTTCGTTATATGTAGGTAAATCGATTGGTGGAACAATATCAAAATGCTTTGATGCTGTGAACATTGATCCATCACAAATAACTTTGTTTTCTCTTTTTTCAAATAAAGGAATATCTGTTCCAGCTACATATGCTGATACAATTCCTCTAGGTCTACAAGATCCGGTTCCGTTCATTATATTTAAATTCACTTTTCTTCCAAGGTTATCTTGAACTAATATACCGTCCTCAAGACGCATATTCATAGATGTAACCATCTTAATTCCTCCTTTTCACTTCAATTACTATCATGTTATGGGGTCAGAATCATACCGATGTTTGAGATATATAGACTCTTCTACCCCTATTGTATCTCTTGGATTTATAGTTACATTTGGAATCATACAATCAGAAATAGGTATTCTATCAGCCCATTCATATGTATGATTAATAGCAGCAATACAATCAAATATATGTATATGATCATGCCAATGGAAAGAGATTAACCATTCTTTTATCTTATCATCTATAATTACATAATCATAGAAATGGCGTTCTTTCCAATAAGTAATATCAAAATATATTCTTTCAACTAGAGATATGTCTTCTGTCCAATTGAAAGTATTATTTAATCTAAAGCAATCAGATACTGGTATATGATCATGTCTATTATAGATATAATTAAATACCATCTTATCTAATACTCTTATCTTATTATGCAATCTATCATCAAATTTATAGATAATATTTGAATGGATTACATCAACCTTATATGACTTGAAAAAGTCAAGTATAAGGAATATATATTTTCTAATATAGTCAAGGCTTACTGTAGGTATACTATTGAAGACATATTTGAAGATATCTTTATCGAGATATACATATATATCTTCAACAATAAAGTTTATTACTCTAGTAATCTCCTGACGTCTTTCTGTTTCTTTCTGAATAGCATCGCAATTCATAAGTACATTATACAAACCTACATTAGAGTTTCTGATATATTCAGTATAAGTTTTAGGAGCTTGTCCATTAATACTGAATTCTCTAAACATCTCGAAACTTAATTTAGTTATATACAATGCCTCATATACTCTATGATAAACATCATATTCATTTTTATCATTAGCATTATTCATAAGCCATACGAGTTTATCATATACTTCTTTATTCTGAAGATATACTTTCTCTAACTCTTCCCATGTTCTAATTCCAACAGGATTAGGATTAATAAATTTATCTAATCCTACTTCTTCCAAAGTAAATCCATGATCTATAACATATTGGGATAATTCAGCTAAATCGGTTTTAAAATTAAACCCTAATATAGCAATTGACTGTATTGGGTCGTATATGATATTATCTTTCGTATCAAGATACATATACCCCAATGCAAATAGCATAATAATCAAATCTACCAATTTGAATCTACTATTAGAACTAATCTCTGGAACCTCTACAAGAAGTTGATCTGTGTCTACCTCGCTGTATAAAAGCATATTCATAAAATATACCATTTGGAACTGCATCTCTGATAAAGAATACACGGTGTCTACTGAAATATATTTAGAAATATGCAAATCAAACTCATGTTTCAATATCTCATGTTTTACAAAATCATGAGTATACACACCATTCCAATAGATATCATTTTTAGCAGTTTCATCGTAATCCACATATTGAAATGGATCTTGAATATAATCATCAGCTATTTCTTCTATCGGAACTTTTAAGAATTGTAAAGTGTAATTAGCTTCTAAGTCTAACACTTCTTCTCCAGTTTCAGGATCAGTAATAGTATCTTTACGATACGTTCCATCTTCATTTAATACTGGAGTTTTCATAAGATAATATTTAAATAGCTTCATATTATCATACCCAAATAAAGATATAATATCAACCATGCATTTGCACGATGATTTATATTTGATTAATCTATTTAAATTTTTTATTAATCGTTTTTGATATTTCATTGGTATTTCTGGGAAGAATTCCACACCACATGCTTCGAATAAATATTGAATAGTTCTAATATCAAAAAGATCTCGTGATATAATATACTCTGGGCTGAATACAATCATATCATCAAATGTCATTATGATAATGAGCATTATCATAAATCTATCATAGTATTTAGAGTTATAATGATAAGCTTCAGAGTATATAGTCTTTAATAAATATACCCTATTTATCTCAAATCTTTCTCTCCACTTATTTGATACTTCTGGAGAATCTACTGGAGGAATATACAATAAACCAAATTTAGGAGTTCTTCTTGCAATATACGGATCTATAGATCTATCTCCTAAATGATCTAAGTATTTAGCACTAGGCTCTCTTTCTTTCATATGATCAATAACCCCTGCTGAATATAATAATGCAGCTTCAGAATTATTACACATATGAACAGGTTTACTTATATCATATGATTCTACTGGAATCATCTCATATTCTTCTTTGGTAAGATATATATACTCGTCACCAATATTAGGTTTTCCCCATAATTCTCTATAATAGTTATTAGTATCTTCATACTCCGAAAGCCATTTATTTCTAGCAAGTCTCTGTAATTCAGGTTTTAAACCTTCAGGTATAGGTAATTGTTTTCTTGCATACATAATAGCTCTATCTGGAGTCATAGATGGTATTTTCATGAATATATCATAAGTATATTCATAGTTAGTAAATATATCAGTTCCCATCTGTATATCATGATATAAATCAGCTTCCCGTAAAGACTGTAATGTTTCCGCATTATCTGCTCTTTCTTGATCTTTTACAACAATACCTCTCAGTATCTGTTTTGTTTCATAGATAATCTCATCTATTAAAGAAGCATCTGTAAGGACTTTTTCAATATCAGGATATTGATTCAATTTAAACACCTCCTTGATTATTAGTATGTGACAGCCTATCTTAATTTCATATGAGTAATAATATCACATATTTTCTCAGAAGTGTCTTTTATTTCATTTCTCATATAGATACATCTATCATTGTTTAGCATATCAGCTAATAAACTTATAGACTCTAATATAAAAGATGAACATGGACCTAGGTAATCTCTGCTATTATGCACATCTCTAGATAATTTATATAATGAATTTGTTTGTGATGGAATATCTTCAAAATTGATACTATGTCTAATTCTATCTATAATCTCATCAAATGTTATGTAATTCATAACAGTTCCTCCTTTTCATAATAAATTACTATATTGTGTGATTTTGGACAAAAAATAAAAAGAAAGAAGTGAGAGGGGCTTTCGCCCCTCTTTATTCTAAAATAAATACCAACTATTTTTATAGTTTTAGATATTAAATATATCTTTAGTATAAGGTATAAACTCTTATGTATTTTAGAATTAATCTTTTGCTCATTATTATAATATATGACTGTATTTTATAGCTTTTACATCATATTAATATATTAAGGAGGTTGTAATTATGAATGATATTCCTGATATAGAGGTAGAGTATGATGACCAATATAATCCAATGGTATCATCACCTAATGCCCCTTACTCTCTACCTTTTTATATGACAAGAGAAACAATGATAGATGTGGAAGTTTATAAAAACTTTTTAGACAATGCAATAGCACAATTTAGACATAGTAAGTTCTATAAAAATTATAAAGGATATTTGATGGGTCTTGGTTTGGATCATTGTCAAATTATGCCTAATGTGACTGAAGAAAATGTTGGTTCAAGAGGTATAGAAATGAACCATAACTTTTTAACTATATTTGATATAGCTCTTATGATAACAGAACATGTTCTAAATACAGTTGGATATATATGCACATTCGATTTAATATATCTATTAAAGCAAGAACATGCAGCTAATAGGATACCTATTGTAATGATAAGTGAAACAGTACATGAAATGTATCATCAAAATGAAGAGATAGTTTTTCCAGCACAGATGTGTTTCGGGTACTGGGTAGAGTTATTACAAAGATATTCTAGAGGAATAACTCCAAGAATAGCACAAAAAGTTATCAATTATATAGATAGAAGTATAAATGATTCTGATAATTTAAATAGCGCAGCTATAAATGATTTGTTAGGATTAAGAGATTCAATGGAAGGATGGTCGAGATTTAATGAATATGGAGATAATCGCAGGATTGGTATTATTGACGTTACTAACTATAACTATCAATACAATAATAATTACCCATACTTGGAAGGTTAATATAAAACAAAAGGCAGCTCAAACGGAGGCCCAGCAAAACTATTATTTAGCTAGCACTCCTATAAGCATGGATGAGATGAATATTCTAGATAAGATTATACAAGAAACGTTCGACAGGTATCAGATATTTAATCTAGCGCATCTCAAAAATCCATATATCGGTGATGATCTTCAACAAAAAATAATAAAAGAAGTATTTACTGATGTATATGGGAGTGTATCTGATAATATAATAAATAAGCTGTCTTTGATATATAAAAAAGAACATATTGAAGATATAATAGTGCAAAAGATACAATTGATTGTGTTAAATTATACTATAGAGATAAATGGAAATTATAAAGAATAAGGGATAAGGCTATTATGCCTTATCCCTATAATCTAATTTTACTATAAAAGCAAATGACATTCTAGATAATATCATAAGAGCAGATAATCCTGTCCACACATATCTATATTCATATAAAGTTCTCATAATTTCATCAAATGATTCCATATTTCTAATCTTTACAGTAATACCATAAATAGTAACAAATACAGCTATACACATCACTGCTATCTCTAATATGGTAACTATAATACTAAACCACATAACAAAACCGTTCTTGCAATTACCATAAAATCTAGATATAGATCTTGTCATATCGTAAAATACATAGTATAGCATTGGGAGAAATAGTGCTCCTAACACTGATACTACTATTGTTGTATCAGTATCCGCATAGATATCTTCAAATACATTTGTAAATGTATAGGTTAATAATATAAAGAATATCCCCACAATACTAGAAATGAAAATTAATTCCTTTACATATTTATTCATACATTTTCCTCCTATAAAAAATAAAGATAGATAGAGTTTTTTCACTCTATCTATCTGTTCCTTTGAAAATACATCTCAGTCATATATCCATATAACTCTCTAATGATATTTAGATTAACTCCTATGTCAAGAGCCATCAGCATTTCTTGAGAATTGCAATACGATATATGGTATTGAGATCCATTTACAATCATAGTATAATCTGAATCAGCATTGAAATTTCTATAATAACCATAATCTAATTGCCTAGATATATACTTATTATAAAACGATGATATATAAGTAAGCCCTGAATTTATATCACCAGTTTCAATATAATATAAACAGTCAGCTATGAAAGTAGCCATATATAAATGATGCAACTCTAAATTTATATCCGAAATACCTTTAATATCTAATGATATTGTACTGTTTACTGAATTAGATTCAAAGTACACCTCTATATTGTTAAGCTTGACGTAAGTCGTATATGAGTTCTTTAAAACAAACTCTACATTGTCAAACTTTGTTTTAGATAACTTTCTACCAATAACAAACACAGCATCATTTTTGATAGAAAGTATATCTTGTTCTTCTAAATTATTCTCTTCAAATAATCTTTTTCTGTAATAAGCAATACCTTCAGCTAATTTATCAGAAAGACTTTTATTATTCTTTAACAGATATCCTATCTGCACTTGGCGGTCCATCCGATTCATCTGATATAACTTATTATAAAATATAAGATCAATTTCACCAATGGCATATAAGACATTGATATTTGCTTTCTTTATATCGTACTCATATATATGTCTAGATACAATATAAGGAAGAGACGTGAGATAAGTTTTTCTTTGCCATATAGGTCTATTATCCATATTATCACCTACTCAATAACAGGTTCATTTATAAACCTGTTTGGATCTAATCTCATAAGATATTCTTCATATCTAAGATAGTCCTGATCAAATTGAATGATACCTGGAGCTGTAAATGAAGATTGATCCCATTGATTAAAATCTTCAACATCGTTAAGAAATTGATAATTGTATCCGTATCTCTGCTGAATAAACTTAACCAGAGTTTCAGTTATAGCATTAAATACCGTATCTTCATTATATATAAGAAGAACTACATCGCACCCATTCTTCAAATAATTCATAATATACATGAATTGCATAAAGTAATTTGGATCCGATAATAATAAATTTATATACTGAGTATCAAATTCCATAGATGATGTGTTCATTCCTAATGGTGGCATTAAATTCAGCCTAGTGTAACACTGAACATTCGCATTTAAATTTAATACAACCAATCGATTATCTAGGGTATTATATACCCTAGATAAATTTTGTAATGTTTTTGGTTCCATTACCAGCAGCATATTATACACCTCTCACGAACGGTTTTTGAAGTTCTTTTCCATGTTTAAGCATATCTAATCTATATTCATTAAAATATGCATACACTTTGTTTGGATCTGTTGTATTGCTGATAGGTAACTTCATATCATAGATAAGTTTATCTATCATACCAAAGTTCTCTCCAGCCACCATTAAATACTGTGCAGGAGATATCATATTATACATATACAACATCGCTGCATTCTGTGGAGTATAACTTTCATTATACCCAAATGGAATTGTTTCTGTTCTTGTTTGAAGTCCATATGTGAACCACATATATTCCATTAATGCTACTGGATATTTTAACCCATTTGCTTCTGGTGGGATAAATAATAAGATATTCCTCCCCATACCAAGAGCTGCAATGATAGTAGCAAAGAACATTTTTGCAGGTTCGCTGCTAAGATAACAAGCATACTTATGTTTGAACTCGTTATCATCTCCATTAATATCAGCTTCCATTACAGAATAATCTGGAACTAATGGACTTGCTGGGATCATTCTATAATATTGAATTACCTGTTCATATCCAACTGTATCTCCTACAAAAATAATTTTAGCATTAGGCTCAGTTGCAATCATCTGAGCCACATTAATATTAGTAGTCATAGCTAATTCTGCATTGACAAGTTTCATATTTCTAATCCTCCTTTTTATAAGAATTCTGGACTTACTGTTTCCTCTTTGTTATCGATTGTATTATCTTCAACCTCAACATCACTTCTTGGAACAATCTCCACTAAATCTTCCGCTCGAACATCCTGATCTTCTGGTTCAGAATTACTACTATCTTCTTCATTATGATCATTAAACTGACCAGTCATCATTCTTCTGGCAAGATCATTCATATCGCCAGCATCTGAAACAATTTCAGAATCAGCATCATCTGTCTCTATCACTTCCGGTTCTTCTACAGTCTCAATATCTTCATCTGTATGAATATTTGCAGGATATTCAATAGGAGCAGAATATTCCACTATAGGCTTTTCTTCTTGAAGTTCTCTATTCTTCTCAGCTATCTCCTGAGCAATATCGCAACCGTAGAATGAAGATTGTGGTTGCTGTTTCTGTTCTTCTACAATAACATTTTCTCCATCTTTACCTACTACTGGTTTTCCTTTTCTTCCAACAATATCAATACTCATATCTCTATACATAGTATCAACTTCTGGAATATCAGCTAATGAGTAATTCTGGTTAAAATCGTTTTCAGTGATATTCTTATTGACTGTTTCAATGTTTTCTGTTACTGTTGCATCTTCTTTTTCTGAAGATTCTTCTGATGTAACAATCTCAACAGAGAAACCTTCATATTTCTTTCTCTGTCTGTACTCCAATGGAGTTTCTTTCTTTCTACCTCTACTATCACGTCTATACGTTTTTGATTCCTTTGTAGAATCATTACTTGCAATGAGATCTTCTCCCTTATAAATCTGAACGATCATATCAATGTCCTCCGTTTCAATAATAATATCTTTACTTTTCTTTTCTGCTGCAAGTTTTAACTCTGATGCCATAAATGTTTTTCCACACTTAGTGCAAACTAAGTGATTAAAACCTTCATCGTAATCAATCTCTCCACCACAAAATCCATATGGCGAAGTTGGATCTGGTCTATTACAAAATATTTTAGCTCCATCTAATTCATAGATATATGGGAAATCTAATATTACTGGATGCATGTCTCCTCTTAATCCCCAATTTGCAAAATACTTTGTTCCAAAATCTGCCAGTATATATTTACCAATAAATTTGCCTATCATAATATCATAGATATCTCCAGCAATACTAGCAAACTCTTCTCTGTTTTTAATAGGTCTTACTCTCTCAAACATACCAACTGTTCCGCAAGGTGATACTTCAAATACCTTACAACAGAACGGTTTAATATATTCCTGATTATATAATTCACACAAGTTGTCTCCAAGACCTACATTATCATATGCAACCTTTATTACAAAAGATTGATTTTCCATATACTTAAATACGATTCTATTTGTACCAGAAGCCATTCTTTTAAAACCTCTAGCACCCATAATATTCTTAATCATATTAAGTTTTTCTGCTGGTTTAGATGATAATTTCTTACTCTTTGCAATTCTATTTAATTCCATAATATCCTGTATAGATAATAAATCTAATATTCTACATGGAGGTAGAATGGAATCAAATACTTGCATCTTCTTATCTTTTGGTTCATGTGTATAAAGAACTTTAAGATCATCTAATCTACTCATAGTTACCACCTCTAATATTTAGTCTGCAAGTTACACCTTTGATCTTTGAATATAGTATCCATAAACTTCTGCCTACGCTCTACATATTCTTTCTGCGCTAAATGTGGCGGTAATGTAATTTCTATGTCATCAACTCCTAATCTTCGTACTCCTCGCCTATCATATCCTCCTTCTGGATCATAAAATGGGTTGATTTCATGAAGCATTTGTCTAAATGCTTTTTGATCATATAATCTATTTAATTGACGTTCTTTTCTCTTAGCATCATCTTCCATATCATCGATAATCATTCCTACCATGATACCTTTATTGAAAAATTCATCTATTCCATAATTTTCTGGATACTTATCATTCCTCTGATGATAGTAGTTATTCCATCGTGTTACAATATTTTCTTTTACCGGGCTCATATATCCTTTCTGTGTTGAATTTGGTAATGACTGAATAAAACTAGATAAGCAATCCATATTATATTCATCTACTGCTCTATCATAGTAATATTTCTGCCATTTATTATAATACAGCATCTTCTGCTGATATTCTTCATTTGTTTGATCTATGTCATCTTCCTTTCCGAAAAATCTATTATTTAATCTTCTCAGCATGTTCCATGTTTCCATCTGTTCATTATACATATTCATATAATTCTTTTGATATTCTTGCTGTCTCTGGAATGCTGATGTTGCAGCTCCATACCATTCTTCTGTTGCACTTCTACCACCAATAGTAACTTCATGTCCAGTGGTATCTGTGAATGTATATGATAATCCTCCGTTATCATAATATAAATAATCACTTAATCCCATCTGACCATTATTATACATATCATGATAATTAACAGTAGCTGGTTGCTGATAATACCCATAACCAGTATAATATGGATTTGTATATCCATAAGTAGCTACAGGCTGCTGAAACTGTGTATTTGCTACGTTCAACTGTTGCGCAGCTTGCTGCCCCATCTGACAATAATATTCATATGGGTTTGCACTTGTATACATACCAGCAGAATATGGTGAACAATACTGCTGCTGATATGGATTATTAAAATTCTGTTGTATAGTTTGTTGCGGCGAATCTCCATTATACTTAAATCCAGGAGGTGTAGGATAGCCTACACCTCCATTTTGTACAATAGGACTCATAATATTTACTCCATTACTATCAAACTGCGACGGTAAATGATATTCCATATTTCAAGTCTCCTATTCTTTATTTATATTCAATAATATAATATATCATCGAATTGCTGTTTCATCAAAATCATGAATACTTGGTGTTTTATCCGCTCTAGTTTCTTTAAAGTATTCTTTCATTTCTTTAAGTTCTTCTTCATAAGAGAAGCTTATTGATCCTCGGTGATTAACCGTTTCAACAATAACCCCTGAGATCATTTTTGACACCCCATTCTTAAAACCAATAATAATTTCAGACAAGGTATCACATGCAATGCGATATGTTTCTCCATCAGCAATAGCAAACAAAATGTTGTAAAGTGTATGGAAAATAATATCAGCTACAGTTGTAGTGATTGAAATGGATGTATATTCAATCATTGGAGCTGCCATGATAAGGATATTATTCTCATAATTAGGATCATCTTCACCAAAATGATCACGATGCGCTCTATTAAGCAATTGCATAATACTTGTATTAATCAGTCTAAATGACCAATGATACATATCTTCTGATCTCTCTCTGAAACTTTCATAGATATAATTTTCATCGATCCAATCGAACTCATATGCAACTTGTTTAGCTACAATACCCATAAGATCAAGAAGAATATATCTAATTTTATCAGAAACGTATCCACCGAAAACATTTCTTTCAGCATCCTGACAAGCATACCCCAATTCATCGAAATAATTAGCAGCTCCTTTACTGCCAGCATAGTACTCTATATCAGACATAATATGAAATGGTTTTGTCATGATATTAATTTTAGAAGTCCTCTTATTGATAAAATCGAATAATGGTCCTTCGGAATATAATTCGTCCTTACCTGCTCCTTCTGATGCCTCAGTAAATGTATTATATAATGCAAGGGCCATACTTGAAGTATCATTCTGCTGCACTTCTTCTTTATTTTTATTTTGAATCTGTTCTTTAGTTAATAAGAAATCCATCATAGTATTTTCCTCTTTAAATTTAAACTGCTACTGGAATATTTTTGATATTTGTAGCAAATTGATAGTTTTCCAATTTGAAATCATCTGTAGTATAATCATAGAAATCTTTATAATTAATACTTACAGAAGGAATCGGAAAGTCTTTAGTTTCATCAAACAACTTAATCATTTCATCTGCATATTCAAGATGTCTATCATAGATATGAGCATCGGCGATAACATGAGTAAGCTGACCAACTTCCATACCAACTTGATGTGCAAAGATATTCTGTAAAATCCAATACTGGAATACATTCCAATTATTGGCAACGATCATATCCTGACTACGTTGATTGAGAAGTAGATTTAAATATAACTTATCATCTTTCTGAGTTACATTCCATGTACATGAATAACAGCATGGTTCTAACGCCATTATTCCTGTTTGATCTACAGAAAATAAATCTGTTAATATTCTTCTAGAAAACGGATTATATTTTAACTCGTGCAGTACATAATCCGTCTGATCAAGATATAATGTACTAGCATAGTTACCGTCTTCTGTTTCTTCTTCATGAATAACGGATCTCAACTTAGATCTTACCTGATAGCCATATGCTGCTCCAATAGTACCATTATCATCTGCCCACGAATCCCAGATATGACTATTTAAATCTTTTATATTGTTTGATTTCTTTTGCCAAATCCACAAAAGTTCATCAATACAATTTTTGATAGGAAACTTTCTAATTGTTCCTACCGGTGGTTCATTTTCATAGTTCTGATTATATACATTAACCAGACCAAATAACTTGATACACTTTGCCTGGGTTCCATCTTCCCAGCAAGCTCTAGATACATAAGTTGTACCTTTTTCTTTTATATCTTTTAAATTTTGTACAAATAATTTATCATATACTGTTGACATATTCACACCTCCATATTATTTTATTATATGGTTTTTGGTCTATTTAGAACTTACATTTACCAATGAATTAAGGTATTTGATAAGTTCATAGCAACTATGATAAATTCCACATGCAGTTAACTGGGAAGATAGAAAATTTCCTAAAATGGTAATAGAATCACTATCCCCTCTAATAGCTGCAAGAATAGCCTTATCAGGAACACTATTCACGATATAGCATAATCTCCAATCATAAGTCTCCTGGGCTACTTCCATAATATGATTAATCACATTAGTTTTATAAACACAAATATCAAGTGTATTATATCCAGTATATGATAATTTACCTCCCCCTGATTTTGTGTCATAGCCATTGATAACCACTATCGGTTCATCGTATCTTTGCATAATTAATTCCTCCTAAATCTTATTAAAGTTCGATGTTAGTTTATAGTATCTAGCCATATCTAACGATCGTATGAAATTATGATAATTAAATACCTGCTGCTGAGGATGATATATTCTAGTATTAGGATCTAATCTGTATTTAGACAATATATCTCCTGTAGTTCTATCAACATAGTCATTTGCAGATATGAAAAAATCAACTAACTGCTCATCTAATATATTAGATATTTTATTTTCTTTTCTGAAAGATTCAGAAAAGACTTTTCTGTCTTTATAGTTAGCTATATTTCTATGACCTCTTATATGATATAAATTTATAGGTCTATTCATTTGCAATATTGTATATACTGCAAGTAAGAAATGCTGTTGGTTAATGACTGGCCCTCCTGTACCATAAATAATACCATCTCGTTCATTTCTTACCCAATTATAAATCCATTCTCTTACTCCATATACACTCAATTTAGAGTCTGAGAATATATTTATTTTCATATCAGGTCTTAAATCAGCAGCTATAGTTAAACCCATTCGTATAGCTACTATTTCTGATTCGTTATTAGTACATAATGGAATTATATTTCTTATAGAGTATACACACTCTCCCATATAATAAGCATCTGCACCTGGTGATCCTATATAAGTATCTTCGCCTCCTATATTTATCTTCTTTATGGATGCATCTGTAAAAATATTTACTGTATCTTCATTCACAAAGCATCCGTATGGTATAACCATATAATCACTCCTTTCAGTATAATAATATATCACCGTACTATATTTTTATAAAAAATAAAGAGGATATTTAAATATCCTCTTCAAGCACAGCAAGTATGATATCTTTGCATGTTTTATCTGATATAGGTAAATGCGTTTTACCATCTTTACAGTACCAATTATACGTCTCTTCAAAAAGGCGTACTGCCACTCTTTCCATATGATCTCTCATTTTCAGTTTAGATGTAGAGCATATCATACTAATCCACTTATAAAAAACTCTTCTGGCACTAATATAAATATTAATATTAGGAAATACTATATTATTTAAAAATTGATCATTGCTATCACTATAAATTTCAAGCAAAACGTTTTCTTCCGTGTAATGTTTATATTTGACAAGAGTTTCTGTAACTCTAATATATTCCGACATAAAATCGATCAATTCTTTTCCATTCATTGTAAAAACACTCTTCATAATATCAACTCCTATTATTCTCTTTTTTATATGAGCAATAGACATAGAGGATTGCTCCTCTATGTCTAATCTTATTTCTTTGCAAGGTCAAAATCAGGATCAAGTCTAATAACTGCCTCAATATCAATCTTTTCAATACAAGATTCATCAAATACAACAGTACATTCATCTACACAGATATTATTTATTGCAGCAACAACTTCCATTGCTTCTACGATACCCATATCTTGATCAAGCATAAGTCTTTCAAGATTATTTGCGTATTCCACTACGTACTTATCACCATCTCTTAGAACCATTACTTTCTGAGGAACATACTGAGTAGTCATCATTTCAGATTCTGTAACAGGTCTAAGAATATTATATGCAGCTGTATTTTTTGAAACAAAATCAAATTCAGGTTTAGCTGCAAACTCAAGTAAAGATCTAACTGTATCTTTCATTGGTATTACCTCCTATTTTATAATATTATTCTAATGTTTCTCAACATAGAGTATATAAAAATACCAATGATTAACATATACAGTAATTGTGTTAAGCGGTAAGCGCAATTATCTTTTTGACTAGATTCATTTTATCAAGGTCAAATTTACCTTGAAATGTTCCGTCACCGTTATCCTTAGTAACAACTACAGGATAAACAGTACCCATGTAGAATGGGTCTAACACTTGAGCAAATGTATGCTCGTTGGTTAATTTACTCATATTTATCATCTCCTTTCTTTAGGGGATATAAGGAGCAAGAGGATGATGCCCTCTTGCTCCTTATTCATTTCTATAATATATAATCATAAAAATATTAGTGCTATAGGAGCTTCCTATAGCACAATTTCTGTAGTAATTTATTACTATATATACACTATAATAAATATCAGGCAAGGGACCAGAGACAGAACCAGTTATAAGTATAATAATATATATTATATAAGAAACAGGAAACC